CCAGCGGACACCAGCGGACACCAGCGGACACCAGCGGACACCAGCGGACACCAGCAGCCACCAGCAGCCACCAGCGGACACCAGCGGACAGCAGCAGCCACCAGCGGACACCAGCGGCCACCAGCAGCCACCAGCGGACACCAGCGGACGCGGCCACCGCCCGGGCATATATCACAGCCGGACGGGGTCCCAGGGGGACACGTCCCACGTAGCGAGGCGCGGGGTTTTCATCGCGAATCGGGCAAAAATCTTTTGTTTCAACTCCAAATTATCAGATTGTTATTCAGTTTTGAAGGGAATACAAAAAAGGCAACCGGATTCCGTCCGATTGCCTTTATATACTTTATGTATTGTCCTTTCTACATACGTTTCCTTTTACTATCTTTGCTAAAAATAAAAAATCTATGAAGAAAAGAAAATTGATTTGCACCATTGTAGGAATAATTTTAGGAGCTCCTTTAGGTTTGGTGATAGGGTATATATTAAGGAAGTACATACTGCTGTTACTGCAATAGTCAGTATGGTATGACTGTCTTTTATTATTGAAAGGATTTTTGATATGACTTCAAGTCTTTTCATCTTAATGTCTAACCGTTGGTTAGAGTGTATCTTTCTGATATAGTTACTTATTCCTAAATTTATAGCTACCTCACCATTGGAAGACAAGCATATCCATGATTTTGAGCGATAAATAAGCTTATAGTCTTCTATCATTCGGCTTATCACAAAAGTACTTTCTAATTGATTGAAAGAATTATCTACACTCTCAAGTTTATCAAGAAGGTCACTTTCCCTTATATGTCCATTTGATTCTTTTAATACTAAAAGTATTTTTTCTGCTATGATGTTTTGCTTCTCATTCATATCTTAAAAAAAATCACATCTTCATGCCGTGCGCCCACAGAGAACCACTCTGAATCCGATTTTACGGATTACACGGCATGAAGATGTGACTTATAGTTCTTTATGGGCATTACAAATATACAATTTCTTTTTTATGATAATCTGTTTTGTGTGAAATTTAATTTTTCACAGAGTTAATTCAATAGATAGAAGCTTGTTCCCTATTTCAATGAGTGAAAGATTTATCATATTGATGTCTTCCTGTTTAAATGATGCTTTTGTAGAATTTTTTCGCATCCTGTTAAGGTACCATGAGGTGCTTTTCTTCATCTTGCCAATATATATATAGGGCATTGAAACCATATCTGATACAGACTGAATCTGCCCAATTATTTCCTGCCTTACTGAAAGTGAATCTTTATTCTCTACCGTTGGGATATAAATCCTTGTACTGACAAGCTTTTTCCCCATTTCATTAAACAATTCGTTTAATGTATTCACATCGGATTGATTAAATCCTTTTGATGTAGTTATTATCTTGTCACTATTTAATTTAGTATATATCCATCCGCTTGATTTTCCCAGTGCGTCGGTTACATACTTTAGCTTCACCATTTCTGCTATCATAGGTAAAGCTTGCTTTACGGGTACTTTGATTTTTTCTGTTTCCATTGCGCTATCTTTCTTTTTCCAATGCAAAAGTACATAATATTCTTTATTTACACAAGCATTTTCACAAAAAAAAGAGGCACCCTCACGGACACCCCTCTCTCAACAAAAAAAGAAGACTGAAAGATTTTATGTAAATCCGCCACCTCCCTCGTCAGGGTCTGTTCCTCCCTGCTCGGTTCCTCCACCCGGTTCAGGTTCCTGTCCGGCTGTCTCCTCTTCGTCGTAATCTTCCATCGTAGTGACAGACATTCCTTCAAGCATCTGCTTGAAACGCTTTCCGGGATAGAAAAGGATTTTCTTTCGGGTGACGTTTTCGGCAGTCACATCGTCGGCAGTGGCTCCCGTCTTTGAGTTGAAGGTAGGCTTGAAAGAACCGAAGTCGCCCAGCTTTACGGGCATGCCGTAGTTCATGAACACAATCATACGGTCGATAAGCGCTTCGAGCACCGCTTTTGTCTGCGAACGGTTCACACCGCATGAGTTACTCACTTCATTAAGAAGGTCGTCGAAAGTGACGGGTTGCTGACGTACCGGCTTGATGCGGTAAACCTCCGGCTTGTCTTTCTTGAAGCCGAGGGTGATTTTCTGTTTTTCGTAAACGATTGCCATAGTTTAATCGTGTTTTTAAGGTTTGTACTACTTGTCTTTCGACAACTCTAAATTACCTCCCAGACCGACCGTTTTTGAAGGACAAAAAACACTTCTGAAACTGGCTTTTGAATCGTGCGCCAGCAACCTCTAAAGTGGTTTGCGGCAAACCTCTCGAGCGATATGCAGCAAACCTCTCAAGTGGTTTGCTGCATTTGTTTTGACAGGCCCTACAGACTATTGTGGAGGGGGTGCGCAGAAACGTAGTTTCCCATCATCATAAGAAGGGTTTTCTGGCCGCTCGTGTCGGACGAAAGGAAGTCCACAATCTCCTTGAAAAGTGAGCGCGAGCACTCACGTTTCACACTGACCAGATAACCGCTGCCGAGCAGGCTTTCCAGCTCACGGCGCACGGTGTGTTCGGGCATAAAATCCTCGTATTCCACATAGGCCAGCACACCATGGCGTGTGACGGTAAACATAATGCTGTGTCTTATTTTCCCGAAATAGCCGTTTATGGCCTTTCTTGCTTCGCGCTTGTTCATAGGTAACCTCCTTTCTGCATGATGATGCGTGAAAAGAACTCATAACCTTCGCGTGTGATGTAAGGTGTGTAGTATTTCACTCCGGAACCCGTGGCGCTGGAGTGTGCGGCCAGTATCAGTCCGCGCTTTGTGCTTTCTTCGGAAGGAGCGTTGTAACATTCGGGTGTGGAAAGCAGCCATCCTTCACGGCGAAGGAAGTCGAAAAGGCGTGCCGTGCGTACCACTATCCCGTTTTCACGGCTCATGGTGCGGGCCATCTGACGCACAAGCATGGCATCGCGGAAGCGGGTGCGTATTTCACTGACGGTGTAGCATGGGATGTCTTTTTTTGCGTAGAACGGATGTGTGGTAGTTTCGGGATTCTTGTTTACAGGCGTGACGGAACCGCTGTCGCCTGAAAGATAATTCTGTATCATCTGTTCAAGCCTTGATATGCGCTGCTCAAACTGGCTTTTTGCAGTTCCTGCCGACAAGGTTTCTTCACGTTCAAGCCGGTATTTAAGGTAAGAAATACGGTCTTTCTTGTGCTGAAGCATGGAAATGGATTCGGAAAGCTCTTCTTCTATTTCTGTGAGGAGTCCGGAAAGATTGTCTACACTTCCATGAGTGTTTTCAGTGCATGTGTAGTCGGTTTGCGTGTTTCCCGTGCTGACGGTTCCTTTCATCAGCAGTTCTTTAATACGGTCGTTGCACCAGATTGCAAATGCAGGACTTAGCCAGCGTGCAAATTCAAGGGCTACATCTTCGTGCATCCAAGTGCCACCGTTATTCCCGTATGTAACTTTCACTAAATCAGACGAGAGGATTTTCTTCACCTCGCTAAGTGCTTCTATAAAACGTTTGGATTGTTCTGTTTTAAGAAAGTCTTTAGGAGATTTGTTAAATGGTTTTGCCATTTGTGTAGCATTTACCATAAGATTGTCGCCTTTGTGGAACGAAATGGGATTCCCATGGTACTGAAAAATTTGATTTGCTGTCATATATAACGATTTTGACATTATAGAACAGAAAAACGGCTGTTCATGGCCCGCCGTTACACATACCAAAGGCAGTTGGGAGTGCATTAACATCTCCACACGGGATTAAACAGCCGCTATATTTTAATGTATAGCTATATAAGCAAACACAAAAAATGCCTGCTATTTGCAGACATCCGTCTGCCTTTGATTATGTGTAACATTGCAAATATACAACAAATATCACAAAAGCAAGCGGAAAGGGAGAAATAATCATCCCTCCCTTTTAATTTCTTGGCAAATGTAACAATTTTAATTTGATAATCGCATTAAAATCGTACTTTTTCATAATCTATTATATTAACATCCTTATTCAGTAGCTAAATCTTCATCAGAAAAAATATCTTCAAAAGTAGTCATGCCTGGCTCTGAACGTAAAACATCGTATGCTAAAAGTACAGCTTTAATACCTTGTTTTTCGGAATACGATAAGTTTCTTAAATCTCCATATTCACCTAACAGTTGCATTTTTACTTTTTTCCCATCTGCCATTTTCCTCAAAAATGAAAGAAGTTCTTTATTCATAGGAATATCAATCCATTCCCAAACTCCATAGCCATCATTATCGGAATGTTTCTCTTTGTATTCGTCAAAATCTATGAATTTAGTGTTACCGTCATAAGATAAATAAGCAGATTTAAAGAATATCCAATTTTCTCCTGCGTATGACATTTTCAGTCTAAGCCATACGGCAGAAGAAGATTTTCCCATATAAATTGAAGTTCCACTTACATTATCATAATGCGTGAAATAGGGGTTATAATACCACGTTATTCCCTGTACGTCATCTACCCTTTTCTTTAATTTGGAAACGGCAGCCATCCGCTTCTTCTTTTCTTCTTCGGCCTTTTTTTGAACTGCAATTCTTATTTCAGAAATGACTTTTTCGACGGTTTTAATTTGGTCTGATTCCGGATGATACTTCTTCAGTTTTTTTAGAATATCAGATAATTTTATCGTATCATTTTTTGATTGAAGTTCCTCAATACCTGCACATAACTTTTCAGGAGAAAGTTTATATCCTTCCAGTTCTATATTTGCTGATTTTAAATTTTCTTTTAAATAGCTAATGGAATCCTGAAGAGTTTTGTTTGTTTCTGTGAGTTGCTTCAAACGGCTTTCCATATTCTTATCCTTGCATGATGGTATCAGAATAAAAATTCCAATAAACAGCAATACATACTTTTTCATTTTGCTTTAGAATCTAAATTTATTGTACATCAGTGTTTTCATGCTGCTTACTCATTCTAAACTCCGGAGCATTTCCATCAGTTCCTCTTCATGGATAATTCTTACTTCTGGCATTTGTGCCAGCTTTTCCATTTTGCTTGGGCCTGCTCCTTCTCCTACTATTGCCCATTCTGTAGATTTGGTTATACTTTTCAGATTGATTGCGCCAAACAGTTGCAATTTCTTTAAAAGCGCATTTCTGTTATTGGGGTATGACCGAAATTCTCCTGTCGTAATGATGTGCTTGTGATAGAATGGAGTGTCTGTTCTTTGCAGCTTTTCGTCCGGAAGAAGTTCGTAAAGGCTTGAATCTTTTTTCTGATAACCCATAGCACTTACCGCATCAGGGTTTGGCTTTACTATTTCTCCACCCTGTACTTTCATATAAAGTTCTGCGCACGCACGTGCATCCTCCAGCGCGTTGTGGTGCTTTTTAAGTTCTATCCCAGCCGTTTTGCAAGATTCTTCCAGGCTTTTTCCTGTGGAATTGTACGTGTCGATAAATGAAGGTTTATACAATGTGCTGTCTGTTTTCCCGTAATAACGGCAAGCCTTTTCAAGTACGCTCTTTTCTGTTACGTGATTGTGCGATACAATTTCACATCCTTCTGTAAACCATTCCATAAAGGGGAGAAGTTCTGCAAATGTAGGAGCATTGGCACACATTTCCTCAGTTATCCCATGCACATGGGTGTTTAGCGTTTTTCTTTCATCCGGGGCAGGCTTTATAAGTGAATAAAATTCCTGCACGATAACCTGATTGATTACCTTTACCATTCCAACCGCGCACGCAGTTTCATGATTTGGAGTCAGGTGCTCAAAATCAATAGTAACAAATTTATCCATAACTGTTAAGTTTAAAGTTCACGGCGAAAATAACTTTATTTTTCATTTTTGACAAATAAATACAAAAAATCCCCTTCGCAAAACCATGCGGAGGGGAGTAAACGTCAGGCTTCGTATTCAGACATCACAGCGCAGAGCTCAAGCTGGCTCATGAATAGGCCGTAACGCTGCTGTATTTCCTGGAATAGCCGCTCGGAACAGTTTCGCTTGATACTGAGAAGAACGCTGGTGCCCAATAATCGTAGAAGGGCTTCCGTTACATGGTGTTCGCTCAGATAATCTTCGTATTCAATGTAAATTAATGTATTGCCATGAACGCTGAATGTGCGGATGCTGTGTGGCACGCTTTCAAAGTACAAGTCTATCACATGCTTGTACGTTTTAGTTTGAGGTTTCATTTTTATCCTCCTTTTTTGTTTTAAATAGTTGATTTATTTGTGTTCTTCCTTCGTGCGTATAAATGCAGAGCGGCTGCATTTGCAAATTTATCAAATTTAAACAGATGTGCCCGACTTCGCAGCCGGGCACATCTGTCAATGCTTAAAAGCATACATTCCTGAAAACTCACTTCTTACCTTGTTCGTACACGTCGTAAACCACGGTGCCCGACTGGCAGAATCCTACCAGCCACGGTATGTATTCCACCCGGGGCTCGTCGTAAAACTCTTCATTCTCCAGGTCGAAGCGTATCTCACGGCGGAAGTTCACGCAGAAGTTGATGCGCTCTTCCGGCTGAAGCACGGGGAGGTCCATATATCCGCGATGATAGTTGATGAAAGCGCGGAGGGTGTCGAAGAATGCGGCATACTTCCGGTCGTCGTCCTTGTAGAGCAGATGCACGGAGAGGTCGAGGGCCACGTAACACTCTTTCACGTCTATCCCAATCAGTTTCTCACGTATCATTTTATCTATGGTGTCAAACCGTGACAGGTATATGGCTGCGGCATTTTTCTTCTTCCTGCTGAAAAGTGCCTTGATAAGTCTGCGCATTTTCATGGCTGTAATATATTAAAATTGTTGCATTACACGCAAAAATAGCTAAAATTCGGTGGAAAATATAAAATCAATGACAATTATAAATTATTTTTCCTTATATTTGCATTGTGTTTTAAAACTCTCACTTCACCCCTGTCCGTCTTCCCTGAAGCGGGCGGGGGTCATCGTTTCTATCAGGGCTATTCTTCTTCGCCCCATTCGTCTTCTTCATCGTCGCCATCGTCTGCCGGACGCTCCATCATGCGGCGGGCTATGAGGGCTTTCATGCTCACCAGTCCGGTGCGCACTTCGGCTTCTTTGTCGTGCGTTTCTTCGGCAGTGCAGATTTCCTCGTCCACATGCCAGCGGACGCAGAACAGGGCGGGATGTCCGTCGTAGGCCGTCTGCATGGCGAATCCCCTGCGCTCCAGTTCCACCAGATACGGCGGAAGCGGGTCGGGCATCTTCGGAATGGGCCATGCCTGGAAGTATTCACGGATGCGGCGCACGGTAAACACTTCGTCGGCATATTCCTCGCGCTCCACCGGCTTGTAAGTGTCGGTAAAGGCATCCACCAGCTGCATCAGCGCCTTGGGCGGCTGCATCGCCTGGTCCTGATATTTCAGCGTCTTCTTACTCATTACTCATTCTTAATTCTTCATTCTTAATTCTTCATTAAGCCGACATCGGCATACCCACACCTATCATGCGGCCCGATCCGTAATAACGCACACCGATTACCAGCGTGTCGAATGCGTCGCTCAGGTCGGTACGGATACTTAAAGCGGTTTCAGGATCAGCCATTTCATCTGCCGTCAACCGTTTCTTTTCATCTCCCTTCTGTTTCTCAAAACCGTTACGTCCTTCCTTTACACGTGCGTTCTCCATGGAGGCAATGAGATACTCGTTGTTCTCCTTGTTGATGCGAAGGAACGGGCGCTGCGTGCCGGCAAAGCATCCGTTCAGGAACTCGTACTTCTTGTTGTGGCTCATGGGCCGTCCCATGGGTACTTCGATGACGTTCCATCCGTGACTGCGAAGCACTTTCTTCACAATGTTGTAGAAACGGGTTTCTTCGTGGCGCTCGCTGGCGTAGGCGGCTCCCTGCTTGGCGGTGTCGTCGTAGTAGAAAATCACGTCGCGGCAGGTCAGGCGGTGCGGCTCGTAATACTTGCAGAACATCTTGCAAAGTCCCTCGATACGGGTGTTCTTTACGTTGGTCATGCTGTTGAGTATGCGCAGCACGCCGGTGTTGCTCCGGCTGTCGGTCTGCCCAATCACCAGACAGTTGATGTGGGCATTATAATCGAAAGCGATGCGCAGCGGTTCGCCGGGCTTTATGTCGGTGTCCAGACAGCAGTCCTGCGCCTTGGAAAGCTCGTTCAGGTCGATGCTTTCCGACTCCACACGAAGGGTACGACCGCCTTCGTAGATCTGTGTAATGGTGCGTTTATTGTATTTCTGTGCGGCTTCCAGCTGCTCTTCGTCGTTACTGAGGTAGCAGTGTACGTCGGGGTCGAAGTTGGCATAATATCCGTCGTTGATTTCTTCCTTCTCGACGTTGCGGATGGAGATGTCGAACATCGTGGGGGTAAGTTCCTTCTGCATGGTGCGGATGAACTGTTCGCCCAGAATGTCGATGTTTTCTATGCTGGAAAAGGAGAAGTAGATGCTGGCCTGGCAGCGCAGCTTGTTCAGCTCACGCTGGTATTTGGGAGCCTGCACGATTTCCGGGCAGATCTGTGCCTCACGTATCATTTCGGCAATCTTCCGGTTTATTTCCGGTGTCTGCTCGTCGCGGCGCTTGCGAAGCCATGCCTGCCGCTTGGTGAGCGGGGCATCGCTTACAAACATAATGCTCTTGTAGAACGGATTCATGTTTTCGTCGAATCCGGGATGGCTGGTGTTGATACCACGCAAACAGGGAAGTATCTCACCCTTTACCAATGCTTCCGGTTGGAATCTCGCTTCATCGGAGTCAACTGTGCAGGCATCCATACCGTTACTGGCTGCCTTCACTCCGGTGGAAATCATGTAGTACACAAATCCGTTCCAGAAGTGGATGCAGTTTTCCCATACCTTCGGCCTTACGATAGGCTCCTTGAAGTTGCATTTTTTTGGCGCATGACCACGGAAAAAATGGACTCCCTCCTTCAGTCCCATTCGTTCGATGGCAGCCATTGTCTTTGGAACGGTTTTTGTAAAAAGCTGCTTGATACTGTTACCTAAGAAAAGACCTGTTCCGCGCGGCATTGATTGGACGCATCCCAACATGTGAGGTGCAATCAGTCCGTCGGTCTTACCGGTACCACGGCCGGCTTCCACGGTGGTGCTCCTGCATCGGTAGTTGTACACCGCACGCTGGGCCGGATTCATATAGATATAGTTGACCGCAGCTTCCTGCTCCTCAGTTTCCTGCACGCCCGACAATTCCGAGGCGTGCTGTTGTGCCCGTCGGAGTGATTCCTCTCGGGCTGATTCATAATCGTTTCGTCGTGCCATGTTTTATTTCTCCTCTCCCGGCTGTGTAAAATCGTCCCGGATTGATTCTTCTTCCTCATTCAAAGGATTATCTACACTTACATATACTCCGTCTTCTCCTTCTTTCATTTCTATCATACTCTGCCACGGGTCTTGTTTTGCTCCGTATTTATTTCTAATACGTCGCATCTCTTCATTGTCGTGCGAAGTCTTTTTAGGGAATTTCTTCTGCACATCCGAGGTAACTACCAGTGGCATGTGTATCAGTTCGTCGCCCAGTTCCTCCGGCGTTTCCGGCTGATCCAGACGTTCAACTTTTGCCAGCAGACTTGCACCGTTGTACACCGCTTTCATGTCGCCCGTATCGGCTCCGTTGCGCATCATCAGGTCGGCGGCGTGGCGCACCTTCATTGAGGAAATGTTTCGTTGTCCCTTGGCGTAGAATGACGAAATAAAGTCTATCACCTTCAGGTCGCCTCCCAACTGGCTGTACGTGCGTTTCCACCGGTTGATGATGTACTGCCGCAGGTTCATGAACGGGTCCTCCTCAAAGCGCTTGTACGCATCCAGGCAGACTTCCACCCGTTTTTTCTGCTCATCGGTAAAGGCCATGTTCTGCCACGGCACACCCGTTTCAAAGTGCTTCCGCAGCAGGTCGTAGAATCGTTGTGCTATTTCGCTTGCCATAGTTTGTGTTTCCGTGTTTGTGCTTATAAATCAGGGGAAATGTTTAACTGATTTCCCCTGATTCTTTAGATTTGTATCATTGCAAAATCTCCCAGTCTTCTGCGAATACATCCGCTATGGAAGGATTCCATGAGTCAGCACGACCGGTATTTTCATTGTAAATAAGGCACTGGCACGTGTAATCAATAAATCCTTTTCCTTTCAGGATGATTTCTTTGGCGGATTGTGGGAGTGATTGCATTTTCGGTATTACATCGTTTCCAATGTGTGAAGGAACCTGCTTGACGACAAACATACCTTTACCATTCCATCCTTTTCTGCGGATACAAAGGCCAAACTTTAAAGCTTCTATTGCTTCACCAAAACTGTATAAGGTATTACACTTCGTTTTGCTACCGTTTGCATATTCAATACGGTTATGTAAAGTCCCAAGATAGCTTCCCATAGCTTCTCTTTGAAGGTGCATAAGGAAAGCTGGATAATCTTCTTTGATTACCTCACGGAATTTTTCTGAATCTACGAATGAGCTACACTTTTCATACTTTTCTGATAGCTCTTCGTCTTCAATCATCATTCTGTCAATGAAAGTTTCAACACATTTGTACCTTTCCTCAAATTCTGCTTTTGGAATAAAACTTACGCATCCATTGGAATCTACCACCTTGTATCCTTCCACTCTCGGTTCCATGGTTTTGGGGGTTGCATCCGTAGGAAGGTAAATATTACCACCTTTCAGAATTGCTTCTGTAGCCTGTACTTCTTCTGTTCTAATAAATTTCTTCATAATCTTCTTAATTTAATATTGTATTAATCTGAAAAACAACTATTTAACTTTTAATGTAAAAATAAGCACATCGAAACATGCTTATTTTTACATTTGGCTACGAAACCATTTTCGTGACCATACGGAAATGGTTACTGCTTGAATATGCTTTTCGTATGCTCCTTCATCCGAAACATCTCCGCCACATTCTCATACTCTTCCGGCGAAGTGGTAAGTGTGAACATCTGCATGGCGTTACTGCGCTGGGTGTTCAGGCTTCCCTGGATAACCAGGCTGTGCGATTTGCTTTTCACCGTGACGCAGCGGAAACCCACATTGTCCTCACAAACCACCAGCCGGCCCGACTGTATAAACTCGCCCAACTGCGTGCGAATCTCCTGTCGCTGGTTGAAGGTGGCTCCTGTGGATGCAGGCTGCGAAATGAGTATCATTTTGCTGACATCAGCAATATGGTCCGACGGATTTGTAGGATCGGGCTTCACACGCGAAAGAATGCGACGGATGGTTTGAATGAGCTTTACATCGAGCCGCACCATGACAATGCCCATTTCACCTCCGGAACAGTAGCCGGACAGCGTGCCCAGCAGGTCGCACATATCCCAGTCAGAAAAACTGAAGAAGTTGGCAGCCGTGTGCTTTTTGCTGCACTCGTCAATCATGCCTTCCAGCTGCTTGTGGTAGCAGCAGGGTTCAATTATTCTCATAACGCACCTCCTTTCATCTGTCCTTCGGTCACACTCTCAGTAGGGTCTACTTTCTTGCGCGGAGTTTCTGTAGCTTTTTTCGGTTCTTCTGCCGATTTTTGGCGGTTTTCCGTGGATTCGGCACGTTTTTCCTCATTTACGGTAGTATTTTCGGCCTTTTCGGATTTCTTTTCTGATTTTACTTCCGTTTCTTTCGGTTCCGCTTTATCGGTGGAAGCTGGCTTTTCTTCTGTATGTACGGATGCAACCGGAGCGTTTACACCGGGAATGGAGATACCGGCTGCAGTAGCTACTTCTGCCGTTTTCTTAGGCAGGTTTTCTCCCCATTCCATCAGCTCCTCGATACGAAGGCGAAGCTGTTCCTTGTACTCCTCGGTAATCTTCACGTCGCTGCGGTTGATGTATTTCTTGTTTCCTTCCACGCGGGCCTTGCGGCATACTTCCTGCTGGCGTACATCCTTCATGGCTTCTATCTCGGCACGGGTAAAGTCGCCAGGACGTTTCATGCTGTCGGCTGTGGAAGTTTCCTGCTCGGTGTAGGTACCGTTCAGTGCTGCATCCACATTGGTCCAGAACGCGCGGATTTTCTGCTCGGATGCGATGGCTTTCTTGGCCATGTCCGCGCGTGCTTCGTCGCTTACGTTGGGATTTTCGGCCATTACTTCCAGCGTGCCGCGATACTCGGCCAGTTCCAGGTACATGGTGGAAAGTTCTTTTTCTCCCTTGTCGCGGAGAGATTTCGGCAGCTTATCTTTATAGAGGGCAAATTCTTTCGGTCTGCGACCGTCCACTTCCTGCTCTTCGTACTGGCGTGCGGTCATGTTTCCTTCTTCATCGGGCGCACCATCATCCGGAACAATCGCTTTGTAACGAACGGTTCCAACCGGACCGCGAGTGGCTTTCTTGGCCAGTCCGGATTTCTTCCGTACTTCCTGCAGGAACAGGTTCATCTTGTTGAGTGCACGGCGGGCTTCATAGCGCTGTACGTCGCGAAGGAAATCCTTTGCCCGCACAATGGCCGACACCAGACGGCATCCTTCGTCGAAATCCTTCACAGGCACCTTCATCCAGCATTCGGCCAGCGCCAGCAGTTCCGGAAAAGTTTCGTCCGTCCATCGTTTCACCCGGTCCAGATAATCTTTCTTTTCTTCCTCGTTCATGGTTCTGTAGTCTTTTAAGTATTCTTTTTCTGTAATCATAACCTTTGTTTTTCAATTACTTTACCCCAAAAGTAGGGAAAACCTATATGTCGTTGAAGGACATAAAAAAGTCCGGCACCGATTAGCAAGTGCCGGACTTTCATCCACTTTTTCGTTTGTTAGAATATGCAAATCAAACGGTTATCCTCCATCTTCTGAACTTGCCTCTGGTTTCAGCGTCAATGTACCCGACCAGGTAGTCAGGGAGTAGCGGTTCGGGTTGCTGGTCACTGTTACCGCATGACCGCTGTCAGAATCCGGAGTGGTACCGCTATCGTAGTTGTTGTTCACTTCCGTACCAAAAGTAGGATCGTACACTACGTAATAACCTCCTGCAGGGTTTTCCGCAAAGAAAATAGCGTCACCACGGTTCTTCAGGATACGGAGCACATGGGCTGCGTTCTCCACGTCCTTGTCGATGGTAAACATCAGCTGTACGTTATAGCCCTTTGCACCTTCGTTACCAGTTGAAGAAATCTGACCGCTCTGTTTCTTGATACGGAACTTCCACGCTCCCTTACCAGGAGAAAAAGCAAAAGAAGCTTCAGTAAATGCAGCTTTAGATGCTTCATATACAGGCTTTGCCGTAAGGTCTTCCGGATAAGCGACATAAATCTGATTACCGATACCGGCAAACTGTTCATCGCAACCGGCAGCAGCCTGACCAATATCCATTAAGTCACATGATAATTCTGCCATAATTGTCTTATTTTGAAGTTTGTATAATCGTTATCCCAGTCCCGATTTGATAGTCAGAGTTCCGTCCCAGGTAGTCAGGGAGTATCTGTTCGGGTTGCTGGTAACAGTTACTGCATGACCGCTATCAGAATCCGGAGTAGTACCACTGTCGTAGTTGTTGTTAACTTCCGTACCGAAAGTAGGGTCGTACACTACGTAATAACCTCCTGACGGGTTTTCTGCAAAGAAAATAGCGTCACCACGGTTTTTCAGGATGCGGAGCACATGAGCTGCGTTTTCCACGTCCTTGTCTATGGTAAACATCAGCTGTACGTTGTATCCTTTTGCCCCTTCGTTACCAGTTGAAGAAATCTGTCCGCTCTGTTTCTTAATACGGAACTTCCAGGCTCCTTTACTGGCCTTGAAAGTAAATGCTCCTGAAGCAAAAGCCGCTTTTCTCTCATCGTATGTGGGAGGTGCTTTCAAATCTTCCGGATAGGCTACATATATCTGATTACCGATACCGGCAAACTGTTCTTCGCAACCGGCAGCAGCCTGACCAATATCCATTAAGTCGCATGATAATTCTGCCATAATTGTCTGGTTTTAAAAGTTTGTGTTTGTGTTGTGAAGGCTGCCGTTTCCGGCAGCCTGTTTTATCTCAGCGGGCGGGTTACTCTTCGTCGTCCGGTTCGAAGATGGCCTGAAGGTAAGTCGGGGATCCGTCGTAAACGATGTCACGCGGAGAGATTGTTGCACCGTCGCTCCATGCCTTGAACTTGTATCCAGATTCAGCAGCAGGAGTCAGTTTCACGGTTTCGTCCTTCGTATATACATCCTTTTGCGGTGAAAGCGTTACCTTACCCCATTCTTCGTTGTTGGAAGTAACGGTCAGGGTATTCTTCTGGTAGTCACCGTTCAGCTGTTCAATCTGTTCGATAGTACCGTCGCTCACACAGAACTTGGATGGTGCGATGTCCAGAATACGTGCGCCTACGGTAGACTGTACCTGGAAAATCAGCACGTTCAAGTCGTTCGGGTCGTGACTCATCATCACCGCGTTCCAGTCGCTTGCACGGTCAAGACCGAACTGCAGGTTTTCAGGGAGAGTAGCAATCATACGATTACCCTTACCAATAATACCGTCGGTTACAATCTTGATGTTTTCCATTCCCACAAATGAGAATCCTTCACCGCCTGCACTTGTAGTCTGCAATCCGGTAAACTTACGCATGTAGCTGTGGGTAATGAGTCGCTTCTGCTTCGGAGACATGTAAACGATTACTTCCTGAGCGTTACGCAACAGCGGATGCCATCCTTCCACCCATTCTACAAATGCGTCGAAGTGTTCTCCATCCTGAGTTTCAGGACCGTCGTTAATCGGGTCGCAAGCCACAAGGTTTCCTTCCTTGGAAGAAATCTTACCCTGATTAATAAGGTTGTTAATGATAGTCCAGTAACCGTTGTACAGACTGAGCGGGTCGTCTTCTCCCAATTCAATGTTACCGAAGAAAAGGTTGCTCAGGTTATCGCCGGCAAACTGCTTACCAATCTGACGAAGGATAAATTCTGTAACCGGTGCATTGTAGGTTCCGTTTGAACCCAGGATGCTGAACGGCTGTTTTTCGCGGAAGTTCTGAAGGTTTTCGAAGTAACGTGACCAAATCTGGTTCATCACCAGTTTGCTTTCGTCCATGAAACCAAGGGTTGACTTCAGCGTAGAACCTTCCTTGTAACGGCGGGCTTCACCACCCTTACGACGGAAAATGATTTGAGTCTGTGCGTATTCAATATCTTCGATAACCTTGATGCGAAGTTTGTTAAACACTGCCATGTTATCGAGAACCGGGCTTTCGATGATGTCCGGAGCAAGAATGTCTTTTACGTGCGAAACATTCTCTTCACTGAGTGCGTATAACTTTGTAGCCATATTGTTTGTGTCTGGTTTAGTTTTTGTGTCGTGTTCTTATCTCTTATCGTGCTTTGCTGATTTCAGCATCACGCTTGCGGCGGGCTTCAGCTTTTTCGGCCCAGCTCATGTTTTCACCGCATACGCTCTGCACATGGAACTGTCCGCTTTCCTGACCTCCATTGTTGTCTTTCGGAGGGTCCTGCGGAGTAGGTTCCAGCTGTGCCGTTTCGCTCAGCTCCTTGATTTCCGCATCCTTTTGTTCGATGCTCTTCTGAGCTTCATTCAGCTTCGCTGTCAGGTCTTCCGATTCCTTCTTATGAGCGTCCTTCAATGAAGAAACCTCTTTTTCGTGTTCCGCTTTCAGGTTTGCCAGCGCTTCCGCATGGTCTTTCTTCATCTTTTCAATGGTTGCGTTAAGCTGTTCTACTTCCGTGAGTTTTGCAGCCAGCGTAGATTCCGTCTGTTTAGCTTTCATGACGAACGCTTCTACATTGTCCGCCATGGTTTCCACCATGTAGAAACCGCCGTTTTCTTCGACTACCAGAGAGTTTACCTGTGCAGCCGACTGAATAAAGGGATAGCTTTTTGCCATAGTTGCTTGTTTTTGAGTTTGTGATTCTGTTTTATATGATGCCGGCTGCTCCACAGAAGCCTGTTCCTGTGTTCCCGGCTGCTTTTCTTCCTTGATTCCTGCCGATTTGCTTTCTTCGCGTGAGGCTCCGGACGAATTTCCTTTCTGACTCTGACTCACTCCGGCCAGCTGCTGCACGCGGTTCACGCAAAACTTGAAGTCACCCTGACCGTCGACCATGGTACCCACCACATCGCCCGCATCGAAAGTTTTTCCGGTCAGCTGGTCGTCCGTCACTCTGGGACGGCGCTCGCGTACCATCTGCTGAAAGTCGGCACAAAGCCGGTTCAGCTCTTCCTTGATGCCTTCGTAGTTTCCCTCGGCCGCGTCGCGGTACTCCTTGTTCTTATAAGGAGATCCGTCGGCGTAAATCTCGGCGTAGCGCTCCTGGGTCACGGTGTTCACATCGCCGTCCTTGTTAGTGAGCATCGCGCACATGGTACCGATACATCCCACCGTGTCGTGCGGATTGGTGAAATACACTTCGTCGCACAGGGCCATCAGCGCATAACCGGCACTGCAGGCCATCCCGTCGATGTGACCGACAATCTTCTTTCCTTTTGATCGTGCGTAGTTGAGGGCCATCTCATAGTCGTATTTCGCCATGCTGCTACCGCCCGGGCTGTCCATCTCGATAATAAATCCGATGGTATGCGCATCGTCAGAAGCACGCATGATGATGTCCTTGTGTTCCTTGCTTCCGTAGGAGCACAGGTCGCCATTACGAAGAATGGGGCCCTGTACGTCGATAACCGAAATGATGCGGTCGTCTTCTTCCAAATCGTACCAGTAGGTTATGCGGTCGTAATTACCCACGTAGGTTTTCTCCGTAAACCCGTCGCGCGAAGAAAGGAAGTAAGGTCGGTCGGTCCGCTCGTCCGGCTTCTCGTAAGGACGGTGTGAGGCAATGTTGTCAAGAATCGTTCTCCGGTAAGCATGCAGAGACTCCGGGTAAAAGTCCCAGAATCGCGTAGACATAATTTCGTGAAATGCTCTTGTTGCCATTTTCGTTTGATAATTAATTGATTACATCACGAAATTACGCACGCGAAATGCGGTAATGAAGGACACAAAAAATGACTAAATGCGTGAATTACAGAAATATGCGGATGCTCAAACGGATTTTCTCTGCAAATAAAAACCTGCTAAGAATGAGCATGTTGTAAAACACACGGAGTTTGTGTGAAAAAAAGAAATTTGCGGCGGACGCAAAGAAATTGAAGAATGCCACAAAGAAGATAATGAAGATTTACCTGCAGGACGAAAGAAAAACGCGCACAAAAAGAAAGGCCCAAAGAAAAAATGCCGCCCCACACACGTATGCAGGAACGGCATTCCAACGGAAAGAAAAAAGCAATATATATAATAAGGTGTAGATGTCAGACCACACGCTGTGCGCCGGTCACGTTGCGGATGGTGAGTGTGCACGAAATCACGCCGTCGCCTTCCTCATACTGAAATTCATAACCGTCGCTCACGGCACGCACAAACATTTCACCGTCGCAAAATGTTCTTACAATCAAATGGTTAGTGCTGTTTTTCAGCGTTTCAAGCTGCAAATAGGTTTCCTGCGTCACCATCTCTACCTCCCAACTCACCGTCACTTCGTAAGAATCTCCGGCCACGCTGGTTTCCGCGCTCTCCTTCAGGCTCCCCGATTTCGGTTTCATCTGAATGGAAATCTTACGGTCGCCCGACACAGAAAAATCAGGTTTGTCACTTTTCTTCTCAATATTGAACGGGCGGGAAAACGTAACCGCGTCGTCCGGATAAGCTTCAATGCTGCCTATCAACTCGTAATAATTCTCGCTGCAATTCATGATTTATGTGTTGTTTTGTGGTTGAAAATGGCGACTGACAAAGTTACTGACAAATCGCACCAACTTTCTTCGTTTCTTTAACTTTTATTTATTGCTATTCATGTATAAATTTATGGCGTGTATATACAGATTCTTCCGGTTCTCGACTCAAGCTCTTCTTTTCTCACTTTGATGTCAGACTTCATTCTGGATTTGATTCTCCACCAATATCGCATCATGCTCTCAAATCTTTTCATGTCTATATCGTACAAAACAATGAAATCAGACATGACATCTTCGGAAGTAACATGTTCGCCCATTCTATTTGCCCGGAAAATACAGTCATCATGAAATCTGGCGAAATCATACCAGAACTCACGTTTCAATTCATTCCTTATCTTCTTACTTCCGTTGATATTCAGGTGAAAAAACTTATCCACTTTCACCTCACCGCTAAATTTGCAGACGCTTTCAGGCATTTCCAACTCCAGGTAATCTTCTTTCTCTTTTTCAGTCAACATTTTAAACTGAGCGGTAAATAATGATTTCTGAGGTTTCAAATGAAAGGCTACTTCATTATAGGAAAAATCTGTTATACCCGAAAAATCTGCATCTCTGAACAAGTGAGTCTTCATATATACACCCAGAAGGCTGTTCTGAGGAAACCTGACCGGAGTTCCATACTTTATTTCGAAGTATTTCTTATAATAATCACTCACTTTAAGGAAGCATGAGTGACGCTGCTCATTCATTGAATTTTTTGGCATAGTAGTAAGATAAAGTCTGTAAATCAATTAATCAACAGCAAGTTACGGACGATTCAACACCAATCGGAATTTCATTCAACAAAAAAAGGTTAAGCGACTGGGGCCTTATTTTGCGTGTTTTTCACGATTTTGCAAAGCTGTGCAATTTTCTTGCAAAACACTTCTCAATACTTATTTATTTAATTATCAATCATTTATAGTGTATAATAAATAATAAATAAAGAGTTATTGCCGATTGTTCATTGATTTTGAAGTGAAGAAAACGTATTTTTTCGGTAAAGAACAGATTTCAGGCTGTACGGCTTTTTCTTTTATGTCCATTGCGTAGCTCTCTCTGTTACACGGTGAAGTTGGATATAAAGGAAGTAGAACGAAAGGGGAAAGGCGTGCTTTGTCGTCCCGCGTTCCGCAGGCCGACCTTTCCCTCCTTTCGTTCTTTCAGGTTTCCATTCGGATTCCTTCCCCATTCGGACGCTCACAGGAAGAAATGATTCGACTGATGTACGCCCTTCTCTACCCTACGAAAAATTTTTATTTTAAAGATTTTGTAAACTCGTTTTTCGTGAAAAATCGGCAAAATATCAAAAAGTACAATACTTTTAATTGATTATCAGATAGTTATTCATTGCAAAAATTTAGCCAACGCTTCGCAAGCTTTGCAAAATTGCTTACAAATGATACTTAACTAACTGATTATCAAATTGCAAAATGTTTTGCAAAGGGTGTGTAAAACTTGTAATATTTGATACTGAATTGATTTTCTAAGCGATTTTCTCTTTGTGTCGGAATGATTTTCCTGAAAGTCTCGTGCCTACTCCACTCAAATGGCGTAACTACGCGACAAAAGTGTCTATTAAGCGCGGCCGCAGTGGCGATACTATGCCAGTTTGGAATTTATGTGACGAAATACGGCTTTTGTTGACAGAAAAAAGGCGTAAAAGTGCTATTACATACACTTCTACGCCTCCTTAAAAATGAATCAGAAAGTGATTAATTGAAACCTCCTCCTCCCTGGTCCTCTCCTTCCTCACCCGGCTCGGTTGTTCCTGGTGTGCTGTTTCCTTCTTCATACATCCTGTTGAGCGACATCTTGTCTATCTGTGCCTTGAAATCCTTACTCGGCTGGAACAGCACTCTTTTACGGATAATCTTTTCTTCTCCGCTTACCTCGGAACTCTTACAGGTAATGGCTGGCTTCAGGTATCCCATGTTTCCCAGGCTTACACCATGACCTTCGAGCATCCAGGTACAAGCCGATTCCACCATGGTCTCTACCACGGCGCGGCAGGTTGCCTTACTGATTCCGGAACGGAGGGAAATCTGTTCGATTACTTTTTCAAAACTTACGGTTCCACCACGAACCGCTTCGGCCACATACTTTTCTGTGCCATCCTTGTCAAATCCAAAGGTCTTCTTTACGACCTTATAGTTCAAGCCTCCCATAGTTGTATTTGTATTTAAAAATTCGACGGATAGAAGCGCTTCGTGCGATTCCACCCGTCGATAAATCTAATTTTGCAACCCTCGTTTATGAAGGACTAAAAATCATCCTTCTTTCGTGTCTCCTTTCTTCTGGTTATGTTCTTTGTTCAGGAAGTCTTCATAAAGCTTTTTCTCCGCTTCCTCCATGCGATGCTTCATCTCCTTCAATACGGTAGCTTGTACCAGCTGACGGTTTCTCTTTACCAACTCAGCCATTTCGTATTTTTCTTCTTTTACAAACTGTTCGATTAGCCTGTTCTGCACGTCGATGTAAACGGAGTCAATGGTGTGCGTGCTGTATTTTATGTAGTCGTCAATTTTGAGAACGGCGTGCTCCAGGTTGTCTATTTTCTTCTCGTTTCGTGTCATCCATCGCGAGATTGCCCGGTAGATCAGGAATAGCGCGGTGGAGTTAATGCAAACAAAAACGATGCTGATTATTAAGTCTGCGGTATTCATAATTAAAATTTGTTGTTCCCGTGCATGCGTGGACGGGTGCGGTTATACTTCATTTTTTGTTCGATGTGCCAGAGGAGATCGAATCCTTTGATTTTGGAAATGCAATATATATCATTTAAAATATCTGCTAATAGTACGCCTATCGGGAAATTAGACGAACTGTATCTTCCAGTCAAAACTATCACATCATAGCAAAGTTTGGTAAAGGTTATTTTACTTAATTCTTTTATATGCTTTTCATTTATCGCATACGGAAGTGACACTTTTGAAAAATCTACTCCTCTTAATCCTGCCAGGTCAAATATACGGATGCAGACATCGGCCAGTTCATCTTCCACACTGTCTTTTATGCCGTGCGCAAAAGCATATTTAAACTCTTCGTCGGATCTCTCTCGCAAACTCATGTAATTTTCAAATTGAATCCGATCTGCGTGTTTCCCTTTTCTTTCGGCCTGCACAGCTTCCATCAGCTCGCTAATGACCAGACAAAGGAAATGCTCGGTACTTAAATCCTCGTCGTGCCAGCCGTGTTCTACGGCGTTCTGGTAGGCTTCATCTCTCAGTTTGTTCAGGTTTATCGCTTCAATTGTTTCCATCTATTACGTCTCCTTTCTTTAGTTTTCTTGCTTCTTTTTCATTTCTATAATACAGCGTGATAACACATGGCCGGCCATTCTTTTCGGCCACAGCCTGCACCTCGTATTTATTGGTGCGTGCCCGGTAAAGTACGCTCACTATTCGCTTGATTGTGGTTGGCATAGGCTATTCTCTCCGTTAATTATTTTAATTGCTTCCTCTAAAGTAATTTTACCAAAAATGTAATCCATTCTTACTTCTTTTAATTTCTCCTCTAATGTCTTTTCGTAGGTTATACATTTATTTTTTTTCTATATCTGTTACCTCCCCAGATATTACTCTGGCTTTATGCAATAAGTAATTCTCCGATTCTAACCGTTGAAGTTCTGTTTCTTTATCGGAAAGGAACTTTTCTTCCACCATCCGGATGGCTGAAATCGCATCCTCCAGGGTGACGTATGCTGTATGGTCTTCGCGCCTGTGCAGCCGGTCTTGGTCGTCCGTGAAATCTCCACTGGGGAGAAGGTAAAGATTTTCTCTCTCCCATCTTACCCGGCTTCTGCACCATACTTTCATGCGTCCCTTTAAAAATCGTATTGCGTCCATTTTACTCTTTCACTATTAGTTCTACTTCTCCTACAGCCATTTATCCAAACCTTTTATTAATCGACCAGAGTTATGATCTATAAAGGCCTTTATACTCGGTTCTTCATGAGTAGGAATATTAATACTATCACCTAATCGTTTTTCTAATTCTTCGTCAGAAATAAATGTTTCTCTTTTAACTTTAGCACGAGCAGTTTTCCGATTTTTCTTTATAACGAAAGAATCCATCGACACCTCATTTTCACCTGAAAAACATTTAGAAAGCGATATAGTTACTAATTCTGTTTCTCCTTCCATAAACTTTACTTTTTAGACTTCCAATCATTGCATAAATAATGGCTGTACGCTGTGTCAGAATAGAGCCTGCATTCACCCGCTTCTGAATCCTCCGATGGAAGGAAATGAAGGCACGTGAGGCATTCTCGCTCTTCCTTTTTGTAGTCCTTGCACCCGGGAAGGAAGAAACCTGTATCTTCCCCATTGTATCCATTCCCTACCCTGAACCTGAGAGGACGGACAAATTCGCAAAGCTGACTGTTTGGTTTTTGCTTCTCCCCTTCTTTCAGCGGGCGGGAATGGATGCAGTCGTTGCAGAAATTCACGGTGCGTAGTTTTTCTTCCCTCGCAATGGGTTTCTTCCGGTTGAGCCAGTTGCTTGTGTCGTTCAACGGGCAGGCTCCGCAGTAGTAATCGTCTTTGTAGTAAAGACAATATCCTTCACAGAACACTCCTTTGATTTCTTTCAGCAGACTGGCCTTTATCTTTTCGACGTTCGCATTTGGCATGATTCTATCAGGTATTTGTCTATTTCAAACCGGAGATAAAAGAATACGGTCCAACCCAAACGGTCTATATGCTCGGAGTATTTTACATCCTGGAATCCTTTTATATTCAGGTATCTTTTGAATATCTTGAATCCAGCTGACATTTCCTTGTATTCTATATTATAGTCATCCGGGCGCCATGGTGCGCACTGTTGCAGTAATATAACGCAATCTTCTTTCGGACATTTCTTTATCTCTCTTATGGTTCCTTCCAGCAGGCGTTTTGCCACGATGTTGGTCTTTTTAATGCGAATAGATTTGAAATCTTCTGGTATGAATATCATGGCTCTTCCTCCTTTTTGCTGAAATGTTCAATTAGTTCCTGAACGGTGGCTTTGTGTGTATTGAGATAAAGACAGTCGTAAAAAAACATATCCTCAATTTTATCTTCATTGAAGATAAACCATTCATATACACGAAAGCTTTCTATTACAGCGTCCATGCTATCATATATAAACCATTGTCCTTTATCTGTATCGTCACGTAATGATGCTATTGCCAGAAACAGGTCTTCGTTAGTACCGCAGTCAATGTCGTTCGGATAAAGATGCTGAAATCCATCTTGCACGGAAATATACATTCCGTAATTGGCCGCCAACCATTCTCCCTTAAAATCGTCAAGAGTATTGGCTCTTTGCCCCAGTTCCTGAAGCTTTTTCCGCAGTTCCGGTGTGTTCTTCCGGATAAAACAAGGTTGTGTAAACATAAGCTGATTCTTATAAGTAAGTTAATGACTCTTTTATTCCGTCGTTCAAAGCTTTCTCGAATGTGTCGGTATATCCGTCCATCTGCGATATGAGAGACAGATCCTCCATGTCGTACAGGCGGTAGTACCAGCCGTGTTTGTTGAGGTCGACAACGATGTGGATCTTTCCTTTTGTGCGGACCCATTTTTGCGCGGCGTATAGCGTGGGAGCCAGGTATTCACCCTGGTATCTTGTATATCTTAACAGATGACGGAACTTCCTCACGTGGAACGTTAATACGCTTAGCACCGACCGTCCTGTTTCATCCGTTATGTAACTGGCACGACAGTCTTCTCTATATCCTTTGTCCTGAAGAAGCTTTGCTACTTCAAAAGTGACAAAGTTTTCATTTTTCATATTTCGTTCTGTTGACATGGTGCTATGCTTTTGATGGTTTTAAAAAGTTTCTTGCAAATCCTAAATCCAGTCCTCTATCGTGGTAAAACTTCAATACTGCATCGTAGCTGTGCCGGGTATAGAAACCTATATCGTCAAGAGAATTGATTATTCCCAAAGCTGTGTATCTCCGGTAATCTTCAATCGTGAAGTAAGTGTTTGGAGAGTATTTGGAGCCACCGGAAAACTTAAAGTGAAGGATACCTTCATGCTCCTGTATCTGAACTACAGGCCAACGGTAACTGTCCTTAAATTTAGGAATATCCTTCCATTTAAGTTTTGACTTCCGGCTTTCGTGGATTCTAATTTTATTTTCCAAGACAAGTTATATTAAAATTGTTACCATTTGAACAATAACTGCACATTGATGTGAACGGAGAATAAACCCTTCCGCACTTTGGACATATCCAACCTTGCTGTCCAAATATCCCCGAATTTAATTTTGTTGAATTTTCCTTTTCCTCCCTTGCCATTTCTACAGCTTTTAAGGCAGTTTCTTCCGATACAATGTAACAAAGTTGTCCTCCAGGATAATCTTCACGTCTTTTTGATTTTATGTATTCTTCCGGTGTCATAATTATTGTATGTTAAGTAAAACCCATATTAAGCAGACAAACATAATGAAGGCGACAATCCCTGCACAAATGGCCGGGGTTAGCATTCTCTTCCACAATATATCTGCCTTGTGGCATCGTTCGTTGATATAATTGATTTTTGAAATGTGCTCACCAAACTGAAGCTCCATCATGTGACGTGCCCAGCCAGTAAGCATCTTATCAAATCTTTGTCTGGCTTCTTCTTTGATAGTGAACATCCCTGAAGGGTTTAGCAGGTATGAATGTGTCCTGAACTCAAATTCTTCTGAATCCAGAATGTCACGTCCACCGCTACTTCGTATCTCCATGGAGACTTTAAGCCATGGAATTGCTTTTGTTTCCCACATTTCGAGGGCACGTTTCTCTATTTCTTCTGCGTTGGCGTTGGCCAGCTCTTTCATCTTTTCGTACTCGTCTTTCGGTACGAATACGACTGCTTTTTTATCGTTGATATACATAGTTCCTGATTTTAGATTATTCTTTACTTTCCTGACTTTCTTCGATCATCCTTTTCACTTCCTGAATGTCGCAGGTGAATTTGTTATAAAAACTATCGTACTGGGAACATTCTTCGTCGACATACTCTATCCATGCCGTTTTGGTTTCAAGGTTGATAATTATCATCGGCCTGTTGCAGGAATCGTCTTTCCCTTGTACCCTGCACCTTATCTGCTGAATATGATATTCGGAAAGAATATGAGGTATTTTCCCGTTGTATAAATCGTCTATTGGTCCGGTGTAGATAATGTTTTTCGTTTTCATACCTGGGTATTTAAGTTCAATCATTGGTTTATGGTATAATATCGGCCGTTTTATTTCGCTCCATGCGATTGGCCTTACATTGTAGGCCCATGTCCCGTCTGACATGATGAAGGAATTGGTGTATCTTCCGTCTCCCAGCATGACGTTCACGCATTGTCCTTTCGGAGGGAGTGAAGCTTGTACGCTTTTCCATTGTGAAAAAACCGACGCATCCCACGCTTGCCACATTGCTTCGGTTATATCGCCGATGTAGAAATGTACGTTTTCATTGCTGACTGAGTCCTTATTACGGTCGTTAAACAGCTGCGTGACGTATTGGTGTATATATTCTTCCTTATCCATGGTTTATTTTATTTATTCATTTAGCACATTTCCAAGAGACTTCATTCTCTGTACTAGATGTAGGCAAAGGGTCATATATTCTTCTACCTTTTCGCCTGTCGGAAGTCCCCAATCATATTGACTTATACTTAAAAGCGTATCACACCCGCTGCATGAGCCATAATAATTATCAAATATCCAATAGTCCCCACAACTAGGTTGATAACATTCTCTATGAATCAAGAATATCTGAGTTCCTTGATAATCTCCATGGTCTGAAATATCTATATCTGTAGAAATCCTATCGACTGATTTCACATCGTAGTTAAGAGCATTTTCTATAAGTGCAATCACTAAATCTTCATAACTACCATATTCTTTCTGTTCGTGGGACTTTAGCCAGTTTCTTAGGTTTTCCTTCCCTTTTTCCCATCTTTCAATAATATCTTTTTCCATATCATTTATTAATTATTTTTTCCATTTAGTTTAGGTTTCGGGAACCAGTAGTCACATTCATAATCTCCGTAGTCCTCAAAATGAAAATCGGGAGAAGTTGCTACTTTATATTTCCCGTCTTCCTGGTAGATGTATCCGCTTACGAATGCTCCGTTTGACACCATACGGCAGACAACCTCCTCGTTCGGGTCAGGTTGCCGTTCTTTTACGTTTGTCAGAAGGCCGCCGAGCATGGCATCCCATCCGTCCAGATATGCCTGTTCAACATAGTATATATCAAAATCGGACATTCGTTTTGCTCGTTCCATCCCGTATTTCTCCACATAATACGATTTAACTGAGTTCATAAGCCCATCGGCGTATTCTCTTGCTTTTTCTTCTTTCTCCATTTCGTTCATGCTTTTTTCTTCTTTGTTTTGAGTTTTGTGTACTCGGTCATTTCTTTGTCGAAGACAGACAGAAGTTCGGGCTTCTTTTCTTCCGGGATGTAGCCAGTATCAATCAGCTGCTGAATCAGTCTATCTGTTACCTCTCTGCTCTTCCTGACAGTCTTTTGAAGGCTTGATAGCGCCACTACCGACGAGGACGGGTGCATCTGGTCCGCTCTGTATAGCTTAATCATACTGATTACCTATATTTTATGTTACGTACATCTTCAATCGCTTCTACTTTACCTGACTTCAAATATGGCATATATGTTTTTACCATTACCTCTACTAAGAGAGTCAGTCTGCCATCCTTTCGTTCCATCCAGACTTCACTCGGAACATTTTGTCCGTATATGCAGCGCATTTCTTCGTGCTCCAATAGCAAAACCAGGTCTTCTCCTACATCCTGTTCCACTTCCTTTGCAAGTTCATGACCGATAATCTCTCCACAAATAGGGCATTTCACATTTTCATGACCTGTAAAGACGTTAGTTCTAATATCTTCATGTCCGTATCTAAGTAGAGACTTACATTTAGGACACTCGACTTCCCATTCTTTTATTTCACCTTCTCTTACGACTCTCATGACTCATATCTTTCAATTATAATTATTAGCTTTTTGGTATTTTCATAAAACACATCCAGATAGTCGTACCGTTATTCTTTGTAGTATGGCCAAACAAAGGTTTGTAATCCGTAATAGCATTGATTACTTCCTTTACTTTTATCTGGTCCTGATTCCACTTGAAGATAAGTACGCCGTAATCATCCAGCACTCGCATACATTCATGTATGGAGTCATTAATAAAGCTTTTCCAGTCTTTTGGAAGTTTCCCATACTTTTTGGCCAACCAACTGTTTTCACCGGCTCTTACCAGATGTGGAGGGTCAAACACAACCAACTTAAACGTGTTATCAGCAAATGAAAGGTTTGTGCAATCCTCAATTTTATCAGGTTTCACAGAAATTTTCCGCCCATCACAAAGTGTGTCTTCAAAATCTCGTATGTCAGTAAATAAAGCAAGCGGATTCTGTTTGTCAAACCAGAACATCCGGCTTCCACAACATACATCAAGTATTGGTTCATTTTGCTTTTCCATCCTTCTTCAATTTCTTCACTTCCTTAACCATCAGCAATGCTTCTTCCATGATTATAGGAACTTCCATTATTGCCACTCCTCCTTTCCTAACCTCTTACTCTCCTCTTTCAAAGCCTGAATCTTCGCAAAAAGTCCGTTTGTTTTAGTTTTCTTTTCTTTGGAAGTAATTTTCTTGTACGCCATACCGATGGCAATCATTGAAATACCTGTTTTTATCTGCTGGATGTCGCCATCCATAGTTTCTAAATCTTGAAGCGTATCTTCATTGATAACCACATTGTCGAGCTCGTTCATAGCTTCTTCAGCGTCCTTCATACTGATTCCTGAAACAAGCATCACGGCTTTGATAAATTCTTTTTCCACTTCAAAAGTGATACTCACTTTTTCATTCTGATTGTTTCCCATATCTCCCACTATTTTAAATTCCTTCATAAATCGGCATCGGAACAGAAGTGTCCACAAACAAATGCCCTACAAACGAACCGTTGAAAAGTATAAAAGTCCCTATATACATCATGTAAGGCTCAAGGTTTATCTCTTCACCGGTCATTACCATACGGAACTTTACTCCCCGTTTTGGCTTTGATTCATCTTCCAATGCCCAGATATATGTTTTCTCGTTTACAACTGCGAGTTTCAGCAGCTTGCTTCCCTCATAAAGCGGGAGCGTAAACTCAGACGCTGCCGGGATTTCATGTTTTAAAATTCTTGCCATATTCTTTTCTTTTTAAGGTTATTAATCATCTTCAAAGCGCTTCTTTTCCTCCCACTCTTCGTCGGTTTCCGGGCAGGAAAGTATCTCCTTGGAGTCTTTGGGTTCCTCACCCAGCTTGTAGAAAAAGCACACACGGGTAAATTTACGGGTGCGTTCCTCACGACGGATCGTGTCGTTCATAAACTCCTGCTCCCAGGCGTAGTGACGGGGATATTTGGAGCCTTTGTCCGAGCGGTAGACGATGGAAGGGTTCATGGTGTACTGCATATTGAAGCAGTAAGCCTGCATCTTTTCTATCATTTCGTTCTTCACGGATTTCACGCTCTGCATCGTCACCGCATCGCCCCGGTGTTCCAGGTAGCTGATGGCCATTTCACTGATAGATACCGGACGGCACCAGTGACACTGGTTCGCAAAGAAATGATTGGCCCAGTCAATGAATACCTGGTCCTTGATGGCGGAGTAAAGGATTCGCATCTGTCCGTCCTGCGACATGGGCGGTATCAGGCTTTCCTGCAGGCCGAGGTAGAACTGACAGCTTTGCAGCATCATGTACACCGCTTCGTCACGTTCTTCTTCGGTGGCTTCCAGGAATATGTCTTTCCCGAACTTAGTCTGCGGCGTGCGTTTCTTGAACTGGCCGGCGTAGTCCTCGTCGTGGTAGTAATCGCTCTGCATGGCCAGGAAGATACGGCGTGAGGTGCTTCCTTCGGTCATGTCGAACGGCATCTTGTTCATGGTAATGAATATCTTCGGGGTTGCCTCGCGCGGCAGTGTCATTTCATCGTGATACAGGGTCTTTACCGTAATGTTGTCCGTAATGTTGTAGAACTCGCTTCCCATCATGTCGGGGCGAAGGTCGTCTATCAGACACATGCTGTCTACGGTATAATGGAACTTGTCGAAGTTCTTGGCCATGTTCTCTTTCTTCTTCAAGGTCTGACCGGGTATGTAGCACACCTTCCGCACCAGCTCGAAGAAGGAACGGAAGAAACTTTTTCCGGTACCTCCGCTGTTCTTTCCTTCGTCGGCCACGGTGTATTCCGTCACGACTCCCATCTTCTGCATGGTGCCTGTACGATAGCGCGAAAGCATGTAGCCCATGAGCGCTACCTTGCAAATGAAGTGCATGTCCTGTCGCTGCTTTTCCAGCTCGGTAAGCGGATAGCCTTCGGCTTCCTTTCGCCAGTGTATGCGGCTGGTGTCGTACAGCCACTGCACGCAGACAGGCATCTGGTCAATGTCTTTCGGCATTTTCAGCAGGAAACGGTACAGACGCTGGTAGGCGATGAACTCTGCATCCTCACGGCGGCGCTCGTTCTCGTTCATCCGCTTGTCGGCCATTCTCTGATCGTTCAGCTCCTTACGTGCGGCATATTCCGGATTCTCCTCGATAGTGAAAAGCGAAGACTTCATCGGATGGTAATCGGCGTCAATAATCGCCTTCCGGTTGACATGGAAAGGCAGGTCCACGTAGTCCACCGGCTCAATGCTGTCGGCCGTCACCTTCACGGCGCAGTTGCGGAAGAAGAAATAATCGAAATCCTTCCCCCACGACATGAAGTTCAGGTCTACTTTCTTGATTCCGGACATGGTGTCGCGTCCGATTTTCTTCTGGGTACTGATGGCGTTGCTCAGTTCCTCGGAGTAATACTGTGAGTTGTATATCAGAAAGTCTTTCATGATTTCCTTGGCTTCGCTCAGTGCCTGGCTCTCTTCCACCACATCGACAATGTTGTTGCTGATGTGCACAAACTTGGTGGTATCCGCTTCGTCGGTGTATTTGTAGAATCCGTTGGCCGAAAGGAACTGGGCCATATTATCGAAGTTCAGGGTATATTTCCGGACCACTACCTTGCTTTCGTCTTCCTGCTTTTTGGTCTGGTACTGCACATCCCAGAACCGCATCCGGCGGGCGGTCTTTAGCAGGTCGTCGAAGTAGCGGTTTACGTTGGTGTGCATGAGCTTTTCATTGCGGCGCATCACTGCCGGGTAGAAATTGAAGAACTCTTCGGCATCCTTGCATGCTTTCCCGCTGCGGGGATTGTACTGGGTGGAGAGGTCTTCGGGCAGGTAGAGCACTTTCAGTTCCACGTGTTTCAGGGCCAGCCGGTTCATGGCGCGTATGCCGGTGCGGTCAATGTCATACAGCACAAACACTTCCATGGAGATGTTCAGCAGGCGACGGATGGTTTCCGACGAAATCTCCACACTCTCGGAGTGGGGAAACACCACATGAGCGTCGCTATGGAAGTACACATTGATGGCATCGCGCGGGCCGGAACAGATCACAATCCGGCGGAACACGTCGGCAAAAGCACGGGTACGCCGTCCCTGCTCGTCCATCCGGGTTTTCTCTATATTGATAATGGGATGCCCTTCCTTGTCGGAGGTTTCCACACGTCCGGTCTGCAGGGCACGCATCACGTCAGCGTCGCCGTAGATTTCCTTGTAGAATCCTTCCGGACGGCTTCCTCCCTGGTACCACCAGGTAAACTTGTAGTTGGGCTGGCGGCGGCCGTCCGCATCGGTTGTCTCGCGGAAATAAGGCTCATATTTTCGTGCCCACCATCCGTTTTCGTCTTCGTAACGAAAAAGAAAAATCGGGTAAGAAGGTGTGGACTTCACTTCGTAGCTGGTCAGTACGCCGTCAGCATCGGCCTTTTCGGGGGTAACGTAGCTTTCCAGCGGATAAAGATTGAACATGGTGCGGAGCTGGATGCTGTCGAAGGGAGCGGGCATGTCGCCACGGTAAAAATCGGGATTGAACGAACAGCGCAACAGGTTGTTTCCGTCGGCATCGGTCACGGCTGTCTGCTCGGGGCCTTCGCTTGTGTTTTTCCCGGTGCGGAACACGGGGAGCACCTGGCAGCCCAGCGCACGGAGCTCAGCGGGTGTAAACTCGCCCTCACGGATGCGGAAATCCACTTCCGGCTGCGGGGCGGTCTTGCGTGCCCGGTGGAAGAATCCGTTCTTGTAATCTCCTTCAATAATCAGGTTGAAGTCTTTGGCCAGCCGGTTCACCGCATCCGGAAAGTCGTGTTTCTCTCCTGCGCGTTCTAAGAGACGCTGCTGCAGCATGATGGCCCCTACCCCCTTGCTCCGGTTCTGCTCGCCGCATACGAAGCAATTGAAGGCTGCATAGCGTTCGCCCTTTGGCGGGAACTTGCTCACACAGAAACTTCCGTTCTTCTCTTCGTGAAACGGGCAGCGGTAGAATACGCTGCGTGCGGTCTGCGATGCGGGAAGGTATCCGTTGTTGCGCATCACGTCGGGAAGCGGAAGCGCATTGAGTTTATCAACTGTTTTGTCAGAAATCATTTCAGGGAATTTTAAGAGAGGAATTTCACCTCGTAGTTCATGCTTTCCATTTTGGCTTGTATCATTTCTTTCAGGCTATCGGGCAGGCACATCATAGGGTCTGGCTCATGCAGGTAAATCGTATCTTCCTGCACGCTTCCTGTGGCAGAATATCCGTCGTACACCAGCTCGTTCATGAGCTTCTGCATGCACGACTTCGACAGGTTGCCGCAAGCTATGCTCACGCTACCTTCCGGATAGCCTATCGCTATTTCCGTGTGACGCACATGGAAACGCTGTTCATATACCGCTCTGTTTCGTTTCATACCAGCCGCTTTCCTTTTAGTGTCAACATAAGCTCAGGACGTGTAGCCACACCCAACTTCGCAAAAATACGTTTCCGCATGTTGTCTATATTGGAATAGCTGCATCCCATTTCGTCGGCAATCTCTTCGTAGGTGAGCGAAGTATTTACCAGCATGTTCGCCACAGCAGCCTGAGTGGGAGTCAGCCCGCACTCGTACACCGGATTGCAGCACACCTCCTTTTTATCCTTGAAGGCGGGGTTGAATCCGTTGAACGGACAGTTATATCGCATAGGGCAGTGCGTGTTCTCGGTATTGAAGTCTTCCGGACCTTCATGGTCGGGAATATCGTCCTCGCGTCCGAAACAACAGTTCAGGCTTACCAGCGCAAGCTCTGACAGATAGCGGCTGCGAAGGTTCCGTATGGTCTTATAAGAACGTCCAAGTCGAATCTGCAGAAGCTGGTCGGCTGCCACCAGGTGTGAAGGATAGTTTTTCTTCATCTCGTCGAGGTATTCCTCTACGAAGTCAATTCCCGTCTTTCCGTCGTTCTTTACCGTGATTTCCTCTCCGTCTTCAAAAACAATTCTTGAGAATCCGTCCTGAATGCGTGTGTGCGCTTCCCATTGTCTTTCCAGCATGTATCCCATCACATTTCCTCCATTTGTTTCTTGTACTCCTTATAAATAGATTCCAGCCCGCGAAGCTCTACTTCCGTGAAATCGAAGTTACGGAAATGCGCACGCAGCGCATGTTCGCCCATACCTCGTTCTTTCATGAACTCGATAAATTCTCCCTTCTTTCTCACACCGGAAAAGAAGTCTTTCAGTTCCCCTTCGTAGTCAGGATCAAAATCTCTCAGGCATTTTTCCACGCCTTCCGCCTCCCACCGGCGCACGCGGTTCAACCTGATCTTCTGGTACGCCGTGCTCATGCTCATTCCGTAATGTTCCACCAGGTAGCGGCTAAATCCCAGCCGCATGGGGCTCAACTTTTTTTCGGATAATGCTTCAATGATGCTCATTTTCATACTTCTGATATATATTGTCGTTTCTCGCTTTTGCGGTTTCGGTCGTTTTTTGTTATTTTTACCCTACAAAGTAACAATTTTAATTTGACAATCGCATTATAATTGTTACGGAAATAACAATTTTAAACTGATTTTTTATGTACTATTTCAATTCTTTCCTGTTCAATAATCTTCCCAAGCTCTTCGGTCTGAGCGAAAAAGGCGTGTCGGAGAAGGTGTACGGAAAATCATACATGTATAAAAGAAAGGTTGATAATCAAGACAATATACTCGTGCATGACATCGTAATGGTGTGCAACACATTCCACATAAGCCTGTCAAACTTCATTATGTCGGCTCCTCCTGAAAATTTACTCGGAAATCGCTTCAAATATGTCATACCGGATGAAGATTTTAAAGAGGTAAGATTCATACCCGAAAACTTGCGCTGGCTCTACGGTCCGCAGGGACTTACCAAAATTCCTTCGCTTGCTGAATTTTCGCGTCAGAGCGGAATATCAGTCACCAGTATCGTAAGGTGGCAGAATCCGAAGATAGGAGGGTGTACGGTTAACTGGCTTATCGGAATATGCAACCGTTTCGGAATCGACATAGACGTGTTCATGGAAGACGAGAATGAGAAGCTTGAAAAGTACGCGGCCACCGAGACGGAAATATCGCCGCGCGTGTGGCAGGAAATTTCGGAACTCAAAGAGGCTATAAGGCAATACCGGCAGGAACGAATCTCACTTCTGGATGAAAACCGCAAGCTGAAAGCAAGAATCAAGGAAACGGAGCTTGTGGCAGAAGAAAGCACCGAATATACCTACGCAGACAGGAAAGTCAGGGAATGGAAGGCTAACTGGGGACTGCTGGAGAACTTTCATATCGTCGTGGGAGTGTCCAGACGAAAAGTGATTCAGGATGCCGGCATGCAGAATTTCAGCGAACTCTTTATTGAAGGAAACATGCTGATTACCTCGCTGGTGAAACTTTGCAACAAATACCATATCAGCACAAGACACATATTCTATCGGGATAACGGCATTGTTCCGGAAGTAAATGTGTACGACTATTACCGGTCGGACAACTGGAAGACGGTAGTTTTCCATCCGGAATATGTGAATGATTTTTTCGGGAAGGAGAGCGTGACGGGTATAAACCGCTCGGAACTGCTGTCACGCATGGAAGTGGGCGAATGGAAACTTCGTGCATGGCGAAAAGAAAACAGCACCATGCGCATAAAAGACATGCTGGAGATATGCAACCGGCTGGAAGTAAGTCCTTACTACCTTATTTCTGACCACAACCGGATGGACCTTTCCAGCGGGATGACCAGTGCGGAAATCCTGCTGGAAGAGAACCGTATGCTCCGCCAGCAGGTTATCCGGTTGAAAGAAAAACTACAGAAGAAAAACGGAGAAGGATTCCTTCCGTTAGACGAATGAGTTCATAGTACTTCCTGAGAATCCATACCGCACACTGAAATTCACGGACAGCATACCGGGTTTAGCGCGGTCATAAAGTTCGTTCGTCTCTTCGGGTATGATAGTGACGGGTATGTATGTGCCGTTATCGTACATCCATGCCTTTCGCGTCACCACAAATTCCGTGAGCCACCACTCGGCCCACTCCCTGTTTACGAATCCGCTGCTCATGGAAAAAGTTCCTGAAGGTGCCTGTGCATAGCTGGCAGTGCGCGTGGTAGCACGGTAGGAAATGTCAGCAGGCAGCGTGTAGAGTTCACTCTGTATGTCATATTCCAGCGCATCTCTTGTAAAAGCGACTACGCTTTCCATCAGCCCGAATCCGTTAAGGAATATGAAGTGACGCATGAGCGGGTTTGTCTTTACCGCATAGCGCTTCTTCCCGGTTTCAAATCCGGTGTTCACTGTAAGCTCACCTTCTTTCAGGAGTAACGTACTTATGACAAGCGAATCGGGAACCAGCGCACCACGGGTATAATCGGAATATTCTTTCGATTCTTCTCCCTGCACTACGCTGTAGGTAATGGTATCCGATCGGGTACTTACCGCAGGAATACACAGTATCCATCCCAATGGAACAATATCTCCCTCCGGTTTACGGCTCAAGATACGTCCCTCACCTAAAATCTCTGTGGTATCTACATTGGATGTAGTAAGGCGTTCAAACTCCGTGAGCCTTCCGGGTATGGCATTGTACTGCTCAGAAGTGGTTTCACCTTCTTCTATCTCTACCATCCCGTCAAGATACGATTCCTTGTAGGTAATGGTGTATCGTGCAGCATATATCATCTGTGAAAGGGTCTGCGTTCCGTTCACATCAAACGTCATCTTTCGTGACAGCGCAGTTTTTATGGTTTCTCCAATATTGAAAACGGCTATCCCGTCAGATCCTACCTCAAATGAGTAACTTTCTGAATAAGGGAACTCTTCAGATCCGGCAAATGCGGTGGCATTGACCGTAATCTTTATGCGGAGAAAAGTTTTTCCGCTCAGCGTGGTTTTTGCCTTAACCACTATGGGGTCGCCTGCAAATGCTATCTGTGGCGGCTGCTGTAATACCTGTATTGCCATGTTTTATTTCTTCATTAAATGGTATATAGTTCGATTGTCACCTCCGTAATCCCGCTACGGTCAATGCTGTAGGATAACTTATTGATGAATCCCACATAGTTACCTATCTGGTAGCGCTTGAGCATATCCAGTCCTGCAATCTGCGATATGGTCATTCTTACTGTCAGTATCACGGTCTTCCGGTTGTAAAGGAAGTAAAGATACTCCGAAAGGAATTTTGACACCAGCCCACGGTCCTGGTATGCCTGAGAAGCGGGATACTTGTCTTTCCCGGCCACCAGCTTGAGCGAGAATCGTCCGGACTGGTCTACTCCACCCTGCTCAGTGCCGTTGTAATCAAAGAACCGTCCAAAGTTATCGCAGCTGTCGGCTGTAAAAGCACTGTTGGCTACCGTCTGCACCCACGAATCGTTCCCCTCGCCGTCGTAGTTTTCGGTGTAGTCTATCCCTGATTCGCTACCGGGTCCTCGCATGATTCCAAGACAATAGCCGGCATCGTAAGTACGCATAGGTGATTCTTCTGCCGATTCTGTGTCATAGTTTTCATCAGAAAGATAACTCAGCGTTATCTCATGCTTGTATCGAAGCATTTTTGAATAATCCAAGAATCCTGTTATAAATGGTATAAGGCTTTTTTCTACCTTTCTTTCCGACAAAAGTTCCTGATCGGCAAATACTGCGAGAATCTGTTCGCCCTGTTTGCCTGAAAATGCTTCCTCAACAACAGTTGATCCGTTAACGTCATTAATCATTACAGGAGAAAAATTAATGGATATTTCATCCTCATCTTCTTCTGTTGAAGTCCCACCAATTAAATAATCCCTAAATCCTCCGACTTCAAACAAAGAAGGATTACCACCCGTATTCTTATCTACTTTAATGCGATATGAGTTTCCAGTAAGTTTATCCTGATAGCATGTGGTGTCATTGGAAGCCTGACCCTGTTGAAGAATTTCCAAATAATTATTCTTTTCCTTCACATTAGAATAATTATCGTAATTGAATGTGGTATCATCTTCCTGCCCGTATGTAAGACGTCTGGTCTTTTCTTTTGATTTTTTCAACTGCATTCCCACTATTTCCACATCAAGAATGGATATTTCATTCGATTTCAAAATATCTTTTATATATATGACATCCATCGTATTTTTTGCACTGTCGTACAAGAATCTCACACCAAAAGCGTTCTGAAGATCATCTATCAAATCTTCCATTGATACATCAGGAATATTCTCATTTGTAGCATATACGTTTCTTGCTTTGTAAGAGAAATTCTGAGTTAGGAATGTCGCAATTGTTCTGTATGAATTAAGGCCTGGAATTTTCTGATACTTTAAATCATAGTGAAGGGAGAATGAAGAGCCCATAAAGTTATTCATCATAATATCATTCCAAGAAACAGAAAACTCCTCACCTTTTGCTTCTGTATGACACTGAGTGCTAAAAAAGGCAAGTCTGCACATATCTTCCATGGTAGATAAATCATTCTTTTGAACTGCAATATTCAGATACTTGAAAAAGCAGTCAAGAATATACATTACATAAAAGCATACTCCACTGTAAGGCCTTCTCGGCTCTAAAATATTATAATTGCCTGCGTCGTTTGGAGTACAAACACGCGCATTGCAGTAGGGTTTTATTGGATACGGGTCTGATTCATTGCTTTCCGTATAATTCATAATCCCATCTCCTAGGTATATAGTTATAAACATATTATTGTTCTGATTCTGATACGTTACACCAGCAGACTCTACCCTATACCCCAGCTTTATCTCCCTGTCGAGCGGAATATCCCTTGCATTCATTCCTTCTATACGGTCCATGAAATCACTGTTACCGGAAATGAATGTGACCGGAAGTGTATCTTCAAACTCCACTTCATCGTCTGTTTCTATCACACCACGGTATATCATTATGCCGTCCACCCAAAGCTCTGCGGTCATACGGTCAATGTCCTTCAGGTTAATGTCTCCCCAAGGATCGGCAATGTTCTTGAAAATTTCGCGGTTGGGTTCCAGCGGAATTTCGAAAGGGAACGAGAATGTTCCCTGGTCATTGAAAAGCGGGTTCGACTGCTCCAGTGTAATGGAAAAATCTTCCGACAGCTTTACCCACTGGCTGTTAATCTTTATCTGTAGTCCTTTCATCGTGTCATTATTTTATCAGTCCGCGTTTGGTCATAAAATTGCTGGCTTTGTTCAACTGGTTTACCGCACCCTTGCTCCCGTATGGGTCTACAGCGGCTCTAATCGGCTTGCTCAGACGCTCGTTCAGTGTGGAAAGCGCTTCGGCCACACTCCCGAGCATTTGTGTCATCTGCTCGTTCTGCATGGTCATATCCGTAGCTCCGGATGCTACCTGTGTAATCTGTGCCGGCATGGAAGGATAGTTCCCGCTGGCAAATGTAGGCATGGCGGCCGATTTGAGCTGCCCGTGCCGCGCAATGGTAAGAATACTGTCGTAGATGTGCGGATAGTTCAGAATAAGCTTCTGTGTAGTATCGCCGTCCACAATCATTTCAGGCTTCTTTTCAGAGAAAATACCGAAATGCGCACCTCCGCCGTACACGCCCGTCTTCAGTTCCTTCTGGTAGCGTGCGTTGTATATCTGTCCGTCGTTCCCAAGTACCGGATAGTCACCCTCTGCGTAGGTAAGCATTCCGGCTGCTACACGGCCCTTGCTGCTGCTTACTCCGGTGGCAGCTGCCACATCCTGCTTTGCCTTGTTTAGCTTACCCATGGCAAGGCCCATCAGAGCGGAAAGTGCCGCACTGATAACTGCAATCAATGGGATACCCCACCATCCTAGGTCTCCGATTGTTTTTGCTGATCCCCTCGCAATACCAGAAGTTACATCTCCTGTAGTCTTTGCCCCTTCTACTGTCATATCCGTAATGGCCTGCGACCCATGAATAGCTGTAACAGTAGCACTTGTAGCCGCTTCCTGTGTTACTTCCTGGTCTCCAAGAGTCTTCTTCATCAACAACTCGGTTATTTTTTGCATAATCAAGTCTTTGGTGAGTTTCATCGCTGTTTGGAGTAACATTTTTGCAGCTTGCTTACGGTCGTCCACTTCGGCAAATGCAGCTTCTCCCATCTGCTCACTGAAATCTACTACTGCATCGGTGTAGTTTTTCAATGTGCCCAACTTGCTTTCTGTTATTTCCAGTTCCTTGGAAGATTGTTCCTCCCTTGCGGCTATGTAGTTGTCGTAAGCCTCCTTTTGCGCCATGAGGAAAGATTCTTCTGCCTGCTGTTGCGTAGCGCCGGAAGCAATGGCCTGCTGTATCAGTTCTTTCTTACGGCTTTCAAACTGCTCATAATACTGCGCTGCCGCTTCCAATTTTATTCGCAGCGCTTCCAGTTCGGCATTGTCCGTGTCGGAAGTACCAAGGAAGGAACTTTGAGTAGATGCCAGTCCCAGATTACCGGCTGCACCCATCAGCTCACTCTGATCGTCAGCACCTTTTATCCGGTCCTCCCAAAGTTTCTGGTTTCCGCTGGTTTCCCACTGCACGTCTATCATTTCCTTTATGTCCTTTGCATACTTCTCGGCAGCGGCCTTGGAATCCTGATAGAAATCACGCAGCTTTTTCAGCATGAGCGACATCTGCTCCGGGCTCATGCTTTCGGCCCATACCGCGTCAATGTTGCTAAGATAAGTGCGCAACTCGTCTTCGTTCAGGCTGTAAGCATCTTCCGACAGAGAAACAAGGGCATTAATTCTTTCCTTCACTGCACTCTCGTCAATCACTCCGCTAAATCCCAGACTCATACGGAACTCTTTCTCCGCATCGGTATTCAGCAGACGAAGTTTGTCGAGCGACTCCTCAAACTGGTTGACAAGGCTTTCAAACGGGTTGTATTTAAGCAGCTCCTTCTCGATAGTCTGACGGTATTTCACTGCCATGTTCTGTACTTCGAGCAGGTCTTTTTCAAGGTTCTTACGTAAGCCGTCGGTCTGACGTTCGCCCAGCTTCTTAATCAATGCAGCGGTAGATTCCAGGTTCTTACCTTCCATCCCGTATAAATTCTGATTGAAGGTGTTCTCCTCGCCCAACAGCTTTTTACGAAGCTCCACACGTGCCAGCAGATGTTCTTCCTCGGTCGCGTCAATCTGACGGTTCATCTCCTCAGTAGTTATCTGTTCATCGAGATATGCCTGACGGATAGCCTGCTGACGGCGGAGGAAGTAAGCTTCGAGCGCAGACATGGCCGCACTGATTTCATCATTCATTTCCTTCTGCTCACCACGTGTGCCTGACTTACGTACTTTTAGCCAGTTACCGCTTGTGTCGCGTCCCCATTTCTCAGCCAGCACCTTGGCCACATCCTGCTCCATCTTTTTCAGCGCCTCGTATTCTTCCTTAGCCGACTTGAATCCACGGGCAGCGAAGGTGTCTGCATAGTCCTTGTCCTCATTAATGCTCTTCATCATGGCCTCCAGCTTTTTGTAGGTAGCTACCAGCTTGTCTACTCCGGCTGTTTCCAGCGATACCCCCTGCCCCCATACAGACTCCAGTCCGATGGCCTTAATACGTTTTTCCACCTGACTGATGTTATTCTGATACACACCAAGCTGACGGTTCTTTTCAGCAAGTTCGGCTGTTTCTGCCTTGGTGAGCTTCTCTCCTTTCTCACGCTTCGCGTTCAATTCGTCCACATCTTCACGAAGACGCTGTACGTAAGTAGTGGCCTGCTGCAGATAGGTATTCAGTTCAGGCAGGTCGGACGAAGAAAGAATGCCCTGGTTGGACTTACGGAGGTCTTGCAACATAAGCTCTTCGGTCTTGCTCTCGGCAGCACGCTGCGTACTTTCAAGGAAAGTCTGAGTCTGTCCGGCTTCCTTCCGGATGTTTTTCAGGATGTTCATCAGTTTTAAAGCGTCGGAACTGAATGGGAGCTGCTTTATGTTCTTGTCATATTTCTCCATAAAGCCATCCAGCGCGTCGTACAGATTACCTCCTTCCTCCACTACCTTATTCATCCCGTCCATGATACGGGCCATGGCATCGCCGGCGTTGGTCTCTCCGACGTTTTCCATTTTGTTCAGCGAAGCAATAATCTTCGACTGTAGTTCCTGAATCTGGTCGGTGTATTTGTCGGCAATGTTTTCCATCATCTTGTCGCGCATCTTCAGCGCCAGCGTTTCACGAAGGCGGGCATTAATCAGGCTGTAAATGTATTCCTGCTTCTCGGCATAGTTGTTTTCAGTGACCATAAATCCCAGATAGGCCCCATACTTGTCATTCAGCTGCTTAATCAGTGCCGCACGCTCTCCGTTCGATACATTTGCCTTGTCAATCGCATATTTCAGGTTGGAAAGTTCAAATGTTTCCTTCTGTATGGCTGCTTCAAATTCCGACTGTGCCTTTGTTGCTTCGTCTACTGATTTCTTGAAATAAGTAACGGCAGAGGTCAGCGCAGTAAATCCTAATACAACCCATCCTAATGGATTTGACATCATAGCCTTTGAAAGCGACTGCCAGGCTATTTTGAATATGTTCACAGAGGCTGTGCCACTTTTCACCATCTTCGTAAACAGCACAATGTTTGCACTCGCTTTCTGCACAGCAGAAGACGTGGCAATCATCACTCCTACCAGCACCTGAAGAGCTACTGCGGTCAGACGGATTGAAGTCTCTCCGCGTTCAAACCGGTTGGGAATGCTCGAAATATAGCGAAGCACATCAGTTAGCCATTCCACAAATCCGCTGTTGATAAACGATTCCTTGATGGCGTTCCCCATACGCTGCATGATGGCCATTGCGTTTTCGTTCTTGATGTTGTATTCATCCGTCACGCTGGTAGCCTCCTTAAACGCACGGGAAGAAGTGAATACCTGCGCCTTCAGCTCGTCTACGCCGGAAGAAAGGGTAACGAGCACCTGCTTGATACGCTTGCCATCGCTACCGAGGTCTTTCATAATCGGAGCCAGCACATCCAGTCCGCCCATAGCATTCATTTTCTCGAATACAGCGATTACGGCCTGAATGGTTTTACCCTGTTCAATCAAGTTTTTCAAGTAATCATCGCTCAGTCCCACAGCCTGCGCCACCTCGGTGGTGTTACTGGTAAGTGTAGAGATAAAGGTGTTCAAAGCCGTACCACCCATTTCGGCGTGCTGACCAAGCGCGTCGAGTGTGCCGGCCAGCGCAATCAGGTCGGACATGGAAAGTCCTGCCGCTTCTCCGATAGCTCCGATACGGTTTACTACATCGACAATCGGACCGGCAGAAGCACGGCTGGTCTGAGATATTTCGTTGATAGCAGAACCGGTGGCGAGCAAGGCTTTTTCCACTCCGAGCTTCTGTGTCTCACCCAGAATGGCATTCACCTTCATCAGCTGACGTACCGCTTCAGCTCCTCCTAAATCTTCTCCCAATGCTACGAGCAACTGATTACCTGCCTTCACGAATCCCAACACATCTTCTTTGGCAGAAATTCCTAACTTACCGGCTTCGTATGCCAGGTCGTGAAGTTCCTGCTGTGCGGTACGGGTGTCGATACTGTCAATTTCACGGCTTAGCTCGGCTACTGACTCAGTGGAAAGCCCGGTGGTCTTCTCGATGTCGGCCAGACTGTCGCTCAGCTGCAAGTTAGCCTGATACAACTGCTTGATACGTCCTACCACCTCATTGAATCCGGCATATACCAGCACATAACTTGTCAAACGCTTGATGGTAGCTACAATCTGGTTATCGTGTTCCTGCCAGCTTCGCTTCACTTCATTAATCTGCTCGTTTACCCGACGCAGATTCATTGAAGCTTCCATGTATTCGCGCGTGTCACGCTCAGCTTCCGAAAGTTCTTGCTGAAGCTGCGCCGCAGCCTTTTGCAAATCTTCCAGTGGAGCGGTTTTAAGTGTAAGAATCACTTTGTTAAGTTCTTCTGCACTTAATACGGAACTTTTCTGTTTCTTCTCAATCGTGCTCAGCGCATCTTCAATTTTTTTCAAGCCTTTTGTATCGCTTACTTCAAGCTTCTTTTTATACTCTTCGAGCGATTTTTTCAGCTTCTCAAGGTCTTCGTATGTACCGTCGAACGTACCTTGACCAACCGTTTCAGCTTTATCAAGCGCATCTTCCAGTGAAGTAAATTCGGCAGATGATTGTTTCAGTTTCTCATTAAGTGAATTGATGGCCGATTCTACCTCCTTTACTCCCTTTGTGTCGCTTGTCTTTAGCTGCTGCTTGTATTGTTCAAGCAACTTGATGGCTTCTTTTGTCTGGGCTATTGTGCCATCGAATGTGCCGGTCTGTACTTTCCCTAGTGTGGTTTGAGCACGATTGGAAATGCGGTTCTGCTCTTCCTTGATAACCGCTTCCAAATTTTGCTGGTATTGCTGTAGTTTCTGTGAAGAAAGTTCTGCCCCATCCACCTGCTCCTGCCAGAACTTTTTCAGTTCAGCCAGTGAGGATGTGCTGGCATTCCCAATATTCTTCATGCGCTCTGCAATAGCCGCATTTTTACTTGTATTCTCAAAATCAGAAAGATACTTCTTAGCTCGCTCAATGTACTGATTATATATATCCCATTGCTTTGAACCAAGTTCTGTCGCATCACGAAGTTGGGTTGTTGCCTTAATTGCATCCTGAATCTCAGTAAGGCTACTTCCACTTAAATTACTGAATACACTGACTGCGCTTTTAGCCGAGCGTTTCTTCTCTTCATCCAAAACCTGTTTAAGCTTTGATTCGTATTCAGCAAGTTCCTGACTTCCACGCTGCGCACCGTTTACCTGCTCCTGCCAGTATTTTTTCAGCTCGGCCAGGGATGATTCACTGGCTTTCCCCAATTCTTTCATCCTATCGGACATGGCAATCTGCTTTGTCAGGCTGTTGAAATCCGACAAATACTTCTGCGCACGCTGTATTTCATCATTGTAAATCTCCCACTCCTGTCCGCCAAGCTTCTGAACATCACGAAGCTTTGTTGTCACATTAATGGCTTCCTGGATTTCCGCGACACTGCTGCCATCCAGATTACCCATTACACGACCAGCCTTTGAACTGATACGACGTTGTTCCTCGTCCTCCACCTTTTTCAGCTGTTCACGGTAGGTCTGAATCTCTTTTGTATTTTTCTGAGTGGTAGAAATAAGTTCCTGCAATCGCTGTTTGGCCATGCCAAGCGACTTGTCGCTCACATTGCCTATGTCGCCTATTATGTCGGAAAACTCTACAAGGTTCCCTTTCCGGCGCTGTGCTTCATCGGCTATCTGTTTGATGTAATCGCGAACTGTATTAAGCGTTTGAAGGTCTTTCGGGTTTACCCCAAGCAACATCTGTTTCAAGCCATTCTGAGCGTTATTAAGATTACGTAGAGTCTGTCCGGAAATATCTGTAAGGTATTTCTGCACAGTATTAATATTCCGTTCAGATTCAGTTATTGACTTCTGAAGTTGTTTTTGCTGCTTTAAAGCATCTTCATATATCTTTTTATTCTTGTCGTAAGCAACCGTATCCACAGTAGCCTGCATGTTTTTCTGGGCTTCCTGTGCCTGTTTACCAAGCTTCTTCCATTCTTCACGCATCTGTTCAACCTGCTTACGGGCCTGTTCCGCTCCGCCTATAAGCACGTCGATTCTAGCCAGTCTGGTACCTAAACTATTTGCCATGTCTTTGTGTTTGTTTCCCTCAAAGTTAGGCACCCGAAATGTGGAAATGAAGGACAAAAAAACGGTGTCCGTCAGTTCAACGGACACCGTTTTAAAACTATTCGCCAGCAACCTCTCAAGTGGTTTGCGGCAAACCTCTCGAGCGATATGCAGCAAACCACTTGAGAGGTTTGCTGCATTTGTTTTGACAGGCCCTACAGGCTATTGTGGAGGGGGTGGTAAGTGGCGAAAGGGAAGAATGTTCGTATATTACAATAATCCATTAACCATCACTTCCGCATACACCATCCCGAACGCTATCACCTCCGCCCAGAACAGCGGTTTGCACAACACGAAGCTATACCATAAATCGCCATTCCATACTTGTTTCAAGCGTACACCGACATATAATGCCCACGCAATCCACACAAGCAGAAGACACGGACAGGTAAGTGCTATCCATATCTGACTGTTGAGCGCAGCTATCGTGGTAGCGACGATGTGTACAGGCCGGTCCATCCCGGCTTTGAAATTGGGTGCCGCACCCACGAATAGTAACGCTCCGCACATCAGAAATGCGGTGAACTGATAATTTTCGGGGGTAGCAGATAGGAGGGTGGGCATGAGCAGTAGGGATGTTGCGGTCATGGTGAAGCCGAACCACAGCTTATGTTTCAACGAATAGTATGTGTCGCTGATGGAATATGGTATTCCGTTGCGTTTCACCATCACCCCCACGTATGTGAGGATGACAGCTATTGATAAGAGTATGAGTATCATTTTGTGTTCAGATTAAGTTTTTCAGGATATCCGGTTGTGTGGTCGTAGGCTTCCACTTCTTTCACGCTTTGCAGGGCTTCCACATTCGCCTTGTGTTGTGCCGTTACGTTGTAGCACTGCAGGGCGTACAGTTCGAGGGCGGAGAGCATCTGTATAGCTGTGTCGCACTCGATGGTGTAGCTTTTGTCTCCGAACCAGAGTGTAGTGGTGAGCATCGAGGCTGCCTTCTGTATCTGGGTGGAGTTCATCAGTCCTACGCGGGTGTTCTTGTCGAGCCAAACGGATTCGCCGTCGAGAGTGAAGCTGTTTACCGCGTCGCTCGTGTCGTAGCTTTCTATCTCGAATATCTTTGCGGCTTTTTCGGCTCCCAGTTCGTCGGTGGGCAGTTCGCTTACTTCTTTGAACATTTCCTCCATGTCGGAAGGAAGGCGGTTTGCACGCTTGAAATAGATGTTTGTTCCGATACGATTTATGTACAGACCTTCTGTACTGTAAATCTCTTTTTCTGTAAATTTTATCATAATGTCACGATTGAGATTGATGGTTTGTTTTTCAGTGCTGACTGGATTTCTTCGTCTTCAATGATTGAGGCATAGTCTTTTGCCGGAAGTGTGAGTGGGATAACGGAGTTGCTGTCTGTATTCTCGATAAAGAACAGCAGTGCCTCGCGGCTTATGCCGGGTTCTTCGGTTATCGTTCCCCATTCCTGCACTATGCAGGTTTCGTATTCGCGATTGATGAAGAAGTCTGCTCCTTCGGGTTTCTCTGTTTCGCAGTATGGCTTGTAGCCTTGTGCGATGATTTCTTCTTCAGCAAGTTTTCCGCCTACTTCCTGTCCTTTCTCTACTTCTTTGACGAGTAGCTGGTCATTTTCGATTTTTGCGTACTTCATGTTATCAATGTTTTTAAATGTTGCTATCAGTTGTCCGTTATGCTCGCATATATGCAGGTTCGCGGAGCTGTAGGGGGAGCCTCCTTTTCGGATAGTACCTTTCCGGCGGTCTGAATATGGAAGCATAGTCGTTCAGGTTTAGATATGATGTCTTGTTTGGTTTGTATTTGCTTTTCAGCACACAGACGAAGCTGCCGTTCTTGTTGCGGAAATACAGCCATTCGGAAAATGTTTCCAAAGCTTTCTTTGCTATGCGCTTTTTGATGTTGAAGGATGCTGTTCCTTTCATCAGACCGAAATAGCTGTTTATGCTTTGCATGACGTGTACGGCGTTATCGTACGACGGCATCCGGCTGTATTCTTCTATCGCTGTATGAAGGGCGTGTACTGTGCGGTTGGATATGTAGATACGGTTCAGCTTTACTACTTTTCCGCAGAACTTTACTCCGTGTGAGGCCGGCTGTATGTAGAATTTATCGGGATGGACTTTTAGTTTCAGCCGTCCGGTCGCTTTTATGAATACTTTCCGGGCATGGATTATTTCGGCTGCTGTTTCTGCCACCACGCATATATCATCTACAAACCGTGTGTATCTCACTCCGGCTTTTATCATTTCCGCATCAGCTTCCGCCATGACGAGGTTTGCGAGGAGTTGGGAATAGAAGTTTCCTATCGGGAGTCCTTTATCGGGTGGAAGTCCGAAAAGGCTTTTGTTGGGCGGAACTTTATCCCACATTTTTATATCGGAGCGTCGCTCGCAGTCTGTGGCCGGATTGTGCTGTATCAGGGTGTGAAGCAGGGAGAGTTTTTCTTCCTTATCGGGTTTATCGTAATACATATCGGCGTATTTCCGAAAGATGCGGTATGCTGTTTCCTTGTCTATCGACATAAAGAAGCCTGATATATCCATTGTGGCCACAAAGGCTTTCTTTGTGTAACCGTCCGTTACATCACGAATATTCCGCTGTATCTGCTCGATGGCTGTAGATGCGGAATGCCCGATACGGTTGCCGTGGCTTACATCACCATTGGCTTCGTGGACTTTCTCGCATATCTCGCCAAGCATCGGAGCGACGTAGTGGTGCACGATACGGTCGGTGTAGTTAGCTGCAAACACTTCTCTATATACAGGATAGTCGAGGACAAAACAGATGCTTGTCTGTGGCTGGTAGCCGTTGTCTATTCTGTTTATCAATTCATAAATACGCGACAGGTTGAAATGAAACGATGCTGCTTCGAGCGATGCGTGCTTGTTTTTGTAACAGTCACTTTCGGCAGCTATCCAGGCGGGCACTTTTTCTGATAAATCGGAGGCCGGCACCACGCTATAGGTGTTGTTCGTGTTGTTGTTGTTCAAGTTGCCATTTCCCATGTTCACATACCAGGCGTTGTTGCCATTGTTGCGGACACAGCTCCAGACGTTGCCGCCCAGGACTTCTGCCCTGTTAATCGAAATAGCTTGCTCACCGCAAGCACAGGGACCTTTATCATTAAACAGTTCTGCCGACATAGTTCAAGACTTTTCGGATCTGACATTCTTTATCCTCGCAAGCGAAGATAAAATATTATCGCACAAAACGTCTATTACAGACGCTTTCTCTTTGCTGCATCCTCCAAGAGCCACTATCAAGTATATCCCGAACTGCAACTCGTATGTCAGTTCTGTAGCTCTTTTATAATAGTCCATTCCACGGACCTGGCGCATAGCGTAGATGAAGAGTAATGCGCCTTGCTTCAGCATAGGATCTATATATGTTCTGCTTATGACCTTATAAGCTTTGCTGTTGATTTCTATGAGACAATTATTCAGGCGTATCACATCCTGAATAATCGGTGCGTCCAAATGTTTCCTCCCGGATCTGTTCATTTCTATTGTCGCGTATTAAATGTTAATATATTTTAATGCAAAAGTTAATGAGCCGTGCTCCGCACGGCTGAGATAAATCAAAAAGCGGAGGCCGGCACCACGCTACAGGTGCCGTACGCGTTGCCGTAGTACAAGGTGCCATTACCCATGTGCACATACCAGGCGTAGTTGCCACTGTAGCGGACACAGCTCCAGACGTTGCCGCCCAGGACGCCAGGTATGCCCCATTTTTCATAACTGTTAAGATAGTTTATCAATCCTGAAATTATGCTTTTGTTTGTCCAGTATGGATATAATTCTTTCTCTCCTGCCATATACTTCCCTTCAAGTGTTTTGATGTAATACACAGCATGAGAGTCCGCCATATTCCATTCGTAATTTGTACTGGAATTTCCCGGTCTGCTTATGTATGGGGTAATGATATACCAATAACCGTCAACGGTTATGGCTTCCGCTCCTTTTGCGCCCGGAGAAAGAAGAGGTCGTTCGGCGGAGTTTACTCCGGTGTCGTTCATGTTTACACCGTTTGTTTTCTGCTGTTCGTACAGCCATTCAGCGTATTCAGGTTTAAAATAATATGCGTTGTTTACTGAATACTTATTATTTGTATTGTACATTGCTTTCAAACCTGTGTTCTGGCCGTTTACGAAGAAAAACATATCTTCACCTAACTGAGCCTGTACGCCTGATGAATTTAGGATTTCCACATCGGTTATTGTGCCTTCTGCTTCAGAAGATGTTATGCCGCTACAGATGGCAAACCTGTGGCGAAGCCATTCATTCTGTACATACATGGATTCAAGACGTTCGGCGTAATTATCCGCTATCATAGCATTTACATTACCGCAATTCTTTTCCATTATCCAGCGTTGCTTGGTATTACCGCTATAAAGTTCAAGCTTGTCGTCTTCCGTTACGGTTACGCTCCAGTCGGCTGCGAAGTGACTTCCTGCAGCATGGGTGCCAAGGTTCTCATCTATGGTTCCATGATAGTCTGTTCCTTCTCCTGTTCCGGTTCTCTGATCGTATTCATAAACGGAATGCTGCATTGCGTTTGATGCTTTGCTTGTAGTACCGGACGTGGCGTAATATTCTCCCTGCCACGGCCAATACAATATCGTTCTTATCCCGTTGCACTCCAAAGAGAATCCTACCGGAGGAGCAATGAGTTCGTTGTCGAAGCCGTTGGCCACGCTGCGCTCGTTCCATTCTTTTACCGTGTAATGCTTCAGGTCTGCATCTACAATCTTGATATGGTCGTTTGTAGCTACGGCTTCCGTCTTGCCTTCTTTTGTTGTGATGGCAGTGGAGCGTACCGGCAGTATCAGCATTTGCGATTCAAAGGCGTATTCATCCCCTGTCGGAATGGCTGCTATTTTAGCCGGATATTCGGAAAGGATTTCTCCTACATTTTCTACACCCTTTGCTTCAATGGCTGCCTTTATGGCGGCTTTGCTTTCTTTTAACTTGTTTAGTTTGTCTGCTGTCGTTCCCATTATATCACCTCCCCGTTTATTTCATCAAGTACTGTGTTTATATCTCCTATAGCATTGCTTAAATCCTGAGAGGTGGCGTACCCTTTCTGCGCAAGAGTTTCTTCTGTTACATATCCTTCAGGAACTTGCTTTAAAGAAGAATTTACTCCATCAACGAGTTCGTCTATCTTCTTCGTTATAGCGTTCATTTCATCAGACTGCAACACCTGCTCTCTGGTGAATGTTTTATTTAATTTCTGAATATCTGCCATGGCATATTATTTTAATTTGTTTACATCGAGCTTTCCTTTGTCGAGTACGAGGTATTTTTCTTCAGGAGGAGATATATGCTTTTTCTTCTTAATCTCACAGAATCTATACGTCAAAAGCTTAAACGTATTTAGCTTAATAGGTTTCATGATCCTGCCTCCCTTATGGTTGCTTTTGTAACTTTACTTGATACAACAATTTTAATATACTTAGGATAGACCGCATGACAAAAATCTGCATCTATTACGTCCCCCCACTTTAGTTCAATATATGAACGCCTATACTTTCCTTCATCACTTCCCCTTTGATAAATCTCCAATGTTCCTCCACTCTCCATTTCGATATGAAGATTATAGTCTGAGTTTACTTTTGTTTCTGATACAAATGATTTGCCTTCCTCATTAAATAATAATTCTCTCTGTTCCATGATATTTGTTTTTAGCAAAAATAAGTAACATACACAAAAATAAGAAGGACAAAAAAACAGCTGTATATATATCGGATAAGACTACTTTTTTAAAAGGGAATCTAATTAAAATTGTCTCACATTTTATATTTTACACCGTTTTTCAGCACTTTTTCCATTTAATCAGAAATTGTGAAACTCAAACACAACCAAATCAATATTTTTGCAATAAACAAACTACTTATCATTATGAAAAAAAACTTATTTTTTACATTGACTTTAATTTTAATTATGTGCTTGTTTACTTCTTGCGGAAGTACATATATGGCTGTTTACGATTTAGGTCTTTCTTCTGTTGAAAGCCCTTCATACTCAAAAGATCCATTTGGTAATTCGGAAATAGTAAAGATTTCTGATGAAGTCCCTTCAAAAAATAAAAAGGCTCAGATTGTAAACAAATACAGATACACGGATAAATACATTGACATTGTGTGGTGGTACTCTACCACTCAGTTTGAATTTGAGCTGAAAAATGTTTCAGAAAAAACACTGAAAATAAATTGGGATGATGTAACCTTTATGGACTATACAGGTAATATAAGCCGGATTATGCACAAAGGAGTAAAATACATAGACAAAGATAAAAGTCAGGGAAGCATAAGCATACCCAAAAACGGAAAGCTAAACGATATTATAGTCCCTACGTCAAATGTATATTTCAGTCAGGGGTTTGGCGTTTATGTTCCTTCTGAATGGAAACAAAAATCAATCATTCCATGTTTCTACAAGAGTAAGAAAGAAATGCAGAATGATATTGACAATAAAATTTGGATAGGTAAAAAAGTACAAATACTTTTCCCGATAGAGATTGAAGGAAAGAAAAATGACTACAATTTTGAGTTTACAGTTAACGGTACATACTGATAATAAAAAAACAATGCAGCCGGGGAAGAAACGACAAAACCCGGCTGCATTTTCATTCATATAGGGTGGAAAGACAAACTACATCATCTTTTTCTCATAATTATATCGCCCACCACATTTGCCAGCACATTAGAGCCAAATCCTCTTATCCCGTCAAGTTGAGCTACCATACGTATAAGGAGGTCCAGCTTTTCTTCTATGCGGCTGTTACATGGCTGCCGGCTCTCCGTACATGCGCTTCTTGAAGTAACGGCGCACCTGAAAGTTCATATCTTTGTCCTTAAGATAGGAAACGGCCTTTTTGTAACATGAAAGAGCCATCTTTTCATTCGGTACTTCCGATGGCTTCTTGAAGCCCATATCCTCTGCAATACTGTAAGCCATGTCGCTGTAAATCATGTTTGCTGTAACACAGAGCGCATACGAATTGTAGAACGGTTTTTCTTCAGGAATACCTCCTAGCTGCTTCACCGCAGAAACAAATGTGTCGTGACCCCAGTGGAATCCCTGAACACCGTCTTCATTTATCATTGTTTTCCCAATGTTTACGGCTTCACTTTCGTCCAGGTAATTATTCCACTCTGTTGCTTCGAGGTGCGCCAGCCAGTTTCTTGCCATCTCCGGATGCACCTTTGCCAACTCGCGGAACATGTATTTTTCGGCTTCCCCGAAAATCTTCATATTTTTCACATCCTTGCTTTCTTTCATCAAGGCGTACAGATAATTGTATCTGTCTATCATTTGTTCGGTTGTCATGTCTATTTGTTTTAAATTAGTTTCTCCAAAACTTCCCGCCCTCGCGGACGGGAAGCCACTCAAACATTTTTCCTTTTCCTTCGCTTTTTTACGGGTTCATCGGCGGATGCCAGACTGAAAGCGCTAAACGCGGCTGCCTGAACTTCGTTAAGCGGGAAAGGTAGCAGTAATCGTGACCGGGACTGCAATCAGTGCGCCGCAAGCAGAGCAACCGCAACCGTTCTCATTGTAAGAGAATACCTGCGGAACTAAAGCTGTAGCTACCACACTGGTAGGGGCTGTATTTGCCGCACCGATGAAGGTTACTGTAAACTGTTCGGTCCACTGAATAGTCTTTGCTGCACATCCGTTTTTCGGAGTGTAGGTCAGAGTTACAGCTGCGTTGATAAGCGCAATGTTCTGCGTGTTGTTGTTTGTGACGCTTGCTACACTGAATACGACGGTAGCAGTAGGTTGAACGCCGTTGTTCACGCAATAAGCCTGACGCAGTTTCTTAGTGATGTTTACCGTCAGTGGCTGAGCGGTAGCTGTCGGAACTCCAGACAAAGTAATTGACTGAATCATAGTTGTGTTGTGTTTGTGTTATATATCTTTTACAGGACACCAGGCCGCCTGTATTCGGCACTTATTTCTCTTCTTTTTCTCGTGTTTCATTCTTTGGTGCAGGCTGCGGTTGTGGGTGCGACGGCTGTGCGGGCTGCTGCGGAACCTTCACCACATATTCCTCGGGTTTCTGATACGGAAGGTTGCAGTCCAGGTATTTCTTCAGTTCCACCAGGTCATCGCGGTCAAAAGTGAAGAATCCGTCGATAACAGATAGCTTCCCCTGCTGGATGGCAGAATCTACATAACCATGAGCCAGTTCCGGGATCATGTCGTCCGGAATGCGGGACACAAATCGTTCAAGGAACGGACGGATCATTTTTGTCCCTCCTAAAGATGCCAGCGAATTGATTTCATTGGAAATCTGCCATCCGGGGCCTGCGAGTCCGATTGACTTGAATAACTTCTCCACCGGAAGCATACCGGCAGAAATACCGTTGAGCGTATTGCCCATCATAACCGGAATGACCGGCTCACCCCATTTCAGGATGACAGCGGTCAGAATCTGTGCGTTTGTCATTGTGCTGCGTGTTTGAGTTTTTTCTACAGTGCTTGAAAATCAAAAGGAAGGGGAAGACCGGACGGTCCTCCCCCGGGGCCAGTTTGGGGTTACTGGGCAGACGGACATCCGCAGCATCCATCCTGACATACGTTGCTTGACGGAATGTATGTCTTAGTGATAGCCTGCAAAGCGGCGATGCTGTTCTGCATGCACTGCAGAGCAGCGGTGTTGGTACCGTTGTAAACGGCCTGCTGCATGTTGACAGCTGTCTGAGCGTCTTTGTTGGAACGAACTTCCACTGCAAGTTCCTTGATCTGACCCTGCAAGTCTTTGTAGGCTTCCACAATCTTCTGATCAGTGTACTTGTCAGCCTTCAGCAAAGCGATTTCTGAATCCTTTGCATTCAGTTGTTCCACCATGTTCAACTCATAACGGCTTACGGGCATGTTGTCTGAGCATACGCCTTCTGCGTTCCATCCCCAGCCATTGCGACCCAGGATGTTACCACCGTTGATACCCAAAAATGATGCGATGCCTGCTGCTGCACCCACAGTGTTGAAATTACCTTGTCCCTGGCCGGTTACGTTGTAACTCTGGCCATCCATACCTTTGATTGTCATACTGTTTTTTGTTTGTGTTGTGCCGTGAACTATTTCCCGACATGACAAAGGTACGGACGAAGCATTACTCTGGGAATGAGTTATTTCCTAACCTCTTCCTGATTCTTTCGCAACTTATTCTGAATATTTTCTGTGTGCTGAGACGCTGGTCGAAATTGGTATGAATCTGGTTGACGGCACGCTCCGTCTTTCCGATTCTTGCAGCGATATACGACGGATTCAATCCGCTCTGAAAAAGGAAATGCACCAGCAGATAGCGTGCATCTACCGTCTCTGTGTCCTTCCTTCCGGAAAGAATCTGTGCGGACGGTATTTCCGTTTCCTCCGATACCATGCGGAGGATGGTGTTAAAAATCTCACTCTTGCTCATCGTTTCTTTGTTTATCTGGACACGTCTGCCCTGTGTTTTCTCTTGTGTTTAACGAAACAACCTGCCGCTACCATTGCAGCAGGTTGTAATTAAGCGTAACGCCCAGAAACGGTTCTGTCTTCCCTGAAAGCCCTATCCCGCATCCGGCGCTCAGTCCTATCCCCCACCTCTTTTTTTTCGGTGCCGGTGCATTTACCACCCCCGTCTGTGTGCGGCGGTAAAACTCTGCCGACACCAGTTGCGGGCGGTACCCTGAAATGACTATCCGGTAGTCGTCCGTGCGGTATTCCTTCTCTGTGAGAGGAATAATCACGTCCACGTTGTCTTTCCCTGTAGAAAGCGAATCAGAAACAACCGTAACCGTATCCGCTATGCTGTCCGGGATGGAAGCTGGTCCGGACGGTTTCTGCGGACGATATACCGGAAGGCGTGCGGTGTCTGTTCCTGCGGGACGCTCTGACACGGGAGGAGCAACTGCCGTGTCGCGTATCGTATCTACCCTGACGGGAAGCCATACGGTATCACCCTGCCCAGACTGCGGCGACGCGCATCCACGGAAGAAAAGCGAAAAGAGGAGCGCGGCCGACAGCAAGCCTACCAGTATCCACGGGAGCTGTTTCATACGCCAAGGTATTTACAGATTCCCTGCACATGCAGCGTGACAATCTTCTGTCGGCCTTCATCCGACAGAAGGAAGTCCACATCTTCGCGATTGTCCTGGAAAAGGTTTTCCGTCAGCACAGCCGGGCAAATGGTATGCTTCAGAATGCAGAAACCGCTTTCCTTGTCGCTGTCGCCGTCGGCGGTGTCCTTACGAATCTTCATTCCTTTCAGCACCTGCTCTGCACTCTGATACAGACATTCGGCCAGTTTGTCGGCCTTGGTCTGACCTACGCTGGTCCATGCCTCCCATCCGCGTGCGGTCATCCACTGCGTGCCGCTTCCGGCAGCGTTGCAATGGACGGATACCAGGATGCTGTCTTTCACCCGGTTGGCGCGTGCGCACCGTTCCTGAAGCGAAATGTCTTCCTCTTCCGGAACGAGCAGCTGCGCGTCCAGCCCTTTCTTCTTTAGCGCATCTACCACGCGGCGTGCAATGTCGCGTGCATAGGCATATTCGCGCAACCGTCCGTCGGGCGACTGCTTCCCTTTGGTGTCTGCACCATGACCGTTATCAATCCAGATTTTCATGTCGTGTCTAGTTTAGTTTTTGTGTTGTGACTGTGGTTATGCAGAAGCTAGAACCCCGGCCTTTTCAAGCTCGTCAATCAGCTTGTTCAGTACGGTATGTGCATCTGCCGAACCTGTAGCATCTGTTACATGGGCACCCTGTTTTACCAAACCTGGTGTTCCTGATGCGGCATTTGTATAAGTTGTATCAGTCCAGTTTACTGTTACATAGGCTTTCCCGCTGCCATCTACTTTTACAGCATAATTCTTGCTGTTTTCAGAATAGCCGGTCTGGATTCCTCCCAAAGCAGAGTCGCTGGCTTTCGGGAGCACATAGCTTTCACCTCCGCCGCCACCACCGGCTGCTGCGGAATCCTTGATAACCAATGCCTTGACTTTTTTCACCTCCACATCGCTCAGAAGCCGTACCTTCATGCCGGCAGGTACATTGATTTCAATTACTGAATTTGTGAAATTCACCGTATCCATTGCGACGGGTTCCATGGTGTCAATAAACTGGTAGATTGAAAGCCTTCCGCTTTTCACACCCTGAATCTGCACCATTGTACGTCCTTCGGAAGTATATTCGGCCACATAGCCTTCAGCTCCCTTCTTAAAACTGATTTCGTCCATTGTTTGTGTTGTGTTTTTGGTTTGTAACTCTATTTATAGGGATTCTCCCGGTATTCCGGAAGAATGAACTGTATGTTCACCGCTGCATCGTGCAGCACCTTATGGGCTTGTTCCTCACTTACCTCCATTTCGTCGGTAAACTCGCAGAAGATGTTTCCTACCCAGTCGGAAGCGCTGTTCAGCCTCTTTATGGCTACGCCGCGACAGCCATTGGTTATAAACAGGGATTTGGCCATCTTGTCCTTCACTTGAGAGTCTATATCCGTATAGCAGAGAAAAAGGTTTTCGGCCAGCCCTCTGCTGAATACTGCCATTTCGCTCATAGGGAGCCGCTGCACGTTGTCCTTCATGCCCGACACCCCCTTGCGTTTCACTTCGAAATAGATGGAAAGGAAGGCTGCGTTACCCAGCGGGTGCGGCTGTACGATGTACACCCTGTCGGCCTTTGTCTCGTAGAGCACCTTCCACAGTTCGCCGAATACCTTTGCCGTGTTCTCGCTTCGCTTGAAGCTAAGACGTTCGGTTTCCTGCTTGTACCGTTCCAACTTCATATCGTTCATCTTGTCACGATACTTCTGCGTCATTTTGTTGTACTGAGTAAAAATCAAGGTACCCACGGAAACTACAGCTGCGCTTATGGCCGTCACCATTTCTGCGTCCATTCCGTGCCTCCTTCCGATTTCCCATTATTCCATTTCAGGCGTATTTTTTTCAAAAAGAGCGGCAATAGCTTTTACCACATCGTAGAAACCGCATCCACTAAGGCCGGCAGCCAGTCCGTAAATAAGCGTTCCCCACCATTGGTATCCTTCGAGCAGAGGAGTAAGCTGAAGCGCCCATGCCAGCACGCAAACCACCATACCTACCGCCACGCTCACACCGATTTTTGCGAGCTTGCTTCCTGAAATGGCAGGAATTACTTTCAGGATTTGCGTCACGATAGCCGAGATAAGTGCTACGATTCCGGTAAACGTGCCTAGGTCGATTACGAATCCGGCAGTAGAAGGTTCAGAGGTTACAACGCCCTGTGCGAAAACGGTCACTGCAGAGATCAGCATTGCAAACATTAAAATCATCTTTTTCATTTTGTCGTCGTTTTTAGTTAAACATTTGGTTTTTGATGCAATACAAAGTTACGAAGAGCACATTGGAGAATGAAGGACAAAAAAACGACGGTTTCTCGGAGGACAAAAACAAAAAAGGAGACAATCGCTTGTCTCCTTTCTGTGTGTGTTGATAAAACTCTCATCGAAGAAGGGAATCCCTGTTTTCCCTATCACGCCGCTAAATTACAAAAAATATTTATATCCGAATAAAACGGATATGTTTTTTTGACAATTGAATGCTTATTTGCACTTTAAAACAATAAAAAGGGGAATATACCTCTCTTGGAAATATCCCCCTTTATGCATCTAATAATTCATTAAGAATTATAGCTGCAAATATAGCTTTTTATTATGATTGACATCTTGTTTATGCTTAATTTTTAATATATTTATAGTGTATCTAATAATAATCATTATGAATAAAATTAAGTATGAGCTTGTAACGCATCGTGTACACGGAGGAATGCTAGCTGTTTTTGTGAAATGTTCACAGTATGGTTCTGTAATAGAACTAGATACTAATGTCAGAGTGTTTAATGACGAATGGAGCAAAGAATTCGGACTTATTTCTAAAAATCCAAATGCCGCTAATCTTAACCTGCTAATCAGAAAACTTGTGTATAACCTGGAAGAGATTGAACTAACTTATTCTGGAGAAATTACATTGTCTAAATTGCATGACATCTATTCAAAACGTGGAGCTTCTGCAGACTGGTATGTAATGTGGGAAAAATCCATGAATGAAAGAGGGTTAAAACCTCGTACTATAGAAATACATGAAAATGTTTTGAAGACTATAAAAAAATTCAGAGATTCTTGTCCTGTCACATCATTGACAGAGGATTTCTTCCGCGGATTCATGGGATTTTTAATTAATTCCGGACTTAAATATTCAACCGTATGTAAGGAAATGCATGTTGTTAAGGCATATTATAATATCGCACGTAAATTGTATGGGAATAAGGTTCCATCGGATGCATTCGCTTTTTACCATGATCCAAAAGACCTGAACAATACTTATAAACTGAAGTCGTTAAGTGATGATGATATACGTAAGATTGAGAATTATGTAGCATCTGGGACGTTATCAGAAAGTAAAAAGCTAACTATCAATCAATTCTTATTCATGAGCTATTCTGGAACTAGGATAAGTGATTTTGCTTCTCTCAACGAAAAAAACTTCAAGTTGGAAGATGGTCGGATTTGGCTTGAATATAATTCCGTAAAAACAAATACACATGTCAGAATACCTCTTTTTGCTCTGTTTGATGGAAGAGGTGAGCAAATATATAGCCAGTATCAGAATAGACTTTCAGAGTTTTTTATGTGGGGAACAATTGCAGGTTCAATTCAAGGTTGTCTTCCGCTCTTAAAGGAAGTGGCCTTAACAAGCATGTAACCGCTCACGTTGCAAGACATACTTGCGCAAGCAGATTAATTAATAGGAATGTTCCTATAACTACAATACAGCAAGTAATCGGTCATAGACAAATAAAGACTACGATGATATATGCAAAGATTGACGACAATTCGTTTGTAAGACAATTGAAAGGATTATAAAAAGCCTCTTTACGAGGCTTTTTACAAGTTCTGGCGGAACTGATGGGTGGATTTATAAGGAGAAGCCCAGTTTCAGAATCTTTCGACTCCTGTATAAATCAGGGCGTTTATAATATCAATAAGACCACTTATCCATCCGCAGTAAACTATCCTCCAAGTATTGTCTATGGGCTTCTATTTGTATTCAGTTCATCGAATGGATGGGTTTCACAATTATCTCATAATTTGGAAAATAATACAATACACACAAGAATAAGAAATGAAAATGGTATTTGGAATGAGTGGAAACAGTTATAATTCTTTCCATTCAGTCCATTCTCCATTACTTATTTTTGCCCTTTGATAAGTCGTTCCAGTAAATATCTCTACTAGTATCTGAAATGCACTTTGATCAGATTTCGCAGAAAGCAGAAAACCAAAATATCCATTTGTGTTTGTTGAGCCATTCTCTGCATAATAATATCCATCTTCAATGTTGTTCGCGTCAACCACTTTGCGTCCACGATAGGCGAAGGGGAATTGTATTAGTCCCGCCAGGACTGATGAAAACTGTTCTTTGCCAATATATATAGGATTCCCATTAGAGTCAATTCCTCTTATAAAAGGAATATCTTCTGAAGGCTCATTCAATTTCTCTGATTTTGAAATTTCTCTAGATGCATCTCCTATACTGATTATTCCAGTTTCCATATCGCTCGGATTTGAAACTATAAAATTTTTAGGAGAATTTATTTGTAAAAATGATGACATTAATTCAGAGATTACTTTTTTCATGGAATCTTTTGACATCTTTTGTACATCCCCATTACTCTTTACACCAAGAAAATAATCAAAATCTTCAACGGATGTAACGTCTGATAATTTTTTATCTGCCATAATTATATGTTTTAATCGTTTGTGTTTTGTTATATAATACTCATTAAACAGTTTCCTTATTATCCGGAAGAACCGGTCTGTAATAAATTACTTTTTCAGATTCATCAGGAGAAAGTGAAAGAAGCATAGGATTCTGGTCTGGCATAGTATCCTCTGATAAAGTATGTGGAGTCACTACCTCAAGAAGCACATCATCAAAATTAAACTTAAAACCAGAAGGAGCTTCTGTGCCGATTACCTCATTAAAACTTGGATATAAACGCTTTAGTTCCAATGCCTGATTGTTTGTAAGGCTAATGTTATTAATATCTGATGATACTTTTCCCAATAAAGATACGAGCTTGTTAAGAAAATTATAATCCAGATTATCCGGATAGAACAGATTTCCTTCTTCAATCATAGAATCTTTTTCTGATTCTGGTATTTCTTTCCACAATGCCGCTTCTTCCATGGATGAAACAATCATTGATTTTTCAAAACGTCTTTCACTAATTGGAACTTCCTCACTCTGAGTAAGAAGACATCCGTTACTTGCTTGTAGTATCATTTTTCCTTGCTTTTTCAATCATGTTGTCAATAGCATCAATAAAACGTGGGTTCCCGAACCTGGAATATTCCTTAATCAGTTCCACTTCTTTCTCATCATATTCTTCTTCACCATCTGAATTGTATATCTTACGGCACAATTCAAGCGAAGCAACTCCCCTGCCCGATGCGTAGATAGCATCGGCAAACATTTCTCTTACATCTTCCACTGCTTCCGTGACGCGTGAAAGACCGTTGAAAACGTGTAATTCCTTAAAATTCAGTTTCATTATTATCCTATTTTATAACAAATTCCATTTTTAAAATAAAGGGTTTTTGAATACCCGTTTGGGGGCACATATTCTGCGGTACCTGTAAATCCAGTAACTGAATTACCTCCTTCTGTCATTGATATTTGAGTAGGATTTATAATCATACTAGAATCTCCCATCTTTAATCTTATATCTCCGTTTGTTATCTGAGTGCTCTTGTCACCGCTGTTCATTCTTATGTCAAACGGGTATAGGTAAAGCGTTTCCCCTTCAATATTTTTCAATGATATTGCAGCTGATTCATATCCTGAATTGTCGTAGAAAAACCAGCTAGAAAGCACATTCCCTGTACTTGAAACTAAAGCCATTTGTCTTGAATCAGGGTCTAATATAATTCTGTTTCCATCTGAATTAGTAACAACACCTCCAGTGAAAGTACCTGTAGCAGATTTCAACTCACCGGAAAAAGATCCGCTCGTAGCTACGACTTCACCTTGTATATGTGCTTTTGTAGCATACATCTCACCAGATTCCGTCACACGGAAGGGAGCAGAAGCACGGTTCTCGTAAGTGCTTCCTGCAAAAATACGCACAAGGCTGCCTGAATTGCTTCCTGTCATACCTGCAGTAACAGTACCATCATCTTTCTGTATAAGCAGGTCGTTTCCCTGAAACAACTGTATTTTTGCATTCTTGGCTATAATCAGTGATGTAAAAATAGAACCTACATTCGCGCCAAACCTTTTCCAAAATTCAGTGTTTGCGTATGTAATGCTGCTGCTCGATACATGCGTTTTCAAACACTGGTATGCGTCCCATCCGGTTTCAACAGCATTGTTTCTTACCAATACTACATCTATATAACGAACAGGAAGGCTTCCGTCTTTCACATCGCTGTCATTACGGTATTCCGTGTTCAATGCCCATTCAGAATCGCGGATTACACATCCCTGAAGACCGTCTGCCCCTTTCTCGCCAAGCTGTGCAAATACAGCAGGAGTAGAGAATAACCCCCATTCTCCATCTGTTGATTTCCTTCTTTTAGAGACCCATTCGTATGGATAAGAAACAGAAATACCTGAAGGTGAGCGTGTCCATCCACTTGGTATGTAATCATCTATCTGTGCTGTTGTTGGAGTTGAAGGGGTTGAATTTATTGTTGTTCGTGTGTAAATTTCTTCAGTATAAGGTCCGTCTTCGCCTTTTTGAGCAATTATTTCGTATTCTAAAGAGTTTTGTTCTCCCGTTAGTATATATCCTCCATCTTCAAATATAAATCTATTCCCATCATTATCTGTCCAACACCATAAAGGAGGATTGTTAGTTGCATTTTTTGCAGAAAATGAAGAACCACACATTGTTACAACACCCATTTCAGGAACTTCCATGCCAGACTCCCACCTTCCAATATAAGTTAACCCAGCTCCATCTTCACCCTTATCTACTTGTAGAAGCCAATCAGCATTTTCCTTGGAAGGTTCTGTATCTGTCCCGTCTTCTGCTACGCATAGCCACAATATACCATCATGGCTTACACGGTCATAAAATTCATATTTTGTGCCACTTTCCCATTGACCTCTGTCATTTGCCACAAGAACCGGCGTTCCATCTGGTCTTACTTGATTTATTGTACCAGTAAAATACACAGAATTAAGGTACATGGAGTAACCAGACATGTTCAGCCCGAATATGTTCAAATTCGTCAGGTCGCCATACTGCATGGCAATATTCCCAACCGTAAATTCCCAGTCATTCTGTTTCCAGAGAAGTCGGGTATATGATCGTGTTTCGTATGCGGAGCTTTGTCTTGCTTCATCAGTAAAGTTTCCGTAGCATGAAAAACTCATCTGTGGCTGTGGATGAATAGTATATCCGGGACGAAGTGCATAACGGAATGTCTCATTATTATCTCCCGACACCTCCGTCACGCGAAAATAGGTGGTTGCAAATCCGGAAAATTTGAAGTTACCTTTGCTGTCGTCAGAATCCTCGGTAGCATCCCTTTCATCGCCAAAATGGAAGATACCAAGTGCAATGTCATCCTTAGATACCGCACCAAACTCTCCTTTTTCCAGCTTTAGTGTACAAGTTCCAGTTGTAAGCTGATTACCTTCCGAATCCGTATCAGGTGTGCATGACAGAATAATTCCAGCACCAGGTACACGCCATTTAATCCCCAGGAAAATCTCTACACGGTTGTACCGGAGTTCAGGAACCTCCAGAAATTCCCACAAGCGAAGTCCGCGCATTTCTCCGTATCCTTTTTTATCTATCTTTGCGCCAAAACCGGTTAAACCTTCGGCAAAACCTTTCTCTCCCACCACAATTCCTGCCATCATCGTAAGCAAGAATTTTGTGGAGTCTTCACGGTCTTTATTGATAAGGTATTGTCTGAGAAGGTCTAAATATTTTCCAGTAAGCAACTTGGTTGTGGGCACGGATTCGTCGCTTTGAAGGAATTCTCCCTCATCTCCCTGGCGTGCCACATCAGAAATCTGCTTGTCGTTGATAACCAGCTTGCCGATAATGGAAAGCGTGCCTTGAACTATGTAGGAAGTGAAGCGTTTCAGCGGACGGATAAGGTCATCGGCTGTCACTTCAAACAGTTCTTTCCATCCGGCTGTATCCTGCGTTTGTCCTTCAGGAGTAGAAAGCTTACCGTAGTCCAGTGTAATTTCACGGTCGAGGGTGGCAGCTTCCAGACTGTCGGTGGCGGTAATGCTTCCGATACGTATGTAATAGAAATCTTCGCTGGGATTCTCTCCGCCGATGCTTCCGTCAGTAGCATAGTCGTTCACGGAAAACAGCACCATGGCATCGTCAGAACCACGTTCCAGACGGGCATAGATGTAGTGTGCCTCCGTGCGGTTCAGACGGGTGTTGTATCCCGTCAGCGTCCAGCTTCGGTATTCTCCGTTGGGCAGATAATCTATGCCGTAGCTTTTCTGCGGAGCCACCATGATGGTACAGCCCGGAACCACCCCCACCTGAATCAGGTTGGGGTTTTCCAGTGCATTTTCTATCATGGACACGCCCTGGTAAGAAATTCGGTATGCGTTACTCTGGTAATCGGTTATCATTTCCCTTTTCTGTATTTCTGATTCATTTTCTCAATTTCCTTGGCTTCCTTGGCCATGGCATTCATAATTCCCAGGATGCGGACCGCCTCGCTGTCGTACACTGCGTCGTAGTCACTGAATCCCTGATACTTCATGATGTTGTTAATCATTTCCACCTCTATCTTGATGGGGTTCTGCCGTCCGTTCTTTTTCCCGTTAGGCGTGAACAGCTCCGGATACATGCGTGCGTAGGCTTCCTGCACGCTCTGAAAATACTGCACCATGACGGGGAACATGCGGGCTTCTACCATGCTAAACCAGCGGGCGTTTTTCTGTATCTGTCCGGAGTTGAACGACCACACGCGGCGCTTACACTTGCGCAGGTAGCGCCCTTCGCGTATCTCTCCCGTCTCGCGCACGGATTCGTTGAACAGCGTGGCCAAAAACCGGCAGCGTGCCTGCTTCATGCGGCGCAACTGCATCCGGATGGCGGCATGGGTCGATTTTCGCCTTACAAGCGTCTGTAGAACCTTCTGTGCGTCCCAGTACATGATAAGCAGATTCTGTGCGGACTGGTACTGCGCAAAGCTGACATCGGACATCACATCTTTCGGTGCTTTCAGACGAAGGGTCCCCATACGAAGCCGGATAATTCCGTATGGAGTGACGGTGCGTGCAAAAGGATTGTCCAGAAAACCGAGCTTCTGGTCTATCCACTGGTCCACCTGCCATGCCCGCATGGGAATGCGCTCAAACAGGTGTCGAATCCCTTTGCGCCGGAAGAGAAACACCGTCTCACCATTTTCATCGGTCACGGTGCGCCGCACGATTTTCAGTCCGAGAAAAAGCATGAAGCACTTCAGCTTGAAAAGTCGGTCGGCACGTTCCTCGTCGCCTGCCGCAGCCATAGCCTCCTTACGCTTGTAAAGTCTGTTCACCTCTTCCAGTTCTTCGGTCGACAGCCAGTTCCAGCTGTCGGGAAGTTCCGGAAGATGTATCTGGTAGTTTGTCGTATCCATTTGTCGTTTCTTTATACTCCAAAGTTAGGTATATGACAACTGGGGATGAAGGACAAAAAATCAGTGCCGGGTAAAGGCTTGCGGACGCATGACGAAGATGGCGTTGTCCTGGTTGTCGTAATCGAATATGGGCTGTTTGTCCGGTCCGGTTATTTCAGTGAGCGGCGGCACATACAGCGGAGAATCCTTGATAAACTCTCCGAAAGAATCCTGATGGTTGGAAATAAATTTGCGTGCCTTTGTCATGGAATAAGCTGCCTCGTTTTCGCTGTACTTTCGCTGTTTTTCCGGACGGCGCGACTCGATGTAGAGTGCCAGCGCCATGCGCAGACAGTCCACCGCCTTCTGCCACACCGCATTTATGGCATCCTTGTCTTCGCCCGTGAAAAGGTCAGACTTTAGCGAGCGCGTGCACCATTTCACCAGCGCATCGGTCAGCTCCTCCCCTATCTCCGGCTCTATGTAGGCGCTCTGGCAATAGCGGATGTCAGGCAACATGGCGATGAACTTCTCCCGGCTTTCGTTAATATCCAGAAAACGGTTCATCTCGATGGCGGTAGTAAACAGCAAGTCGCCCTGAAGGTAGAAGTAACGGCTTTCGCGCCACAAATCGGCAAACACGGGGGCCTGACTGCACGCATCCTCTTCCAGGAATACCAGCAGACGGTCTACTCCGCGACGTCCCTTGAAATACGCATCGCGTTCAAACCGGCTCACGGATTTCTCGTCGGCCTTGTCGTACCCGTCGGTGTACACCTGATTCAGTCCACCTCCGTCGTTCAGACTCACCGTGAGAATGCCGGTGCTGTTGGCCAGCGACAAGTAGACCACCGGAAGCTGACAGGCACGTATCAGACGGATTTCGGGTGTAAGGTTTTCTTTTTCCACGTAGGCCGCCGTCACTCCGCCATACTCTTCCATGGCCTTATCGTATTCTTCGCATACCTTTTCGTAGAGTTTCCGCCCAAGTATCGGCACAAGAATGTTCTCTTCTGTCTCTTCCATGATTGTGAGAAGTGACTGGTCGCCGCTGTACACGCTGGTGGGCACGTATGCCCTGATTTCTTCGGTTTTCGTTACTAGCATAGTCTTTGTGTTTTTCTTCAAAGTTAGCGGTCTGATTCGGTAGTTTGAAGGACAAAAAACGAAAAATTGGAGGTTTTATGAAATTTAGAAACAATTTTAATGCGATTTCGGTTTAAAATTGTTATTTTTGCGGTAGGTAAAATGTAATAAAACGATGAACATGAAATCTAAAAAAGTTATGAAAAAGACTTACGTGCTCATGCTTTCGCAATCTTTCCCGACCAAACATCCCCGGTCTGGGAGCCCTACCGGATTCCGTGAGAAATTCCTTTCCGGAGAAAAACGCCACACCATCCGGACCAACTTCCCGCTTTGGGAAAAACGCATACACGAGGTGCAGCAAGGTGAAGCGGTTATCTCCGTCCGTCAGTGGGAAGGCCGTCCGTATTTCAGCAGGCAAATAACAATAGGCTGTCTGACCGCAGAATCCGGAACAGGTATTCAGAAACTTACCTTCCAGCTGGATCGCGACGGATGTGCCTCTTTCAATTTCTTTGACATCGACGGTAAATATCCGGAACTGAAAGAACTTGCGGCCAACGATGGTCTGTCGGTAGACGACTGGAAAGAGTGGTTCCGGGGTTATGACTTCAGTCAGCCGATGGCAGTAATTCAATTCGGTAAATTCAGGTATTAATGATGAAAGAGTATTTTATTGCTACTGCAATTTTTGTAGGTCTTGTGGCTTTCGTTATGGCAATGAGCTATTTCTCCGGTTTGGATTACGACATTCTTTTTATAGAATTTATGCTTACATACCTAGTGATTAATAAATTATCTGAAATACAAAACGATAAAAAAGAAGAATAATATGGCAGCGTATGACGTAAACGGGCGGTGCGAAGACTGCACATTTGCTGACGCATTTGGAAGAAGTTGCCAGCATGGGATGCTATTCCCTGTCATGGTACTAATTGCGTTTGGAGATGTATATCAGTGTCCGAACTTTCAGAAAAAGAATGCTGAACAGCTTCAGGAACAAATTCGATTAAAGAACAAAGAAAATAAATAGGATATGGATTTTAAGAAATTAAAATTACTCACAGAACTGATTGATGGATATGAATGGCAAATGGGCCATGGTCTTGCGGTATGGATAGAATATTCTAATTGCACGACTGTTTTTGATAAGATATTGGAAATAGATACTGAACTATTCCCTAATTGTTTAGCAGAAAGAACAGGTATTTACATTGATCATTTTGAAGATATACTGAGCTTGTATACCAACGATATTGAGAAGTTGTTCCCTAAAGACGAAGATTGAAATATGGCGAAGAAAGAATTTAAAGTTGGAGAAACATTCCAGTGCGGGCTGGTAAAGCTGAGAGTAGTTAAATCCGAAAAGGCTGGAACATGTACAGGATGCGACCTACTTGGGCTAGAATATTGCACAGCTGTTCAAGAATTTATCGGAAGTTGTTACCGTGGTGATAGAGAAGATAAAACCGATGTAATCTTTGTAAAAGTGGAGGAATAAAATATGGATTTCAAATCACAAATAGCAACCACACGCGACCAGTCGAAAATACTTCTTTCGCTGGGCCTGAAACCGGAAACGGCCGACATGGTGTATCACCACACCAACAGCCGGGTAAAATCATTGGAATGGGAACTTCAGACAAAACCTCCCACATTGAGAGGGAAGTATTGGACACCGGAAAGAATCGCAAAACTGGAAAGCCCTTTCCATAAGCACCCGGACGGAACCCTGATGACCGGAGAGGAAATTTTCGACGCTCTCTGGGGAAAAGATGTTCCTGCATGGAGTCTTGACCGGCTTCTGGAAATTATGCCTAAGTCAATCACTCAAAGTAACCGCCAAAATGCTGATTTTGCAATGAATAGTGACGGTACCTTCTGGTTTATTTCATACGAAGAACTTGGATATGATATGAAGCACCAGGAAATGAACATTGGTTCTTTTGACACCGCTATTTGCATGATTAGATGGCTTATACATAATAATCACCTGAACCCGGAATACTTAAAAGACAAACCATGAAAAGAGAGGATATAGAAAAGAAATACAATGAACTTGTAAAGTCTATCGAAACAAAGATAATGTACGATGGGCGTGGAACGGTGGACAGATATACCTGCGATACGTGCGGACATATCATATACACCACGTATAGGGACAAAGGTGTAACCCCATTCACAATAAGATGCACACGATGTGGAGGTACAAAGTATCATGACAAAACTTATGATAAAAAAACTGTCCCTGGTTATGTGAATGTAATGGATTGGTATCGCCCTACATTAGAGCAAACATTAAAAATGCCTGACAGAGTGATTGAACATATTCTTAACGGAGGACTTGTTTTGGAGGATTGATTATGAAAACAATAGAAATATACGAAACAAATGATGGTAGCCGATTCGACAAAAAAGAAGGAGCTATTAAATATGAAGGACTTTGCGATAAATGCAATTCGATAAATCTAAAACTCGGAATATTAGGACGTGACTTAGAATCAAATGAGTATATACAGCATGATCCGGAAGTCATAAAAAACACATTTAAAGAGTTTATGGGTATTGTAGCAGATTCAATACCTGATTATTCCAACATGGCTATTGAATGTGGTAACGGGGAAAGACACATGAGTCATATATATCGAGTCATCTCTGATTATAACATTAAATGCCTTAGCTATTTAATGTTTAGATTTTACTGTATCGACTTTAAAAATGGGAAAGAGTTTCAGCAACCTTACTTCACTTCACATCAAGAAAAAGTGACAGTCAGAGTGAAATTAGACAACTGCGAAAACTTCTCCCCCACCTGCGCAACATGCAACAGTTATAACGACGGGAAATGTACCAATTTCGGGAAGGAAGGAAAAGCGGAAGATTCCTGCAAATACTATCAGTCGGACGTGATTGAATATACCTGCCAGCAGTGCGGACGTAAATACGAAATCATAGACTCTGATGCAGGTGATCGTGAGAAGTTTTGCTGCAAAGCATGTGAAAACGGATATTAATCAAAACTAAGTAACCATGGAAATAGAAATTACACCTGAAGAAATGCTGGAGCGCTTCAAGCTCTACGGAGAAATTTATCTGCTTCTGGCTCCCGTCTGTGAATATGATGACATGGACGATTTCAGAATAGAAAGTTATGAGATTATCGACGAGCTGGATTTAGAAGATGAAATATTTTTCCAGGCAGATGGCGTGGAAGTCAGATTTAAAGGCGTGGAATTTAAAGAAGATATGCTGTACATCCTATATACAAACGAAGATGAATGCGAAGAATATTTACATCCCGTCATCCACCTGGAAACAGAGTCCATCCGAAAAGTGAAATCAATTCTCGAACAATATGTCAAAGCAATCAGCCATGAGTAAACAGGTATTGGATGTTGAGCAAATGATGCATCTTAAAGAGTTGGGTGTTGATACAAGCAAAGCGAGCGCTAAAGAATATATTATCTCCGAGACTGAAAATTATTGTGGATATTCGAGAAATATTGTTGTTATTGACGGATATATCGAAAACTTCATAGAACAAAGGAAGGCTTTTACCTTAGATGATGTTTTGAGTCTGCTACCAGATTGTATAGATAAAGAAGAAGCCAAGCTCAATGTTGGTAAAAAATCTGTATCATACGAAAAAATGGTAGGTTATAGTTATGATGGTGACTTGATTTTATTTCATAATGATATTCTTTTAGAAGCTGCATACGAAATGCTTTGCTGGTGCGCAGAAAACGGATATCTAAACCATAGACAGTATGATGAACAAACATCAAAAGAAGCTGATAGATGAAGTAGAAGCAATTATCGGCCATGAGGTAGAAGCCACCAGAAGACTAAAAGAGCTGGATAAACACATAGAAATGATGAAAAACATGCGGTACATAAAACTTAATCATAGAATTGATTACAGCGATATCACTCTGACTGGGAATGGTAGGAATGGACTATGCTTAAACATTGATGTTGACGACCGGATTTACGAACGTATAATTGATGCATACGTCCAAGAATTTTATGAACAAGTCAGAACCGTTGCCAAGCTCTTATCATATTTAAGAAACAAAGAACTATTAAAAGAACTTATTTATGACTCCCGAAGAATACCTTGACAAGAAGAAAGCGGAGCAATTCAATGGAAGAGAATCCTACTACACCGTCTCACTGGACGATGCAGTGAAAGCCGTTGAAATGGCCCGCAGTGAAAACAAACCTGCTGACAACATACCGGTATCAGCGCTATACGGATGGATTTGCCCGAAATGCGGACGTGTCTACTCCCCTACCGTACCCACATGTATGAGATGCATAAACTTTGAAATAGGCCGTACAACATGCGCGGAACAGTCGGAACGTATGAAATAACAAACCATTAAACAACATTTCTATGGAATTTAAACATCAGAAAGACCTCGGTCCTGACGCCATTCAGAAATGGTGTGAGGAACTGGACCGGAAACCCAAAAGAGAATTAACACCGGAAGAAGGAAAAACTTTGTTTATGTGTATGATAAACGAACCCCATTACAGAACAGACAAAAATTTTGAATCCTTGCTAGGTAAATGGAACGGAGTCGCCATCCTTCACGACCGGATAAAAGAAAACCACACCTACACTATTGAGAACGCAGTCCTGCTTTTCCTCGGATCTGTGATTGACCGACCGGGAATAGCTGTCCAATATGCAAACTTCATGCAGTACAAATGCTGGCAGTACCATATCAAGCATGTAGATATGAAATCCTTCACCAGACGTATTTTACCGGCAGGACTTCTCACCGAAGATGCCTTATATGAAATGTGGAACAAACAAAAGTATATCAGTGAAAAAGAAAGAGGACTTCTCAACATGCTGGATAATGCTTATTTCATGCAGTCAATCAGAGAAATAGAAGAAAAATAGCCCTATGACCGCAAACGATTATTCAATAGAAAAATATCTGTCTGAATACCTGAAGCCGCTGGAAGAGAAAGGAATTATTACAGACTTGCGGGTTATTCCATGCAGATGCCGCATCATGTTCAGACTGAATGAACCCTCACGAGAAAACTCAATGAAAGTCATTATCGAAACAGAGGCGGATGAAGACCATATCACATTTTTCAAGTCCGATGTGTCGGTGGAGGAAACATTTAGATCACCTGAACGAATGTTTATTTATCAAAGACTCATGGATGCAAATAAAACCCTTAATGATGAACTAAACAAGAAGTCAGTAAACACCGATTTATACATTACGAAATACCTGAAGCCGCTGGAAGAAATCGGAATTATCCAAAACATTCAAATAGAGAATAATGGGAACGTCTGGTTCTACATGAAAGCGAAAATAAAAGGCATGACTGTTTCTGGTCGTATTATTCCAGGTACAGAGTTTGATCTAGTCACTCTTCAGACGAATAGTTGTCGAACTGTATGTAAGATATTCTCATTTGTAAAAAATGAATCCTATACAAATGATTTGAAAGTATGCCTAGTAAATTTAATGGATAATCTTGATGAATTACTTTAAATCAATCAAATAATGGAATCAAAATCAGAAGGTGCAAAAAGACTGGAAGAAGAAGTTCTTTTCATAAAGCAAGAAATGGAAACCGAGCTCGCTCCATACAGAATGAAACTCCTGGAGATACATAACGAAATGAACAGGATCTCGCAACCATACGAGAAAAGAATCAAGCAGAAAGAACAGGAATATCTCGATAAATTCCTTGTAGACTGTAACGGGAACATCATTCACACGGGAGACGTTCTTATAAACAACGTAACCAGTGATTCATTTAAAGTGGTAAACCGGTTCCAGCAAAAGCTGATTCATTACCTCGGTAATCCTCGTGTGGTAGTAGTAAAACTGAATAAGAAAGGAGAGGCCGGGAAGAAAGAATTTTCTATTTTCCCGAATGAGCTACAAACCTATTATACTCTCAAAAAATAAGTAGTATGGACAATAAAGTCAAACCCAGAATAAGCGCAGTCATTACCGACTGTCTGAAGTGTCCGCACTCAAAAAGGTACGACTCTTCTCAAGGCTCAACCGGTTCAGTGCTTGTATGCAAAGAAAAAGAACAAATAATCATTAGTGATGATTATATTTATCACACAGATAAGATAAATATGAGTAACTTTATCCTGGAATGGTGCCCGCTGGATTGCTACACCGGAGAGAATGAAATTTACGGGCTTAAAGAAAAAAACCTACGTGATTCACAATGTGAAGTACCTATGGTGAGATATAATAACTAGAACCTATGGCAGAAAAAAAGAAAATCAGCACAATTGTTTCGCATTGCGAAGAATGCGTTTTCCACCGGAAATACAACCAGGAAGGCGCTAGTTTTGGATATATCATTCTATGTTCACCCACAAATAGGGTGGTAAAGCGGAATGACGTAAATAAAATTATTGATGCACCAATAGAAATCCCAGACTGGTGTCCGCTAGATGACTATCAGGGGGATAATAAAACCTATGAAATTTTAGATACAGAACAAAACGAATAAACCATGAAAAAAGAATTTACCGAGGACCAGCTTGTATATATACGAGACGTTTTCGCTCATGAATGTGACAGATATATTGATTCAGGCGAAAGGGATATGGCGCATGAAGCACTGGATATTGTAAACGTAGTACAGTCAAAATACGACTGTGACGAATACGCCGACCTGGAATCCTTTATGCTGGATGAAAGCTGGACTTATGGCTACATAGAAAAACGTGAATTGGAAGAAAGTGAAGAAGAAGCTGTCAGACTGATGATTCAATTTTCCAAATCTTCGGAACAGGACCCATCGGAAGAACTGAAAGAAGCGGTAAATGAGCATTTGTATTTAAACGATGCAAATCGAGGAAAAACGAAGCTGGATGTAGTAATGAATAGAAAAGTAAAGATAAACAGACTCATTATTCTTTGCATAAATTCATGCGAGGAAAGCGAATTGATAAGACTTGATGACATAGCAGACTTGCTGGCCGAAAACATTTAAAACGAATAAACCATGGAAGAAAGAAAAATAAACTTTAAAAAGAACGATGATAATACTCCAGTTCTTGATCCGGACGGAATGCTTTACGAAAAGCTGACAGAGAAACAGAAGAAAATAAACGAAAGAATCTCTTTATTGCTTTACATGCTAAAAGAAGGGAGCCTGAAAGAGGGTACAAAAGAAGCATTGCTTGAATTGTTTCATAAGAATGCAATAGACATCCTGAACGAACTTGGATATGAAGACAGCCTGAATAAAAAGTACAATGAATACATCCAGGAAATACGCTCACTCAACCATGAGAACCGGGAACTAAGAAAACAGCTTGGCATGAAGGTATCGAACGAGGATGCAAGGGAAAGGTTGAAACTTATCACTGAATCCTTTGGTGAATGGTGGCACAACGAAGGAACCGGGAATATAGATGATATTATTTTCGACCGGTACAAAATGACAGCCACATTGAGAGGGAGTATATTCCCTTCCAGTCGCGAAAAGGAAATAAAAAATCAGGTGGAAATGTTGAAGAAAAAAGGATTCGATGTATCGTCTGTCACAAACTACGGGCACCACCTTACAGCCTCTGAAAAAAACTTCAATATTCTGAAAGAACTTTTCAAAAGCGCTTTCCCGCATTCGGACATTGACGAAATAAATACAGCCACCTATCTGGGAGGTGAAAGCAGAGAAGAATATGTGTACGTTATTACAAAGATCATCGTTAATTTCAATAACCTTGACGACATTAAAATCACAGAGCCATGACCGAACTGAATACTGAAAATGTGGACCGAATTTTCGCCGACTGCATGTTTCGCAGCCACGAAGAATACGAAGAATGTAAGAAAGAAGGACTTCATTTTTTTGTGCGTTCTATTCAGAATACCAATGTAAATGTAGGATTCCATACGGAACGTATCGAAAAGCACCGGCAGGAAATCAGAGAAATGTTGTTGCAATTACCTGACGGATTCTTTAAAGATAAAGGTGGCGGAGCTTCTTTCCTGCAAGCTGCTTGCGCAAAAGATGGAGAATTATGGACAGGATTCCATACAGAAGTAGAAAAGCTTTGCCTGCTTGGACTCGCTTCAAAACAGATGCGGATGCTTACACCAGACGCGGAGATATGCCCAATGCTACCAGGCGGAATGCCCTATCTGCGTGTGGAAATAGAACAGTAATTTTATACATTCATTTATACATAAAAATACAAACAGATTATGAAAGATAAAATCTTAAAAGCAATCAACTTTATTTTCCCTATTTTCGTATGTGCTCAAATAGCCTTTTCTGTTTTTTCATATTTTAACGGGACTGAAACAAGGGACTTGTTGTACAATTTTTTCATCTCTATTATATTGATGCTTTCTTTCATCATTGCACAGATAGCCAAGACATGCACCCAGTTCCTGATGATAAAGCGGATTGAACACAGATTGATTATCAATCTTTTAAACGCCATTCAAGGGAACACGAGCCATGAAAAACAGCCGGAAAATAAAGATTCAAAAAGCAAAGATGAAGAAAAATCGTAGTTACGCCAGTTTAGTGGCGTAGTATCGCCACCAAAAAATCTATTAAGCGCGACTGAAGTGGCGTAGTATCGCCACTAAAAAATCTATTAATAAACACTTTAGCCAAGATCAACAAAAATCCCGACAAATCAGAAGTTTTGCCGGGATTTTTTCTGTGAATAAAACCAAAAAAAGAAGAAGAAAAATGTATGTTATAGCGTGGATTCTGTCTCTTCTGTGCCTGTTGCGCTGCGGTCGAGCGTGGTAAATGTCTGCTGACGGATGACTATTTCTCCATGCTTGTCCCATTTATTGAATGTATAGATATTCTTCAGGAACCGCAGATAAATGCGCTGCCGGGTAGAAAGCTGGTTTTGCTTGAGCAACTGCAATTCGCGCTGGTAAGTTCCCCCACTGCTACCGCTTTTACCGGGAACCGCACCAATAAGGGCCGGATGCACACCGATGGCAAAGAATATAATGCTGGATATTTCCTCCAACTCGTTTTTCAATTCTATTGAGTTTGCTACCTGCGGCACATCCACAATCTCGACCGCATGCTGCATCGTCTTCCCGTCAGGGCCTACAAACGAGTCCAGACAAATAGTTTTCCCGTTGTTCTCACGGCGTTGAAGGAACTCATTCACCTTCTTATAGATACTGTCACGTACAGCTTGTTTCGCTTCGGTAGTATCCGCTCCCATTTCATCGAACATCGCACGAAGGTATTCGTTGTTGATGAAAATCATTTTACCCCACATGGTCGCATTCTGGCGGGCCATGTGCTTATCAGCCATCAGAGTCGTGGCATAATCGAAGGTCATCGACGGGAAGATACTCCACCAGGCCGGCTGAGGGTAATAAGGTTTCAGCATAGACGCATAGTAGCTGGGACAGCAGAACCAGGTGGTACGTTTCTTTGGAGGACGGTTCTTACTCTTTTCCACCTGACGGCGAAGCTCCGTAAGCATATTTTCAGGCATCAGTGTGGGATAAGCCACCACATCCTTTCTTTCCAGCTTTGGCGTGGCATCCTTTCGCCACTTCTCCGCATAATACACGTAGTTTATGCGCATCCGTTCGTCCATTTCCTCCATACGGCAGCACACCGCCGGAATGTTTCCTAACTTGACGATTTTCGGGTCCCACTCTTCGTCCTTCCGTCCGATGCTTAGCCCGATAGTCGGGAAATAAATGTCCATGTGCGCGTCGTCTGTCATGCACTTCAGGTAGTGAAGTTCCAGATTGTTATTTTCGCAGAACTTGTCCCATTCCTTGTCGGTCTCTTCCCAGGTGCGATAATCTTCACGAAGCTGCTTCAGCTCGTATTCAGGTGTTCCAACCTGTGCGGAATCTTTCTTCTCCTCTCCGGAGATGGCCTGCGACCAGGTGATTGTACCTCCCCCACCCTGCTCTTCGCCGCTTTCTGCTTTCTGCTGGTCAATCTGTGCCTGAATCTCCATGATGCGGTTGCGAATCAGTAGTCCGGCATCCTTGAAGGGAATCAGTTCAGTCTTTACCGTACCGTTTACGTAGCGTGACCAGCGGTACATAAGCTGCGGCCCGAGCCCTACGGCCAGGTCAATAATATATTTGATGGCGGCCGCCGTGTATGGAAGACTGCCTACCAGCTTGTAGATGGTATTCGGCAGCATGTTGCCAGGTCCCCATGGAATGTAACCAAGACCGGGTGTCCCGGCATTGCTGACCGGCACCGGGTTTGACTGCCGGCTGTCGAAAATATCAAACGTGCCCTGAATGGGCAGCCCGCCGATAGCCCCTCCCCCTTTCATCATTTCCGAGGAAGATACAGACGGGATTTCCGACACGAGGGCCGTGCCGATACACTGGTATCCACGGTCTAAGAGTGAAGTCACTTTTCCTCTGAACTCCTTTATTCCCGGGTTGGACTTCTTACGGTTTGTATTTTTTGTGTTTGTCGCCATATAACTACTTAACCAATATCTTTGTGTCGTTAATCTGCAGAATAAGTACGTCGTACACGTAACGGAAATCTCCGTTTGGCATTACCAGTTTACGGTATCCCTTTTCTCGGTTGTACGAAACGGCACGCTGCACGTTGTAACATTCGCTTATCGTTCCGTCCTTACACACAAAACGTATGTCGAACGGCTTGTTTTTCCCGTCCGGAGTGCGGGCGTTCATCAGCTTGTACGCCTCCGTCCAGAGCAGACGTTTGGTCGGTTTCTTCATCTTTCGTTTGTTTTGGTACAAAGATATACAAGGTTAATATGGTAATGAAGGACAAAAAAACGCACCTCCCTTCACAGGGAAGCGCGGTAAACATAACACTGATAATGATTGTATCAAACAACATTACTTTGTGCGATTATCCTTCCATCTTCCTTCACAGGAAAATAGGACTTTGTGTAAGCTTAATTCTGTCAAAATAAAGAATAAAGTGCACACCACCGTGTGCAATAACATGGTTACTATTTTTCTCATGATGATGCAAATATATCCTATTTCTCTGAATATCAAAAAGAAAAAGGATGAAGAACCACTGTTCCCCATCCAGGTGTAATAAAACAAAGAACATTTTCATGCTCAATTCTTTGCAAATATAATGTTTTTACCGCACATAAGCAAACTTTGAAACTAATTGATTATCTGATTTATAATAAATACTTTTATTCAAACATACTTTTATTCTTTTATATAAAAATACTTTTACTCTTTTATTATTTCATACTTTTATATTTTCATTCAGTTGTATTAAAACATTATTATTCTTTTGCATATCTGTATATTTGAATGTAAATACTTTTACTCTTTCATACTTTTATACTTTTATGTTTTTATACTTTTACTCAATTATTCTTTTATACGTTCATACTTCTATGATTTTGTACTAAAATATCTTTCCATCACCCATTTTGTATTTTCACACAAAAGTATGTTTATATAAAAATACTTTTGTGTTTTTACGTTTCTATGCTTTTATTCATTTATACTATTATTATTTTATGTATCCGCACAAAAATGCTTTTATATTTTTATTCAAAAATACTTTTATGCGTTTGCACATTTGAATATTTACATTTTTGCATAAAAATATTTCTGTATTTATGGAGGAAATGAAAAAAAACGACTATCTTTGCAGTGTAATAAAACAAAAACATTTGATATGGCAATTACAATTTCTTCATTCAACTTTAAGGGTGGAGTAGGGAAGACCACTACCACCGTCAATCTGGCAAAAGCCTTACATTCTCTTGGTAAACGTGTGCTGGTAATAGATGCCGACGCACAGGGTAACGCATCTAAAATGATGGGATTCCGTCTGGCCACGGAAAAGGATGGTAAAACCCTTTACGAAGCCATGTCTGGAAATGCCAGCATCATGGAATGTGTGTTCTGTGAAAATGAAAACGAAGAAAGCTTCGACTTCATTCCTTCACGCCCGAACTTATACCAGTGCGAACAGGAACTGGTTAGCCGTACCGGACGCGAATACATCCTTCGCATGATGCTGAACAATCTGGAAGACCATTATGATTTTATCCTGATTGACTGCCCTCCGAACTACGGACTGGTTTCTATCAATGCAATGGTGGCTTCTGACTACCTGCTGATTCCTATCAACTGCGAAGTATTTGCCCTTGACGGAATGGGCCTGATTACCGCAAAATATGAGGAAATCAAAAAGCTGGTGAACCCGAAACTTGAAATTCTGGGTTACATCATGTCACGCTACGACAAGCGTCTGTCGCTTCACCGTCAGGCATACGAACAGATGAATCAGAATTTCCCTGGGAAGGTGTTCAATACCACCATCCGCACGAACATTCAGCTGGCCGAATCGCCTGCGCAGCGCATGAACGTGTTCGATTTTGCGCCCAACTGCACGGGAGCTGCCGACTACATGGAGCTGGCCAAAGAGATTCTATCACGATTAGATAACCGGTAAAACCCACGATTATGGCTAAACAACGATTCAACCTGAATGAAACAATGCTCGATGCCCGGCAGGGCATTGAGGAAGCACGCGCCAACGCGGAGAAGGCAGGGGAGGAGAGTGCTGTGACTCAGGAAAAGGCAGAAGAAAAGACGGAAGAATCTCCTGCTACCTTCACTGCTGAAAACTCATGCGTTGAAGCAAATAACCAGAAAGAGGAAAACATCTGTCCGGAACAAGAGGCTGCGCCCGATAAAGAATCCGTTAAAAGTGAATCACCCGCAGTAGAACGGAAAATAAACGGCATACGAAAAAGAATTAGAAAAGATGAAAAAGAGGGACGCATCATGCGGAATGTCTATCTGGAAGAAGACATGCTCGAGAAGCTGGAAGACATTAAGAAAAGCATGAACAAAGGCCGTAACAAGGAAAAGAAAGATACCTTGGTGTTTGTCATCGACTTGCTGAACGTAGCCGCGCAGGAGTTCATTGACAAATACTACAAAGACATCGTGGGGAAATAATTCCGCACAATTCATACACCGAAAGGGCAGGGGAGCACACGCTTCTCTGCCCTTCGCTTTTTGAATGATGTCACATTTCTATCTCGATGGCCGGATTCCATTCGTCCGGATCAGAAAAAGTGATTCCCGTATTTCCACTGAACAGACGGCAGATGGCGTTTGTGCACCGGTTCCTCAGAAGCGGAACGCCGGAAGCCTGTGCACCGTAAAGCATTTTCCCGTCGGCTCCCAGAGCCTCTATTTTCAGCGTCACGTCAAATTCTTCCGACTCGGTAGGAGTGAAGGTAAACACGGAGAAATAAAGCCCGCTACGGCCCGCATACTCGTCGCCTATCTCCCAGGTAATCGCATAGTCGGATGCGGAATCTGCGTCACCGTTACCGGTAGTCACATCCAGCGTGCGAAGATGACCGCCTACCGTCATTCGTACCGATTTCACCGAGGCTGGAAACGCATCTTTCACGGTAATCATGGCACGGCTTACTACGCGCTTCATTTGCAGTTCCTGACTCGAAGCCATATTCTCGTCCACTTGAAGAGAAAAGTCCTGCCAGAAAGTCTCTGTTACTTTCTCAGGAGTATATTTCATGCCTTCCATACTTCCTCCGGTACTGCTGTGAGCCAGGAAGTACACATGATGCGCTCCATACTTCATGTTCAGTGTAAGGGGAGAAGGAAGCGAAACGGTGTCCGCCTGCATCTGCTCGCCGTCCATGTAATCCCAATAGGAGAGGGTAGTGGCCAGCTCGGCCAGCGTGCCGGCACGTGAATTATTCCACTGGTTGATGTCTCCCTGTCCGATTTCCATAAACACCGGAAGGAAAGACACCCTGCACGTTTTCTCACTCGTCTGCCCTATATCCGTCGGACGGACGATGTTTTCCTTGCTGCAAGACGCCATAATCAGGATAGCAGCCATGCAAATGCTTTTCGACAAATTCATGTTGTTTAGTTTTAAGTTTATACCATAATTAACGCACGTCCGGAGTTTCGTTTCCGGTTTTGATGGATTTTTATTGTAAAGTTCGGAAAGTTTGCACATTTATATAGTTCGGAATCTTTGCACCTTTACACGAAATAATTTCCCTTACTGACGGAATCTTTTCACCTATTGACGGAATCATTGCACCTACATGCTTTTAAAAACCTAATAATCAATGATTTTCAGAATTTATATAATTATCTATATGTTATAATATAAAGAAACGATAGTTTCTTAAATAAGGGATAAAAGAAAAAATATATCGGTCTGCTTTTATTAATGATATTATGATATAAGATATATAGTAAAGCGTAATTTGCTATAAAACAAATAGTTATATTAATAAAGGTGCAAACTTTCCGTTTTTAGGGGTAAACTTTCCGTCAATATGTACTAAGTTTCCGTGTGTATGGGTAAAGATTCCGTCATATAGGGGAAAATTTCCGAACATATATAGATTAAAGGTGCAAACTTTCCGAACTATTTTCATTCAATATTTTCCGTTTTTGGAAAATATTGTCATTTTATTTTCCGTTTTTGGAAAATATATCTATATTTGTGCCAAATAACGAACCAATGAAGATTTATTTAGAAGAAAGATTAAAAGAGTCAGGTATAAGCAAGGATGAACTGGCAAAGAGACTGGGTATTTCCAATTCAAGTCTGACAAAGAAATTAAACGGTCCGTCACGTACTAACCTGCAATTTCTGGAAAGTGTGGCCGATGCGTTGGGAATATCTGTTTTCTCTCTTATTGATGATGAAAAATACGTGAAGGTAGGTACATTCCAGTCCGATGGGAATACTTACGAAATACGAAAAATAAACTGATAGCCTATGCGACGGAAGAAAAGCACCACCGAATCAAGCAACTCACTGATTAAAGAGCTTAGCTCAGTAGAGTTTATTAAACAACCCTATCTGTATGCCATGGTAGGGGCAGATTTTTCACTCTACCAGCGAAGTATTATGATAGAAATCATGAAGTCCATGCAAGACCGCTTCAATGAATTTCTGAAAAACAGACGTGCAGACGGACAAATGTCACTTTTCCCTGATGATCTGGACGACAATCAGATTCTCACATTCCGAATCAGCGCTTCCTCTCTTGGAGTAAGTCCTCGTGACTATATGTATCTTAGTGAGGCATGCGATAATCTGATGAAGATGAACTGTTCTTTTTACAGATATGATGAAGTGGGAAGACCTATTCGTACATACGCACATCTGTTTTCTACGATTGAAATGCCGATGATTCCGGTTTCAGGCTCGAAAGAAAAAGAAAGGAGGATGAACTACGTGGAAGCGCGTATGGATGCAAAGGTCTTGAAAGAACTGTGCGATTTAGGTAACGGGAAAGGTTATCTTGACCACATTTACCGAATAGCCCGTATCTGCAAACGCAAACGTACACCAAGCATTTATATTTATCTTTCCAGATGGAAAGACTTCCCAAAGAAATCGGTGGAATATGTGGAGCTCAAGAAATTCCTGGGAGTGATAACATTGGAAAATGTGGAGGTGAACGGGGTAGTTACTAAGACTTACGAAAAAGACCGATACCCGAAATTCAGTAAATTTTGTAAGGAAGTGATGGACCCGATACGTGAAGACCTCGACCGTATGGCCAGCGAAAATCAGGTGGACTTTACTTTTGATTATGAACCTGTATATAAGGGTTCAACGAAGAGAGGAAACCCTGACGAGATATTATTTAAAATCAAGCTGAGTGAACTTGGGGAGGAAATGTCGCGTAAACGAAGACAGCAAAAACTTCCCGCAGATATTTGGGACTTGCTTCGCTCTGAATATAAACTGACGGAAACAGATGTGCGTATGCTGACCGATATGCTTCCTGACGAACTGATGAACGATTTCCGGGCCGAAGTGCTGGCACTTCGTGACCGAATGAACCGGTATAAGGTAAACAATCCGAAAAGTTATGTGGTGACTTCACTCAAGAATTTTATTATCCAGCACACTCCGGAGGCAAAAGAAACAAAAGAAGATAATAGGGTAGAGGAGAAGAAAACCGTCAAGCATAAAACAATAAGCGAAGAAGATAAAAGCCGATGGATGGCATTTATGGAACTTCTTCAAGGTTCTGTAAGTCCGGTTGAATTTAGCACCTGGCTGTCGTCGCTTGAATTTGTTTCGCTTAATGGTGAGGAAGTGACACTATCTGTACCGGCTGCATACGTAGCGACTTATATTGACGAAAAGCTGAGTGCACCATTTAAACAAGCGCTTAATGCAGTGTATGGCGAAGATGTAAAACTACTTTATGAAGTAAGAAAATAACGAATAAATCCCGGAACGGAAAGCACCGTCCCGGGATTTTATTTTCACTCCACATAGTCCTTCGTGTCGACGCAAAGCTCTACTTTTTGTACATCGGTCAGTTCAAGAAAAACTGCATACCAGTTGTTCAGGAAAGGGCCGTAGGTAGAATAGTGAAGCTCCTCCGTTTCAAGGTTTATGTTCCGGAAAATCTTCCGTTTCTCCTGCTGCTCACGTAGCCAGGCAAGAAACTTCTGCATGTGCATCTTCGCTTCTTGAATGGCTTCGTATGACTGCTGCTTGTCGGTCGGCTTCATATTATCCGTTTTAACGAGGAAATAAATCACGTGCATAGGTTTGTCCATACCGCCTTTAATCGTCCCGTCCTGGGCAAATTCGTAGCCCACACAAGGCGATTTCACGTCGGGCAGCTTGCTCATGAACGAGGGAATAGCTACAATGTTGTCGAAAAGGAAAAACCGTTTGTTCTTTCCGGTTTCTCCGGGCGTATGAAGCATGGGCTTGTACTTTGTGGCCCATTCTTCGATGATTTCTTTTAATTCTGTCATAATTAAAATTTTGTTGGTTTTCTTAATTCTTTATCAAATGCCATTATAAATCCGATAAAAGTAAAAGACAGTAATGAAAGCCATATTCCCAGTTTACCTAATTCAGCATAAAGTAGCATGACTATCATGGCTGCTGTGATAATCCCTCCCAGAAGATTAGTCAGTTCCGATTCTTTTTGGAACATGAGGAAGACACCTAGCAGAAGGACAGCCAGTTCTATTCTTATCTGCTGGAGAAAATACATACCTACCAGCAAGAACGTGTTCGACAATATTCTGATTATCGTTTTCATTTCATCCGGAATTTATAATCACTTCTTTTAAACTCGTCCTGGAAAGAAACCAGTACGCCGTTTTCGATGAAGTCCTGATAATAGGAAGACACGAGCACTTGCAGTCGCTTTAGTTGATAACGCACTTCCATGGCGATTACAGGTCGTGACTGACGGTCTCCTTCTTCCTTCCATTTTTTATACAATTTCTTGTAATGGGCAAATTCGTCTCTATCCACATCTTCAATGGGCTGTCCGGCACCGACACCCATATCTACGAAATACAGGTAATAGTTGAAGAAGAAGGAAATCTTCTTTGTGTCACCTCCGGCACCGTTGAATATCTTGGCATACATGCGCCGGTAAGCCTGTCCGGTACTCCGCTTGGCGGCCGGTGTATTTCGGTACCCGATGTACGGGCCGGGGTATCCTCCCGGCCATACATGCTGTGTCTCGAAGTTGGTCTGAAGCTGCCGGATCATGTTGTTTGCCCAGCGCGTCAAGTCCAGGAACTCATCCTTTACCGCCTGACTGATGGTTTTCTGTTCTGACATGGCTTATACATAGTTTAATGGATTTTCAAAAATATCTTTTATCATTTCCTGTTTGCATCCTTTGAACCATTTGAAAGGTTCTTTGCAGTAACTGATACCGATTGTTCCGGTTGTAGCATAGAACGAAACTTTGGCGTAACCGTTTTTATTTGATTTCTTTTTCATACATTCATACTTTTATGTTTTTATGTAAAAGTAGTTTTCTAAATTACTCCCTTTTCTTTTAGTTTTTTGTTCACTTCTTCATACACAGAGTAAAACATATATTTTTTCCCTCCGCACCTGGTACCTCTTCTTAAAGAAGCAAATAACGCTGACAGTCCAACTCCGTTCTTTCTCGCACATTCAGCTACCGAATAATACACTTCTCCTGTTTCTAATGCAATTACTTTTTTGCAGATTCCAGGAGGTGATTTGCGGTGTGGGCCAAAATTACTATCAGGGTTGTTTATAAGCCTTAAACAGTTTTCTCTCGAAAGCTGTCTTCGTCTTTCCTGACGTTCTTTTGACCATTTATGGAAACCATTGTTTAATTTATGTCCCTTACGGAAATGGCCTGTTCCTATTTCATGGTTAGGATCAGGAGTAAACTTCAGTTCATCCATTCTCTGCTCCTCATATATTTTCCTGAAGTCTTCTTCATAATACCATCTGAATCCTTTACATGCAGTTCCTCTCCGACAACTGAAACTAATGGAATGCCGACTTACACCGGATTTTATTGCTGCGTCTCTGATAAAGTCAAAATATCCGGCAACTGTACCGTCTGGATTTACCGCAACTACCGGGTGATTGCTTCCTATTTTATATTGACTGTTCGATGGCATATTTTTGTCATAATGTTTAATTTGACAAATTTGTCAAATTAAACATAATTCAGTTTATATCAAATCTGTAAACATGAATACCAATATGCGTATCATTCCTTGTCACTGATTAATGCGTTTCCGCAGGTGATTCTATCGGAGTCTTCTTCTTTTGACGGGACAAATACGATGACATCCCATCCTTCTTCAAGTAACGGCTGCTCGAACTTGCGGTACACATTGTAATCGGAATATCCGGTTACTTCAAAACCGTTTTCTATGGCCGAGCTGGTTTCATGAATCGGCGTAATTTTTACGATAAACTTCTTTTTGTCAAACAGCGCAGAAAGTTCCTTCGCATCAAGAATGGTCTGTGCCGTAACAGGGAAATTCAGGGTGTATTTCCTTCCTTTCGGCATAGGAAGTTCTTTGGCCAATGCGGAAATTTCCTGAAGCGAAAGGCTCTTTCCGTCAAACAATTCGTTTCGCTGTGCTTCGTCGGTAGAATTGATGGAAAACTGCAGTCCGGCTTCTCCGTGGTAGAACTCGTTCTTGATGTCGCACCAGGTAAGAATAAAATCTTTCAGCCGTTTGTTGGCTCTTGGCAGCATGGTCGATACAACCGGATGAACGGTGTCTGCCATTAGTCCGCATCTCTTTACGAGACTTTTCAGCTGCAGAGTAAAGGAAGGCACGTTTTCATTCCAGGTAGGCTCTCCCATCCGGGCGAAATGTACGTTGAATCTTTCTGTGTGGAATACATATTCATTTTCAATGATGGTTCTAATCTGATAGGCCAGTTCTTCCAGCGAAGCGTTACCATGGAATCCGAAACGGGGTACGTCGCAGAACTTACATTTCATCGGGCATCCTTTCTGCGTAGAGATGGTTGCCACCCATTTCTTGCTCAAGTCAACTTCTGTGTTGGCCACACCGTTTATTTCTTTGGTCAGGCCCAAGAAATCGGCCTTGATATTGTTTTCTTTTCCGTAGTCTCCCACGGTAAGAAATTCCAGCTTCTTTTCTGTATCAACATAAATCTTTCCTGTGTGTGTCTTGATTGTTTTCATTTTTCTTCTTTTTGGGGTTTTGGTTTGGTTTATTTGTAAAATTTGAAATCAAAAAATAGATAATTGCGCATCTTCGCACGAATTATCGACAAACATTTTCTTGAAGATGTAATAAAGAACATCCACCACAATGCTGTTGCCGGCCATTTTGTATTGCTGCGTCTTGCTGATTCCTGACTTCTGAATATTATCAATATCTTTTTCGGAAACCCCCATAAGGCGGAAGCATTCGCGAGGTGTGAGTTTACGGATTCGGTAATTTGCAAAGTATTCAATTATTTTAGGTTGTAAATTACCTCCTGACATGGTGTTAATATTTGGACTTATACCTATCGGGTTGTACACTCTACCTCTTTGAGGGTTCTTAAAACCTTTCTCATCAGCCAAATTACCTACTTGAATAATTTTAGATTCTACTACGAAATTATTATCCTGCCATCGGCTTGACGTTATAGCCGAACAATTATCTAATATTGCACCTTTATTAAATCCGCGCGGAGATTGAAAGATTTTTGCTTCTATTCCCTCATAAAGACATGGAGGCTCTCCGCCTGCTGTCAACGTAGGAGAAACTTTGCCGTTATCTTGTACCCTACCTCTTCTCGTTAAGCTTTCAGGATAAGAAGCATCGAATACCCCACCTGGCGGGATTTCTATATATCCTTTTTTAGTTGCTTGTTTTATAATTAGTGCTTGATTTATAGGTTCTGAAATAAAACTTAAACAAGAAGAATCCACAGTCGTCTTAATTGTTCCACATATATCAGATACTGTTTGATTATAAGCATCAAGAAATTGAACTTCATGACCACTGATTTTTCCACTATCAACCAATGATTGTACTCTTTTATTCCCATATTTTTTTTCTTTTGAGCTAAAACCTGTTGGCACTGATTCCAAAATTCTTGGACCTTCACCTTTGTTTGTTGTCAAAGTAGGGCACAAGCCGTTTGAATCGAACACGTTTCCATTCATTCCGTGACCTGAAGGGTTTGTGTTTCCTACTACATAAACGTAATTATCGCAATCCCTTGAACCAGCATTAGTCAAAATACTCGATGCAATCACATCACCCATTGTAGGCTCAAACTTAAATCCGTTCCCTTTAGCCTTGTTCTTCTCGTTTCTTGCAAGAAATGTCTTTACAATCTTCTCGCTCAAATAAAAACTTTCATCCACATCTTTTTCAAGAACATCTTTCAGCCTTTTCTCCAGAGTGAAAGGTTTCGGAAAATGAAACGAAGCCTCGCCCAATATCGACACCATAAAGACACGTTCCCTGTTTTGCGGTACTCCGAAGTCCTTTGCATTGAGAACTTTCGTATAATTGCTGTAGCCCTGTCCTTCAAGAAATCTGAGCCATTCTTTCAGGTACGGGGTAAACTTCTTCGATACGAGGTTCTTCACGTTCTCCATAAGCAGATACTTCGGACGTTTCGCCTCTATAGCCTTACGGCATTCCCAAAGCAGGCTGCTTCGTGTACCGCTACCCTCTGCAAGCCCTTTCTGCTGTCCGGCTGTGCTTATATCGGTACAAGGAAATGAGTATGTCAGAAAATCGAAGTCAGGAACACTGCTCCAGTCTATCTTTGATATGTCGCCATAATTAGGAGTGTCTCCATGTACGGCCATATATGCCTGAATGGCGTACTTGTCAATTTCACTTATTCCAACAACCTCAAAGTCTATTCCCAGTCTGCTTAAAGCCATAGACTGCGAACCATATCCTGCAAATGCTTCAAAGACTCGTATTTTATTCTTCATCCTTATTGTGTTTGGTTATTTGTATAACTTAAAATGTGAGTGTGTACCCTTCGGACGCACATTTCGGTTAAACTTTGTATGGTACTTCTTACCGTCATTTCGGGGTACGTGACGGTTCTGACCGACAATACTGAAATAGAACGGCACATGGCGTGAGGTGTGGCGGTTTCGGTTGGCTATCTCATGCTGGCTCTCAATCCTATCCCAATTGCTTCCGTTTACATTGCAGGGACTTTGTACTAGAATGAGTTGTCTGAGATGTTCCACAGCATCTGAGTTCAAAGTCATTTCTCCGCAATTATCCATTCCACGAGAGTAACTTGTTGGGGATTCTTCCACTATATTTTTGAGAGGATACATTCTAATTACAGCTTCAGAAGCTGTAAATGCTGCATCTCGCAAAAGCTTTGCAGACTTCCTAAACTCGTTTATTGCATCAACAAATCTCTCGTAAAATATTTGCTTATTGATAAGCTCTATAATAGCTTCCTTTATTTTTTCTTCCGGAAGTTTACTGTAAATAGAAATAGTATGAATTGCTTTCAAAACTTCGGCTTCATCAAGTTCTGGATGTTTCTCTTCCTTATAGGTGAGCATACCTTCCTTATACTTTCCTCCTAATCTTTCACGAAGTTTGTCAAATAATTCTTTATCACTGTTCCACATAGGCTCCGATTTTAAGCGATTTCTCCATTTCATCCTGAAGCTTATCAAGTAGGCCACATTCTCCATGGCAGAAGAAACGGAACTCCTTCTGCTGCTTTTCGCAGAAGAATTTCACTTGATCTATCTCTTTGTGATACGGGCAAAGCAGACGAATTTTTTGCAAGGCTACATCTACTGCAATCATGGCTCCCATCTTGTATCCCTTCCGGAATGGCTTATGAAGATCCTTTACTTCACGACGGGCCTGTGCGCATTCTGTCTTTGCCTTTACCATGTGGTGATAGAATTTGTCGGCCAGTCCCAGACCTTCTTCTCTGATTTTTTCTTTGTGCAGTCTTGGAGCTTTCTTGATAACTTCCGGACGCGAGCGGTGCATGTAAATCAGACCGGCAAACGATGGTACTTCGTCGGGAGAAATCATTCCTTCCGGCACAGCATAGTAGAAATAGTTCGGTTTGTTAGATGTATCTTCGTCGGCCATGAAATTAAACTTCTGCAATTTATGCTTCTGGTCGTTATGGAAGTCGGCACGCGAAATCTTGATTTCTATCTCGTACCAGTAACCGGAGTTCGTGAGGATCAACACATCGCTCTCCCACCCGAACACGTACATGTTGCGCAGAAAGAACTTTGGTGAGCTCATGAAGCTGCGAAGCCCGTCCTGTATGCTTGTTTCCGTATATTCAAATCTTTCCAGCTTTCCCATATTACCCACCTATTTCACCTTTCAAGCGCTTAATGGCAAGGTTTCTTGCCTTAATGGTTTCTTCCTGCTCTCGGACTTTTGTTTTGAGCGATGAAACCCGGCGTTGCAATTTCTCCACCGTGGGCGTGTTATTCCGCTCATAGTTTAGCTCTGCCTGAAGCTTTTCCACCTTCTTCTCCAGTTCCGCCGTGCGTGCCTGTTCGCGCCGGTAGTCCCGGCAGAGGTACTTAAAAAGTATCTCTACCGGAATGTCCAGTGCCTTATTCCACTTTTCCATCGTCTTCCTTCTTTTTGATGTACCAGTCGAACTCTTCCAGCGGCTTGTCTACCACAGAAATGTAGTCTCCATCACGTTTCAGAACGCCTTTGTTGATAAGTTGCCGAATAAGCTTCAGACCGCTTCCGTAACCGTAATGAATATTCAGCACGTTTATCGGGTCAGTATTGATACATTTTTTTCCGCCCTTTTCTGTGATTCCTAAGTTGTGGCATACACGAGCGGCCGCAGACAATTTCTCATAGTCGTATTCCTCGAACTCAGGCTGTACTTCAGCTTCGGCCTGATACGGATATACGTCCATGATGGCGGTCTCTGCGATGGATGCAATGACATAATCGGCCATCGTACCTTTCATTCCTTCGTCCAGCTTCTTCACCGCATCTCGAAGGTCGGCAGCCTGTACCAGAATGTTGGTGGCTGTCTTCTTTTCTGCACCGCTTTTCTCGTCGATGGTGATAAAGTACAGCTTGCATTTGTACCACTTGTCGGCAGCTTCCTCGTCGGACGGGAATATCTCGCTGTAGTTGGCCCGCTTGATGTCGATCACTGTGAACTCTCCTGTAATAAACGGCGTGACTTCTTCAATGAGACGTGCTTCGGCTTCGGTGAAACTCAGGGCATCTACCAGATAGGGCTCTGTCACTTTCTTGTTCATCCCGTTTTCCGCTACCTTTTCGTAGCGGATTTTTCCTTCAAACCATGTGTGCATCATAATTTGTCCTCCATTATTTTTTCGCGTTGTGCAATCATGGCATCGGCAAAATCATAGGCCATCTTAGCCAACCATTCCTCGTCGTATGCTATCACTGATTTATATTCCAAACCAAATAATTTTTTAATCTTATTTTTAAAAGTCATGTATTCTGATACATTTTTCTGCATCAATACCTTCATCGCTTCCATAGCGATGTGGTCTCTACTGATATTACTTTCTGCCATAGTTATTTTATTGAATTAGATAATAATTGTCATTATTGCGTAAGTAGCTAAATCGAGAAAAGCATTTTCCACTTTTTCTGATTGTGATTCTGCTTCTTCTTTATCCAGCAAAAAATATATTTCTTTAATCTTTGATTTCAGAATTATTCCAGCTATCGGTGTACCTCGTAGAGCAATCATACGATAAAACTGAACATTAGCCTGATATATTTCTCTTTTACATCTTTCTTCTATCTCTTTTTCTACAATCATCTTTTCATGATGATATTTTTTGTAAAAAAACAGCAGGAAGTATATGGAGTGATTGTAAATTTTAATCATAGAGGCACCAATATCACCATCTTCCTCAAAAGAATTACATTCTTCATAAAGAAACTTCAGGAAGTTTGGCATACCAGGGTGAACTACTTCCTTCGGGAATCTTATTTCATCGGATTCCATCTTTTTTTTAAAAGATATTTCCCATGAATTATCGGAACATTCCCATACTCCACAAAAAGGATTCTGGTAACTTGTATGACCTTGATAAACAAAACCTTTTCCCATATTTTACTTTTGTTTCCTGATCCAAATAATTGTCATCACGCAGTAGTTGGCCAGGTCCAGATAAGTATCTTCCAGCCTTTCGTCCTTCACCTGCCCTTCACCATTATTTTTAATCAGGGAATTTATTCTTCGAATTTTGTCACCGATTCGGATTTTGGCTACCAGGAGTCCGTCTTCGTCCATTGACTTTTCAAAGGCGTTTCCATAGTCGGCGTTCTTTTTTCGGTAAGTGTAAAGCTGTTCTTGACTGATTTCGGCCATAGAAAGCGTAACTTCCGCATAGTGTTGATATGCAGCACGGGCTATGCTTGTAATATGAAGCAAGCCTTCTATCCGGTCTGAATAGGTAATATCATCCTTGAAACATGGCTTGAACAAATTTCCTATTCTGATATGATAAAGATTAGGATCTCCACCTGCCATTTTATCGTAAGGTACCAGCTCGTGCAGCACCTCTTCAAACTTCTCAACCATTTCATCCATAGTTTCTTCTACAGGATTCTCCGGTTGTTTCTCTCCTTCTTCGTTATCATCAGGTATATTTACCGGTTCAGGCAGTTCTTCCAAAAAATCTTCCGGAACGTCGACTATGTTCCGACCCCACTGACCTACCTCATACCAGAATACAGGTTCACCATCTTTACGAATTTGTCTTGTTCCAAGCACTTTGTAGATTGCAACCTGAGCATTTGAGATATGTTTTAAATCAAATTCCCCCATCTGATACGTCAGGGTCTCATTTGCCAATTTAAGCGAGTCGCAGTCTTTCAGCTTTACTACCTGCCCGACACTGAATTTTGATACGTTAATTTTACCTTCCATATATGTTGCTATTTTAGTTCCTGATGGCTGTTCTTTGCTTATGATCTTTCTGAAATCAAGCTGTGGAACTTTAGTTCTATCTCGGATGTTTAAAATATCCTGTTCTTTTTTCTCAATTAATGGCCAGAAACCTCCGAATAGCTCCATCATATTTCCCGCACCCGATTCCATATCAAGGAAATCGCATAGTATACTTTTATTTATTTTAAGCGGATTTATTTGTTTTTTATTCCTTTTTTTCTTCTTTTCCATCTTCTTCTGATTTATCGTTGTTATCGTTATATACTTTCTCCATTTCGCGGAAAAGGCGTTTATAAACCTCCGGGAGTGTGCCTTTCTCTTTTGTCTCACGTAAAGAAGCAAACAGCACGTAACGGGGGTCTGCACCCAGCATCTTACCCACGTCCATTACCAACGGACCGACGGCTTTCTCTGCATTGGGATAGCGTGCAATGTCGCCCATGGCCTCCAGTTCCAGCAATCGGTTGATACCTACACCGGTCATGGACGCAAACTTTTCGCGGGTATAACCGTGCATCTCATACATGGCACGCACGCCCTGACCGAGGTTGAGTTCGTAGCGGCATCCGTCTTTCAGTGCAAGCTGACTCACTTTGACCGTTTTCAGCATACGGAGTGTACGCGCCATTACGTCGGCATCCGCACGCGCTATGTATTCTGCCATAGCCTTCTTTGTGCCAAACACGTTGTACAGATAGCGTAGGGTAAGCATACTCAGTGTGCCGTGATTGCGGTAGACTTCCTGACGAAGCTTTCTGAGAGTAATGGATTCGTTTGTTTCAGGTACTGTGCGGATATGGTCTTCCAGACAGAGGTGACGGAACTTGTCAATCACGCTTTCGCCTTCTGCCTTTGCATCGGGCAGCATTTCCATGACATCGTACACCTCATATTCTTCCGATTCAGGAAGAGGGAGCGAAGCGATTTCATTCAGCAGCATACGCACGTTGTTCTTAGTTCCCATGCGTGCCATCAGTGTGCGGTAGTCCTGAAAGCAGAGCCCGTCTCCGGCCATCTTCATGCGCAGACTGGCGATGACGTATTCTATAAACTCTACCTGTAGCGAAACGATTCCGCTCTCCACCAGTTTCAGCAGGTCGTCTTTCACCAGCTCCATCTGGAACTGTGCAGTCAAGGTGCGCACATCCGTTCCCTCCTTATCGGGTATTTCAATGTTTCCCACCATCTCACGCAGCATATCTTTCACCGCAGCCATCATCTTTTCGTTGTGCTGGCTTTTCTGCCGGTTCACCTTCCCTACTCCGTTGAGCAGTCCGTCCACCTTCCGGCACATGCAGTCGTAGAACTCGATTCCAGTGGTACACATCATGGCCACCATCTCCATGTTCGATACAAGGTCGCTCTGGCGCACGTTGCACTTGTCGAGCGCATTCTTGGTCGCAAAATAAATGAGGTTTATTTTTTCTCCGTAGGTCTTCCAGAAGATGTTCTGAAGCTTCTGTGTCAGTGTGCCGCCCCCCCTAATAAAACTTCCGGACAGCCCGGGGTGGATGGTTTCTGTAAAGGTACGCACCTGCATGGCATCGTGCGCATTGCATCGCTTCATAAGGTCACTAGACAGATTTACCAGTTCGTTGGCCCTGCGCTTCATGTTGTGGCGCGTCAGTCCGCGTTCCTTCAGGCAGGAAACCACTTCGTAGATGTATTTCTGAGTGATATTGGTCATCATGATTTCCACCATGAGCAGGTGGGCGTTCAAAATGTCGGCACTGGCCATTCGCTGCTGTGCAGTGTATCGGTCAAACCGGTTTCGTGTGACGGGAATCATGGATTTCGGACGGCTGATAGAAGCCGCAAGCCCTGTTTCAGAGCTTTTCCCCTTCATGGGTAAAATGGTGGAGGGAGCCTGCAAGAAAGGATTGTTTCCCAGATTCCCTGCCGGGTTTGTAAATTCGTTCATATCGCTAAATGATTAATCTGTTCGTATTAAAAAGGAAGATCATCCTTTTCGTCAGTCATATTAAGCGTTCCCTGCGTAGGCTGCTGTGGGGCCGCTTGTGCCGGCTGAGCGGGTGAAGGAACAGAAGCCGGTGCAGGCTGGCTGCCGAAATCGTCGGGCGAAGTAGGAAGCGGAGCAGACGATGATTCTGCCTTCCGCCCTAGCAGACGAAAATCGCGTGCCCATATTTCGGACACATAGCGTTTTTCTCCGGTTCCTTCTGCCTCGTAGCTTCGTGTGCGGAACTCTCCTTCCACATACACCTGCGAACCTTTGCGGGCAAGCTGGCTGATTATTTCGGCCAGATTGTCCCAGGCCACAATGGGAATCCATTCCGTATATTCCTTTGTCTCTCCATTTTCCTTGTTTTTCACTTTACGGCTGCAGGCGATGGAGAAACTTGCTACCTTATGCCCGCTTTCCAGCACTTTATAATCGGGGTCTTTCCCCAGATTACCGATGAATGTACATTTGTTAATCATATCGTTTCTTTTAATCTTTAAACTCTAATTTCTGTTGCATCACTTCGTCTGCATAAAATTCTTTGAAAGACTTCTTGCTTATCCACCATTTCAGGGCCATATCAGGATCTTGCAAAAGCGGTTTGTCCTTCCATTTGTTTTCGATCAACCATTCAATTGTTTTCCTCCAGTTTTTACCTACGTGCGGGAAATCTTTCATTTCTCGCACATTCTGTTTGTAGTTCGACATGGGACACATGATACATCCTATCCGTTTATACCCCTTGTCATACAACGAGCAATATTGAATGTGCATTCGTTTCAAGTAGTCCCATACATCCTTTTCAGTCCAGTAAAGGATAGGAGAAACCAGAATTTTGTCTTTTCCTCCGACGCATGTCACCATCTTTTCCTGATGTTCACTCCACTGATCAAATGTTCCGGAGAATTTACGGTCTCCCGTTTCAATTTCATTTCTTTTCTTCCGGTTCGTACTCTCCGATTTGCGTATTCCAATCAGGGTAACTTTCCCTGCGCCTGACATTTCCTTAAACTCTTCGCAGCACCATCTCACAAGCCGGGTCGGAAGACATCCTTTCTTCTTTGCCATATCATATATGCTCATTTTTGGTTTTATCAGTTCCACATCGGGATAGTTCTTTTTTGCGAAACGTATAACTTCAGGTGGGTCCACGCTTGTAAGGTTCATGTGAGCCTTGAATTTTACCCCCCCCTGTACGGCAAGGTGATAGAGGACCTGAGAGTCTTTCCCACCAGAAAACGCCAGATAAAATCCGTTCTCAGGGTCCATTCTCAGTGCCATCTCTTCACTTTTGCGAAGAAGGTTAATGGAGTATTCTATTTTTTCATCTAGTGTCATTTCTTTTAAGATTTAGTCCCGCGCGGGGGAGTCGAACCCCTGAAATGTGAATTTGTCAAAACTTTTAAACTAAACATTATGGAAAACGTGCGCCGACGCACTTCACGCGGGAGCCATTTTATTCAACTTGGCTATTTAGAACTAATTACTTTTTCTTCACCAGGATTTCCCTGAAACCATATCTGAATACCCAGAAATTTCGCCACCCTGAACTCGATTCTTGCTCCACGGCTTGACTTCCAGTTCTGCTGCAGGTAGATGTGACCGCAACGGGAAAGCAGCAGAATGTCCCACACCATGTGCATCCAGTACGGGCGCGATGGTTTCAGTCCGAGAATGATAGGATTTACGGGAGTGAAACCCATCGCGGAAATCTCCTGATCTGCATTCTCAAAGTTCTTGTATGCATACAGGTAGGAAAGACCGCCTATTTTACCGGAGTTATAGCATTTTATGTTTTTCTTTGCCATGTATTTCAGGTTTTACAAAGGGCTCCGCACGGATGCGGAACCCTGAATTTACAAATACCTTTTATCACCCAACATGTCATTGTATGACATGGCAAATGTAACAATTTTCAACCGAAATCGCATTAAAATTGTTGCTAAATTTCATAAAACCTCCGATTTTATATGGATTCTTGCTGATGTAACAGATGCAATACGCTGAATAAGTGATAGATAAATGCCATCTTTGTCTTTTATGGTAAAAACGACGCTTCGTTCTACTCCTTTTTTGGCATTCCGGATAGATATTTCGGGCTCTTTACCTGCTTCAATCCACTCCATGAGTGCAGCTGCTGTGTACGACTGTTCGAAGCATAGAACGTAGGTCCGGTTGGCGAGTGTGAGCATAGAGTAAGGTTTACCAGTTCAATAATGAAAAACGTCTGGAATGTTTGGGATGCAGCATTTCCATTTTCCGCAGTCGTTCGTCGTCAATCACCACATTCGGCACATCGCACGAGTCGCAGGATGGTTTCATCACACGCACAATACCGAGCGCGACGGCCATCACCAGCAGGCGCTCGGCTGAATCGAGCGTGGCCCCTTCGTATCGGCTTCCGTTACCGCGTGCCAGAATCCATGGAGCGCCTTCCGGACGATTGCTGTAACGCATCACGCGAGGAAGTCCCTTCACAGCCGAAAGCACAAACATATATTTTTCTTCCAGCCGGCTACGGCAAAAGGTATGCGCACCTTCCGTAAGTCCCGGAACGGTTACGGTTTCTCCGCAACGCTCGTTTGTGCGGTAGGTGGCATACTGGTATATGTGGTTTATTGTGTCGGTGGTGACGTTCATGGCTTAAATAAATCTCCTTGTATTAGTTTACCGTTTGCGGTATTAATCTCATTCATGCACTCCTCACGGAATCTATTTTCTTGCGCATCGAAATAATCTTTGTCTATTTCTGTGGCATAGAAATCAAATCCCATTTTGTAAGCAGCTATTCTGCTACTTCCGCTTCCAAGGTGAGTGTCCAGAATCTTATCACCTGGCTTAGCAAAAGTACGTAAAAGATAAGCATACAGGTCGATTGGCTTTTGCGTGGGATGAAATTTACCCTTGTCTGCTTTACCTCCCTTATTTGATATGCTTATATGCTTTGCTGGTTTATTAAACGATGTCCATGCAAATTCGCATTGAGAGAAGTTTTCCCAAACTTGTTTTTTGTCCCAACATACAAAACATCTTGTTGGAGGAAGAGGAAAGTAATTACCTCCCCAAATAATCTGATTCTGGCTTACGCGAAACAATTCATCAAAGTATTCCTTTGTAGGACGGATGTCCCATCGCTGGATATTTCCCCTGTTTAGACACCTGTTTTTAAGTTTACCTCTTCCATGGGTACTTTTTTTGTCTAATCCGTATGGAGGGTCCACGATGGCCAGTTCAAAAAACTTGTCGGGTATGGAGCGCATGTATTCCATGCAGTCCATGTTATATGTTTCGCTTATTGGCATACCACTATCTTACTACAAGATTATTCTTTTCAACCAGATGCACACAGTTTATTTGAGCCAGGCAGTCGGCCAGCGGAGTGTGTCTGTCCGCCACCTTCGGAGGAAGAAGACCTGCATTATCCAGAGCATCCATATACGGACGCACATCGCGCACTTTCCGGAAGTTCCACGGAAGCACTTCTTCGTCGCATCTGTACACGTTCAAGTTATACCATGAATACATGGAACGAAGCATAGCCACGTCGAAATCCAGCTGAAGACACCATAACGTGAAGTCGTTCCCTTCGTCCGTAGCAGCTATAAACTGCATGAAATCCTCCAGGAAATCCTCCAGTGGTGTTTCTGCTCCTTCCACAAATTCGCGTCGTGCTTCGTCCGACTGCATCATCCACCATTTAAGTGTGGATGCTTCTACCTTAAAACTGTATCGGATAGAATCGGTAAGGTCTATTTTCCAAACCTTCTGTCGTCCGGTTTCACCCGTTTGCGGGTCAAACTCTACGGCAGCCACCGAACGGACCACGCTTCCAGGTGTCCTTCCCAGCGTTTCCGTATCTATCATTACATGCTTGAATTTCTTCTCTCCCATAATCTTTCATTTATGTTGAATCAGTCCGTCTTTACCCACACGGCGTTTCTGGTCTTCCGTAGCTTTTTCTTTCGGAAATCTTCCGTGCCATTTTCCTGGAATATATCTTGCGTGATTTCCGGTTTCGTCAAACTCTATTTTACAGCATTCCGAACAAAGCGGTTTCCATTTGTACGGCAGAAGACTTTCGTCCCATTCTGCATCTGGCGCAAGTCTTGTCACAATGCTCCAGTATTCCGAAGTGGCGGTGTTGTCCACGCACCCGCATTTTGCACAAATAAAACATCCCATGTCAATCCTCCATCATTTGTTTTATCATTTTCAATAGTTCTTTAAATGCAGAAACAGTTATTCCTATTGCAAAAAGAATACTCCATCCAAAAGCTACACTTAACATAGCAACCAGAAAAATATTAAACGGATTCATTATTTCTTTTGTATATAGGTTTTTCACGAAGCACATCCAGCGCCATGTCGGCCTTTCGCACCATGGCCAGCGTTTCCGACGCATAGAGGTCGCCGGCAGCCATGCGTGCCAGAAGTATCTCGCGGTATTCCGCACGCGAAACTACTTCACCAATTACCGGAGGCTTGCGGAAAAGATTCACCTGGTAGCTCATACTTTCTTCCGTTTTGATTCAAACTCCTGCTGGAGGATGGTTTCGTATTCCTCGCCCAGCGGATAGCGGCTGCACAGGTACGCCTTTCCGTTGTAGATAAACCACTGAGGAGTGTGCTGGCGGTTTATGGGAATGCCAAACGCTACCCGGAAATCGTCGGAGGTCACGTCAGGCAGGTCCATGATTTTACGTGCTATCTCCTGCCCTTTCTCGTTCTGCATATTCGGGATATATTCTCCCTTACCGATAAACTGGTAGGCAAAAAGGTTGGGAACTCTATGGAACTTCAGGCTTCCGATTCCTACTCCCGGGAACAGTCGTCCCGGACGGTCCGTCCGCGATTCAGCACCCAGACTGGCAGCCAGTTCGTTGGCCGCTTCCACCGCTCTATTCCCTTTCTCAATCAGTTCCTGAATGCAGCGTCCGCGATGCGTGTTCGATAGCGACACCTTGTAGTAATATCTTTTTTCTTCCATGCCGTTTTCAGATAAATTGTTTTACAAGACAAATGATTCCATACAGGCAGAATCCTACTACCATTACCAGGCCAATCAGGATAAGGCATCCCTGCATGGCCATCTTCTTAAATTCATTCATAATCCACTCCTTTCTCCAGCGTCATGCCGGGAATGTAATACATTCCGCAGGTGTTCAGTTTTTCGAGTGCCGTCTGTATGCTCTTCTGTGAATTGTTCACGTAGTTCACCAGATATGCTTTCTTCCCGTTGTACATAGCAGGAATGAATACCGGCATTACCTGGTTCCACGGCAGCACACCTCGCGGCACATTACGCATCAGGCAGTCGTCTGTGGGAATTTCCTCGGCATCCTTTGGCAGATGTTCAAGAAAAATGTGTGAGTCGCCTTCCTCGGCGAGCGTAGTAATAAGGGGATTTTGCAGTTTAGAAAACAGAGCTTTGTTAAGCTCTCTGCGTCGTTGGTTAGTATAGATCATTTGCCCTGCTTTAATGGTTAATTCATTGTTTTTCTTTCGCATGGCAAATGTAACAATTTTAAACAAGAATCGCATTAAAATTGTACCTAAAATTCAAAAAACCACCGATTCACACCTGAACCGGTGCTGAATATCAAGTGAGCTACTCACGCCTAAAGGCATGAGCTTCGGAGATACCAATACCTCCTCTCTTTTCCTGCTTCTTCCTATCATTGCTTTTTAGGACACGAGGTCGGTCATCCACAAGAGGACAGTCCACAGGCTTGACTTTCCCACGCTCCGTGGGTAGGGCTTTCAAGCCAAATTCCTTGATGTTGCAAGCGGCATTGAAGTCCCGGTCGTGATGTGTACCACATTCCGGGCATGTCCAACTGCGCTCGCTAAGATTCAATTCTTTGTACACATAGCCGCATTTGCCGCAGGTCTTCGAACTTGGGGCAAAGCGGTCTATCTTAATGAGGTTCACGCCATACCAACTGCACTTGTATTCAAGCAAAGTTAGGAACATACCGAAAGAAGCATCTCCTACGGCTTGTGCCAAATGGTGGTTACGCTGCATACCTTTCACGTTCAAATCTTCCATGCAGATAGTGCGCACTTGGCTGTCGTGCGTGAGTGCATGGGTGATTTTGTGAAGGCTGTCCTTACGGCTGTTAGCTATGTGTTCCTGTAGCCGGGCTACACGGATGCGTGCCTTGTTGCGGTTGGCAGAACCTTTCTGTTTGCGGCTCAACCGCTTTTGTAGCAACTTCAAGCGGTCTAAGCTTCTCTGCAAGTTCTTAGGATTGTCAAACGTGCGTCCGTCAGAACATACGGCAAGCGACTTGATACCTAAATCAATACCTAAAGCCGTATCTCCCTGTATCGCTGAAGCCGGAAGTTCCTGGATGGTCGTATCAACCAACACGGAAGCAAAGTATCTACCCGAAGGTGTCATGCTGACGGTAACGGTCTTCACGGTACCTTTGAACCTGCGGTGCAGCACGGCAGGAATGTCTTTCGCCTTGGGGATTGTGATTGTTCCTTTCACAAAGTCCACGTTGCAATGCTGCGGACACTGGAAACTCTGCTTGCTTTTCCGGCTCTTGAATTTCGGAAAACCGACCGCATGAGTGTCACGGAAGAAGTTTTTGTAGGCGGTATCAAGGTTGCGGATGGAATTCAGGAGGGCTTGTGAATTTACCTCTGTCAGCCATTGGTTTTCCTTCTTCAGTTCGTTCACCATCCGGTCTTGAACTTCCTTGTAAGCTACAGACTTCTTATCCTGCTTGTAGGCTTCAATCTTCAGGTTGAGTGCCCAGTTATAGACAAAGCGGCAGCAGCCGAAGGTCTTGGCAAATAAGACCTTCTGTTCTTCTGTCGGATAGATTCTATATTTGTAGGCTCTCAGCATAGATAATTATTGGCTAGATATATTGCAAATATATAACTTTATACTTATATTTGCAAATATGTAATACGTTATTTATTATGACATTAGCAAAAAGATATACATCAAATTCCCATTGCGTTTTCAATTTGGGTTATCACATTGTATTTTGTCCGAAGTATAGGCGAAAAGTACTGGTAAACGGAGTGGATGAACGATTGAAAATTCTGTTGCAGCAGAAAGCAGACGAACTTGGAATCACCCTGGAAAACATGGAAGTCATGCCCGATCATGTCCATCTCTTTATCCGAAGCAAGCCTATATATGCCATCCATTTTGTAATCAATCAGTTGAAGGGTTATTCTTCTGTTTGCTTACGAAAGGAGTTTCCATGGCTACGTAGCCGATTACCATCACTTTGGACCCGTTCCTATTTTGTAGAGTCCGTTGGTCATATATCCGAGGAAACGGTAAGAAAATATATAGAAAACCAAAAGAATGTCTGAACAAAAGCGCTATCATCCCCTGCCTAAAGACAGGGGAATTCCCGCTTAATTCTTAATTGAAGTGTATGTTTTTTACCGTCTGTTTTCCTCTTCAATGTTGGAAATCATTTCTTCATACACTTGCGGAGTTGTTGCTGGGTCCTCTGTGTCTGTCGTACCTATTTGCCGTATCACCACTTCACATCCCAGGAAGTGAGCCATGCGCAGGAAGTTCACTATGTGTGTGTCTTTTCCCCGAGAAATGTCGCGGATAGCTTCGTAGGAAACGCCCGTATCTTTGTCGGCCGTCATGAAATTTACTCCGCAAATCTTAGCACGGTTGAAAAGAAACAATCCGATTTCGCGTGCTGATTTCATTGCGCTGTCCGGATAACGCGGAGGATTTTTCGGCAGATTCAGTGCACGATGAATGTTGTAACGGCGGTATCTTACCACCAGATAGCCTGCGAAAAGCAGGACGCAGATAACTGAGAAAATTGTTGTTCCGTCCATAATTTTACTCTATTTCGTTTAAACTTTCAATTGATTCTTCAATGCTTGAGAGGGCTTCTTCCATGTATTCTATGTACTCTTGCATCCGCTCTCCTTTTTCGGATTCCTGGAAAGACTCAGGTAGATTGTCAAAGGCTTCCTGTTCTTCGTCTTTGAGTTCTTCAAGTTCCTCATATACTTTTCTTAACGACTCTCTTACGTCTTCGATTTCTTTTCTTCTTTTCTTATTCATACGTTTATAATTTAAAAATGAAGAAGGCCGGCGGGGTATTACTCTCCGTCGGCCTTTGCTCTAACTTAAAACTTCGCTTCGCAGCGGCAGGAAATTATGATTATTATCATTTCAGAAAACATAATCCGCAACGGTATTCTTTCTTATCTTCCGGAACTTCATATTCAAGCAGGTATTCCGCAAAGAAATCTTTCGCTTCCTGTTCAGTTCCGTTTACATCTTCACAAGCGCTGTCGTCAAAAATTATTTTCCCATCACATACAAGACGGTAGTATCCGCTTATGGACTGTTCGCATTCAAAATTCTTTCCTGTTGCTTTTACTACATCCTCAAAACTAGCTTTCATGACTCTAAACAGTTTTTCCCGTGTGCCTCACGATTTGATTAAACATTTGTAGTCCGAAAGAGTATCACCTCCGCCGGACTTGTTCTAACTTAAAACTAACTTGTGGAATTATTTTGTAAACTGTTTATATGTATTTCCCATAATTCTAAAAGTTTGACGTTGTAAATATAGTTATTTTTCACAAGTAGCCGAAGGAAAATCACTTTTCCTACGGCTGATTTACTAACTTAAAAACTAACGCTTCACAGCGTGACCGATGGAATTATAGTATCCAATCAATTTTTTCTAATTCTTCTTTCTCTTTTGGAGTTAATGAACACAGAAAATCACAATTACTATAGTATTCACCATTTTCTTCCGGATCTGAAAATGCACTTTCAGAAGCACTAACTATTTTCTGTATGGCATAATATAATTCTAAACTTATACCAGTTATGCTTACCGTCCCGTTCTTATTAAATCTTGTTCTGCTCATAATTCTTTTTATTTTATAGTTACACATCTGTTCCGGACCAGGATGCAAACCTGAATCCGGAAGTAGGTTAGATGCGCATCATGTCAAGACATTGTTTTTCGGTGATACGACCTTTTGCAAAGCAGTAATGAAGTGCTGTATAAGATATTCGATATAGTTTACGATCATGTTTTATGCAAAACTCTTTTCCGTTTAGCATATCAATAAACTGCATGTAATCTGTCATTGTATTGAATAGCTTTTTCAGACAATTCTCTATAGTCATGGACTTTACAATAAGTTTACCTGATGGATTTATTCTATCTGGAACTCCATTTATTACTATTTCTGTCCCATGTGACTTGAAATCCAGCAAGCAGTCTTGAATGTCATATATCTCGTTTCCATTCCCATGATAATAGAAAGCGAACTGATTAAATTTGCTTTGCAGACCCTTTTCTATAATATAATTTGCTATTCTTACAGCTTCACCTTTAAGTATTGTTTCACCATTAGCTACTTTCTCGATTAAATTCTTTTCTACTTTCATAATTCCAAAATTTTAGTTAGACAATGGTTCCCGTACCAATCTTTTAAATCGGTACGAAATTTACTTAGCGGACTCTTTTTATTTCTTGATTATATTTGCTCTGTAGAAAATACAAGTCTTCTTTGTAAAGGGTATTCAGATATTCCAGTATTTTACTTTTACTCCTTACTTTTTTTAGCTTTGAAATACTACCCATTCCGCTACTGTCAGTCCTTACATCGCCATTTTTAAATATTAAAAGAATACATCCTGTATATCCTTCCCAGTCTGTTATGATTTCTCCTACCTGGAATTTACCATACTCTTTTACTTCACCTTTATTCGCATAATGACGAAAATAGTGATGCTCAATGTTTATTACCATAATTCAAATGTTTTAAAAGTTAGACAATTGATCCCGATGTGCCGACAATAGCACACCGGAATTAATCAGCTTACTCCTGCCATACTGAGAAATTCTTTCTCTGTAAGAATAAACAGATCCAACTTATAAGCTTTTTCTAATTTACCGGTATCACGAGTGTATGCGTCATCGCCAACAATCACAAAGTTGACTGCGTTTGATACGTTTTTCTTAAACACACCACCAAGGCTCTCTATCATTTTGATGTAATATTTACGACCTTTGGACAAAGTTCCTGTAATAGAGAATGATTTTCCTGCTAATGTTTCCATAATTCATTTATTTTAAAAGTTAGACATTGCAGCCGGACTAAGTTTACAGACTTAGACCGGTTTCAATTACTTTTATTTGCAAGCTTTCATCTTTCTAAACTTACCTTCATAATCAGCATTTACATGTCCTGATTGATAAAGGGTTATATTCCTACTTCTTCGATACATTTTATATTCTCCCCACCAATATGCGTTATATTTCTTACGCATATACTTGAGAAGATTTATAACTTCGTCTGGCTTTTCCATTGAATATTCAAACCATTCTGAAATGCCACCTTTCCCATCATTATTAAATACAACTACTAATAGACCTGATTTTTGATTTCTCATAATTCTTTATTTTAAGTTAGGCAATGTAACCGGATGGAGTATCACTTTCCATCCGGATATTCTGTTAATTTAAGAAATCTCTTTTTTTGTCTTACTGGTTAATTTACCAATAGGATGACAAAAGTCTGCCGATAATACAGATAAAACTCCCATATATTCTTTTTTTACTTTTTCTTTTGATAATAACTTACATACTTTTATTCTGTTTCTAATTGTTTCCAGAAAATAATCTGCTTCTGTTAAAGGAATATATATTTTATAATCATGATTACGCAGCCATTCAAAATACTTATATTCATCCTTGTAATTCCCTGACTTATCACACCATATTCTTTTTTTAGCTATTATTTCTGATATATGAATTTCTTTTAATTGATTTTTACCCATAATTCCATTATTTTTAGTTAGACAATGTAGACAGATAGAGTATTAATCTCCATCCGTCTATGAATCAAAAGTTATCAGAAATTTTCTTTTCTACTTTTTTCTTGAATTTTTCTATCATTTCTTCAATCTCATACCGTAGCTCTTCATTTTCCAGATAGGAACAATATGTTCTGCTGTTATCAATAGACTGTAAAATGTTTGTTACAGCATATTGATTTTTCTCTGATAAACTAAGTTTCTTTATATTCATAATTCCAATAATTTTAGTTAGACAATAGCACCGGAGGGAGCCTCACTCTCCCATCCGGCATGTGATTAGTCTTTGTTTTCCCGAGCAAAATCTTCAATGCGTTTTATCTCTTCAGGAGTAAGTAGGTGCTTATACTCTTCTTCGTATTTTACTTCATGTCTAAAGATTCGAGCATATTCTCTGTAGTCTCCATGCTCTTCCATTAATGAATCACAGCATATCCAGCAACCTCCCGGGAATACAAAGCATAGTTTTTTAGCTTCAGGGTTTTTATTTATGACTACCAGATCATTATACATTGGGCTTTCAATTTCAAAATCCCAATATCCAAGAAAATCACCAAACCAATTTACCTTAATGTTTGTAGTGATTAAATTGTCCTTTATTGAAGTAACCATAAATTTTTTGCGGTCTTTTCTGATATAGCTTTCACCTACTTTAAAGAAGCAATCTTGTGTCATAATTCCAATATTTAAAAGTTAGACAATAGCAGCCGGAGGAGTATCACTCTCCGTCCGGCATTCGGTTAACTCATGGGAATGTAAACGTCTTTTGCATTTGGATTCGGGCGATAGATAGTGAGTGTTTCCCCGTCGTTATGAGCGAAACATCTTACCTTGCTGCCGTTGCTCCTGTCTTCCAACGGCTTGCATCCTTCAGGTAGTTCTTCAAGCTTCCAGAAATATTTGCTCCTCAGAAACTGATTTGTGTAATACTGACCGGAATCGTCTTTCCTGTAAGTCAGTCCCACATAACCTGCCCATTCTTTAAAGGCCTTGATAGTATAGAACTCTTTAAATATGTACATGAAATCCTGCATGATTACTACCTTTGAACGTCGTTCTCTCATGTAGTGAGGACTGTTGAAGTATATTTCATGCATAGGTATTATCTTCATGTCTTTTTGGCGGAACTTTTTCACTTTTATAGTGAAGTAAATACCTTGTTGGGCTCCTGCTCCATAACAACCCCAGGTCCAGAATACGCGGTCTTCATATCCAACAAACTCAAAGTTTGAAGAATGAATATGAGTAAATGCGCCACCTGAAGTTGAGAATGATTTACCGTTTGTCCATGAGCTTCCGCTTTCACATACATACATCAATCCGAATTTATCTACACTCTCAACCAGCGCATGATTGTAAAAGCTATTGTAATTTACAAACTCTATCATATCTCCTTTCTGCGGCTGCATAAGTGATTTGTCATAGTGGGTAAAAAACTCTTTTTCCACATCATTTGCTATCTGATAGTTGCTGTTCCATTCTTTTTCGGTAGTGTAATATCCGTTACCATTCCAACACATGTTTGACTTTTTAAAATCTTCTAATGTCATCATAATTCCAATAGTTTAAGTTAGACAATAAGTAAGGCAGTCGGAATCACTTCCGGCTGCCCTCTACATTACAGATAGAAAGCTTCTCTCAGCTCTGGTTCGCGTTTCTTTGAGAAAACCCAACCGGCACCGCATTTCAGTTTACCGTTGAATCGTCCGCCAAGCTCCTTGAGCTTCGCTACATAGTCGCGGGTGTTACCGATGATAGCCACAGCCTTTTCGCTATAATCTACAATCTGCAAATCAGATTTATTTTCTACGGCTTTTGCTGTAGAACTTACAGGTTTTTCCTCCGGTTTCTGATAAAGGTCTATATCACTCAGATAACCTCGTAAACAACTTGAAGCAGAAGTGTACTGGTTAGATTCCACAAACTCTGAATAAGACTTTGGGAGAAACTGATTTGTTTCAGTTATTCCGATAGCCTCTGGATGTTTCGCATAGAATTTTTCTTTTGTCTCATTCCAGATTTTATCAGAATAGCTGCGTTCCAAATCCGGCATATAACCGATTCCACCATATAAGGAAGTAAACTCGCTTTTGATGTGTTCTTCAATGTCTTCGTATCCGTTAAATGTCGTATCTACAAACTTAGAACAGATTTTAGCAACCATCTTTTCGGTCGGACCGTCCGTCCATCTTATGTTGTAGCTTTTTGAACCATTCTTTTTGGAATAGAATTTTACACCTGGGAAAGCACGCTTCAGAAGCACAAGCATGTTTTGTTTGGCCGTCTTGTCGTCATAGCTATTACACTCAGTCAGTATCGAGCCATACTCTTTTCGGAGCTGATCGGTACGATTTTGGCTGGCTATACGTTTGTTTTTCTCCAGACGCTCGTTCCATGCCTGCTGTACTTCGCACTGGTGAACCAGTTTGGCTATTTCCTGCTCGGGCATACGGTAGTCGGGCTCTTTGTCGTCCCAATAGTAACCAATACCGAACTTCTTTGATAACGGCTGGTCGTCCTGCCCTACTCTCCAGTATGCGAAACGGTGCGGTCTACCGATTTCTGCCATTTTCTGCCGTCCGTGAATGTCTGGTGCAGAAGTCACGATAAACTTACCGCTTTCGCTTCCTCCATAACCTAAGAACCCATAAACGCGCTGGCCTACTTCGAGAACCTTTTTACCGATTTCTACCATCTGAAAACCATTTGACCAATCCATTCTGTACATTTTTCCTGATTCCATAATTCTATAAATTTTAAGTTAGACAATAGGCCCCGGCAGATTCTCAAAAACCTGCCGGAATGTTTAAGCTACACAGAAGTAGAAATCACCCTGATGGCGGTATCCGCTGGTAAGCAATGTCCTGGAGTATGCTTCGTAGTCGAAATACTGACCAAACTCAGTTTGAAGTTCTTCAGGCCATTTCATTTCCGCCATATAGGTGGCAAACGCTTCTTCAGAATCAAATTGCCCTGCGTATTTATCTCTGAACTTTTCTACGAGCTCTTCACCGTCTTTGATATAGGAATAATCCACAAAGTACATATCAAGAAACGTAAAGAATGCTTCTGTCTCTGTGTCATCCATATCTTTTGCACACTGAATGATACCAAATATTCGCGGGTCGATATAGCTTTCGTTTATCATACCATCCGGTATGTTTGAGTAGTCCTGATACATAAATTCCGGTTCGTCTTCGTCACTGTGTAAATCTTTACAGGAATCCAGAAATTCTTCCTTAGATTGATAGTCTGCCAGATTCATCCATTGTCCGAACAATGAACCGCTGTTATATTCCTTGTATGTTCCTACATAAACACGTGCTTTCAACAATTTTGATTTTTCCATAATTCCTTTGTTTTTAGTTAGACATGGCAGCCGATACAGTTATAACACCGTATCGGCTAATACTATGCAGCTTTGTAGCCATCCTCTGTCTCAATTATCACACCCTGACTGATTGCATAGCTTACAGCCTGCGATGTAACAATGTTGAAAACATCTGATTCTCTTTTGATGTCATCCATGTACATGTCATTCCAATCTACCTGAACGTCATCATCTTTCACCCATACGTCAATCCATTCGCCCCACCAACCGTCAGGAAGCTGTACATACACCGCGCAACTGCCCGGACCGTCTATCTCAATTTTTGTGGCTACGGTTTCATGCTTGCATATTCTTCTTACTATTTTCTTATGATCGGGACGATGATTCATTTGTGAATACATAGCTTTTGTAAGTCTTTCCCAATCCTGAGCTGTCAATGATTTTGTCATAATTCCTTGGTTTTAGTTAGACATAAAAGAAGCCGGAAGCAATGATAAATCGCTTTCGGCTTGCATCTGATTTATAGGTCTTTATTCACCTCAATCTCTTCAATAATATAATTGTCATCGGCATTTTCACGACATTGGGTTTGGTTATAGTTTTTCTAAACTCCATATATCATCATCAGTAAGCTTTGTCTTACCCTTTATTCTTTTCATCGCTTTTTTACGTGTAGAATAAATTCCTAATAAATCACGGCTTGCATGACTTAGCCATGCATCAGCCTGAAAAACTGCAAATACTATCATAATTCAATCAATTTTAAGTTAGTAATAAGAAAGCCCATGCAGTTACATACCGCACAGGCTTTTTGTTACGATGCTATACGCAAAGGATAGATAGTATATACATACCCCTGTCCTCCTCGATAGGCTATGGAATTGTGTGTGTCAAAATATTGCCATGACTGCATATCCTCCCAATATTCTTTGTTCAGGCGCTTCTCATAGAATGCAATCAGTATTTTATCTATACACTCTTTGTATTCTTCAAACCAATACCAGATAGTATCGTTATAATGAAAAAAATATCCTGTTTTGCCGTTTACACGTATCATGTCAGGATCTCCTTCAAACATAGCCAACTCATCAAAATCTTCTTCAGATTCATCCGTCCAGCCCTCTTTTACACATAAATCGTAAAATTCACCAGGGTTTTCAAGAATGTTTATAGCTCTCATAATTCAAAAGTTTATAGTTAGACAATAGAGGCCGTACCATAGTCAAATATGGTACAGCCTTACATCATACAGCTATTGAAGATACGCTATGACATACCTTGCCGTCTTCAAAGAATGTGTACTGATTGCAGTCGCATTCGTCCTGAGCCTGTTCGTCTGTTATCTCATAGAAATAACTGTAGCCCCATTCCTCATACTTTCCGCAAACATCCAGATACCAGGAAGCTATATTTTCCCTTACTTTTTCAACTATAGCGTTTTCCTTGTCGGTATAGGCTTCTTCTTCCAACTCTACATCATTACTGCTTGCATAGCAATAGCGGTGTCCACGTGTGAATACCACTTTGTTTATAAGTTTTTCGGCTATACCACGTTGGAATCCTCTAAGGCCGTCCATAGCTATCTTTTTAAGCTCATTGTTCTTTATAAAGTCTGAGAAATAAACCTCTCCATAAAGAGAGAATCCGTCACCCTGACAATAATTCAGTCTATATTGCGGAGTCAGCTCGAAGCCATACTGACATCTGAAGTCTTCTTTTACGCCAGACGAGAATATATACGGCTCACGTCCTTCCAACAGGAAGTTTTTAGCTTCTTCTTTTGCCTGTTCGCTTAATTCGCTATACTCATACACATTTTTCTCGATAGTAATTGTCTTCATAATTCCTATAGTTTTAAGTTAGTAATCGTGTCTGGAAGTACCGTAAAGCACCTCCAGCATGTAATTAATACCCCATAGCGTCGTAGTACGATTTATTTTTTACGTACTCTTTTGCTATTTCGTAGTCACTGCAATCTTCGCCGAGCTTTGCGCTAATACTTTCGTATGCGCTTTTGGGCATAACATAGATAACCTGTTCGCTCCAGTCGGAACGACCGGCGAAATACAAAGCCACGAATAAAAACACGCAGCACAGAATGACTTTCATTTTCTTTTTGATAACTCAAACTATTTAAGAAGTTTGCAGGCCGTACACCGGTAAAGGTGAACGGCCTGATAGGTCATAGTCTGATAGCATTCTGGCAAGCCATATCTGTAGATAGAATATGTAAAGCTTCTATATCCGAAATTTGCTTGTATTTTGCTCCCCGGTCTGAATATTCCATACATACCTTTTTTGCATGATTCAGCATGTTTGTTACGCATAGATTCCCTATTTTACCTTTGAATGTAGTATAGGTTATCAAATAAAATTTTTCCATAATCCAAATTTTACATAGTTATACATACAAGAAGTGCCATGCACCCAAAGGCGCATAGCACTACATAGGTAGGGGTTTTCCGTACCACCCCCGAAGCTGGTTATCGGTACGTTGACGCATACCAGCCTATATGCACCATGATACACTATTTGCATAGGTTCACGGATACACTTTTCGCATAGACTACCTTTGCAGGCGCACCGCCATACAGACACACGTGTCCGCATGGTACGTTGATTCCATAGGCCCGGATAACTCCCAGCCCGTTCCATACATACGCTAAAACAGTATGGATCTTTTCCGGTTAACTACTCCGGCATACACCCAAGATTGAACAGGGCATAGCACACCCGTACATGAATCCATACGGACACGGTGCACCCTGACTGATCGTTCAACACGTTGCAGGACACACCACACCCATACGGGTACAGTTATGCCATAGAATTATGAATTATGATTTTCGCGGCCCTGGATACCTTCAGACTCTTGGCCTGGATGACTATAGGCGCATGGACACACCTATCCGCACAACACATAGTAAACCCGTGTTGTGTTTCAAGACGGCCCACAGTGCAGCCTTATGCAGCTGGAGTGTATAGTCCCAAATACTACATATAGATACCCTTTTCGCCGGCCGTATGATATAGAATATATTTTTGTGGGTGTCCGGGAATCGGACCCGGACGAATACCATACACCCTAGAGATTAAGCCGCGTCTACAATACGTTCTGCAATTTGTAGCAACATATCTTCAGAAGCGTCTAAAAATTCTACTTTTAAAGCTTGCAATGTAGCGTTTATCTTAGATTCACGTTTTTCTGCTTTTTTAGTTTCTATCTTTGCTGCTTTCTCCTTTGCTGCTTTTTCCCGTTTTTCCTTTTCCTGATTTATTTGTAGCAAACTTTCTAAGCTTGCAAAAAAATCGTCTTCATCGAATCTTATTGGAACGTATTCGAAATATTTTTTCCCTATCTGGACTACTTTTAATTCGTTCCCGTCCAATGTTTCAATATCTGATAATCTTTTTAATTTACAGAAAACAGGCAAACCGTCTCCAAGCTCGAAGCTCAACAACATAGAAAGATCAACTTTCTTTATACCGTAAAAATCTAAGTATCTTTTGATTTTTTCCTGATCACGGTTTTTGTTTATTGTATTCATAACGCCAAACGGTGATCTATTAAGCTTTTTAGTTTCTTTTTTAGCTTCGCGTCTCAATACTGATTTAGATACATTTGTTTTCATAAGTCCATAATTTTAAGTTAGTATATAGTAACGGGTATCGACTATGCACGACCCGGGAGAACATAGTTCACCCGTTAGGCTACCTTTCGGCTCCTTTCCCGCTATCAATATATTACTATCTCATACGGATTTTTTGTTACAGACTAACCGCGCCGCGTGTACTTTGTTCCGTTTGCTTTCGTGTGTAGCTGTCAAACTATGACAGCCGGGAAAGTATCAAACTATGATAGTGAACAGGATCACCAGCCGGAACGCAGCTTACGTTTATACGGTTTTTTTTCAAAGAACATTTTTTCTTTCTGGATAATTTCAGGAGCGGAAAGAAAAACGTATCTTTGTTTTGCAACAAACAGAAGAAAGTTTTATCTTTCTTTTTCCCGGGCGGGTATTCCTGTAATACCCGCTTTTTTTATACCTGGAAAGAACGTTGTATCAGTTTTGGCAAGCCTGATTTACTTGTGTAACCTTTTGTTTTTCGATTACACTACGAAGGTACTCAAATTTCTCTATTGCGCAATAGGTATACACATTTTTCTCTATTATTTTAACCGTTATTTAATATTCAGTCCAAAATGAAAGGTTTATTCACATTTTCGCGCGCTTTCTGGTGGCGTTCCTACATGGTGAGGAACGCCACCAGCGGACACCAGCGGACACCAGCGGACACCAGCGGACACCAGCGGACACCA